GTATCGGGCCTGTGGCGGCCGGAAGACTCGCCGAGGACTTCCGGGCCCACCGAGAGGAATACGTCGCCACCCAGGCGGCTAGGCCAGCGTCTGAGTGGCGAGCCGCGTGCGTGTCCTACTACGACGACTACACCCGACTCTGTGAGATCGCCACCGACGGTGGACTGATCGACTTCTGCTGACCCTGGGCCGACCGAGGGATCCGTGCGTTACTGAGCCAGTCAGCACGACCGCGTTCCTGGAATCGCGTCACTCTCCTGAAGGAGTATCACCATGTCGTCCCTATCCGATCGTTCGATCTATCTGAGCCGTGCCGCTGCGGGGTTGGATACCGAACCCATCGACGTGATCACCACCGCTACCTACCACTCCATGGAGGTGCTCAACCAGTTTCTGTACACCGGCCTGGTCGAGGCCAAGGGGTGCGTGAGTCGTATCGCCAACCCGGATCAGGACCCGGGTTGGGACTGCCTGATCGTCATTGACACCAAGGCCGTGGCGTTGCGCAAGAGGTTCATGGACCTGATCCCGGAGATCGATGCCCTTCGGGGCATGATGGCCGATCTGGGCAGCCAGCTTGATGAGCAGGCCAGCGAGCTGGACTCATGAGCACCCGCGAGACCATCGAGCACTACCAGCAGACCATCGCGCTGTTGGAGTCGGCGCACCTCATCTCGATGACGACCAATCTGGCCTTGGCTCTGGAGCAGCTGACACAGACCGAGGATGATCCCCTCACGTTCACAAGGCTGCTGGGTGAAGTGAAGGCCAACCTGGAATCGAGCCAAGCTGAAATCATGGGGATCGTGCGACTCATCCAAGATCGCGTCGACTACCTGAGGTCCTGATGGGTGAGATCGATCAGGCCATCCAGCTGCTGAAGGCGGCCGATGCCGACCTCAGTGCCGACGCGGTCATCAGCCTCTCCTACCAGGTGTCGAGCGCGGTGGCCTGTCTGCACCAGGTCGGATCTCAAGGCAACGCGCTGGGGATCGCCGAGACTCTGGGCAGTGTCGAAGTCCAGTTACAGCAGATCGCCGCGACCATCGGTAACCAGAAGATGGAGATCCAGAGCATGGTGCTCTGGCTGCAACGCTTGGGTGGATCCTGATGGACGACGGCCCCCTTGGCCCGCACTGGTGGGATGAGTTCAATACCCCCACCCCCACACGTCAGCCGGTCGCCCGGACCCCGCGACCGCGCTGGCCACTCATTCTTGGCAGCCTGCTGCTGATCGGCCTGACCGTGTTGATCAGCTACCCCTCGTTCCCTCCCCTGACAGGAAACTGATCATGAGTAGGTTCACTCCCCTGGAGCAGGAGTTGGCCACCGAAGCCCTGGAGCTTCTCCTGGCCGACGGCACTTCCGAATACCGCGCCATGGAACTCATCTACGGGGCCGTGCTGGCCTGGAAGAAGGGCACTATCAAGCGCGACCCCGTGCAGTTCGCGCACCATCTCATCTCGCTACGGAAGGCAACTCGATGAAACTCAATAAGTGCCCCGTGATTGTGAGCGATGCTCCCTCTGGGAACTCTCCCGAGCGTCGCATCATGGTGTCCTGCATCCAGCACGGACTCATCGACGATCACTACATGCCCCGCACCAACGGCTACATCGCCGCGATGAGAACCGCCCAAGAGCACGCCCTGACCGCACATGGCCTCGGCGACAACGGCGTCTGGAACGCGGTCCCGCAGGAGATGAGATGAGTCAGCACCCGCTCGACCCTACCCAGCGCTTACATCATCCCTGTATCAACGAGGGGTGCGCGATCCTGCTCGACGAGTCGGGTTACTGCTGTGACCTGTGTGAACGTGATGCCCCGACTGGGCAATCCTCCCTCTACCACACACGCTCGTGCCTGCTGCGCTCACAGGATCTGATCAGGGGTGCACGGGGAATCGTGATGACCAAGAACTGACCCCTTGGCGGTGTCAGGGGCACGCGATACTCTTCTTCCTGTCACCAGCTCCACACCACCGGAGGTCTTCATGACCCAGCTCATCGTCACCGACGGCCAGATCTTCTCCTCCAACGGCGGCGACAGCGCCGAGCTGAAGCTGGCTGCTTCGGTGGCGGCCGTGGCCGCAGCGCTGTACCGCGAGCCCACCGAGAGCTTCTTCATCGCCGACCACACCCACGAGGAGCTGCCCAAGGGCAGCGCGTTGGTGGCGTGGGAGGGCGGCGACTTCGATTATGGCTGGACCGTCGACTTCACCGGCAACCAACCCGAAGCGCAGGAGATCGCTCGCTCGCTGGGGGTCTTCCTGGAGCCGATCAACAGCGTCATCCTCGGCATCTACCCAGTGAAGGACTGATCATCATGGGCAATGTCATCCCCTCGCGTGATTTCACCAGTGGTATCTCCTACCAGGAGCTGGTCCAGCTCCGTCGCCTGACCACGCTGAACCAGCTCACTTACGAGCTTGACCGTGTCACCGAGCAGGGCGCTACCTTCCGCATGACCGTGACTCCTCGTTACGGTACGCAGAAGCCCGCCGTCTACTGGGGAGTAGTTACCCCCGCGCACCCCGAGATTCGCATGGTCAACAGTCGCAAAATCGCTCGCACTGAGATCAGGGACTGATCGTCATGAGCAAGGGCAGCAAGGCCACTTTCGGCTTCCAGGAGGGGCAGGACCACATCGTGGCGGCCCCGTCCCGGGCCCGGGTGGCTCACGTGCAGGGCCTGCGGACCTCATCGGCCGCCGGCACCCAAGACCACTCACCGCGTCGGCAGCGTTCCCGTGGGGCCGCTCGCCAGGCCGCCATCCGAGGGAGTTACTGATCATGAGCAACCTCATCGCCCTGGAAGAGTACCGGCCCGCGTGGGAGATCGGCGGCATGCTGGTGCCAGGCAAGATCATCCAGATCGAGCGGGGCTGGCAGATCCGGATGGACGACGGCTCTTGGGAGAGCGTCCACGCCGTCGAGGAGTGGTACGACACCGAAGGCACGCGTGATCCGGTGGTCGTCGTGGTCCTCGCCGATGGCACCCGCTGCGACCCCGTCTACTCCACCGACGTCATCATGTCCCGCCGCTACGCACCCGAACCGAAGGACTGATCATGACCGACCTGACCAAGCCCGTCTCCCTGAACATCCCCGACGAGGCACTGGAGCTGATCATCGAACTGGACGCCGTCGAGGCGGGTATCCGGCTTGCCATCGCGGCCGAACTGGACCGGCTCGCCGATGAATGGGGACCCAAGCCCCTCCCCGCCAACGTCACGCTCATCCCCGGATCCGCCCTGGATCTTCAGCGTGAGACGAACTGGACTTGTGCGGTTCGTCTTCGTGGACGTGCGCGAGAACTGCGAGGCGAATCATCGTGACCACCTACATCAACGTCGGCGCCAAGAACCGTGACGGCGTCCGCTACGCCAGCAAGAAGGCTCTCCGGACCGCGCTGGCCGAGGATCCCTCCGAGGTGTTGTTCGACCGCACCAGCTACCTCCAGGATCACCTGCCGGCCGTGTTCTGCGGTGATGCCCTGCCCGACGGCGCCACCCTGGTAGTGGCCGGGCCCGACCCCTACGAGAAGCGCAACTGGTTCGCCAACGTCGTGCAGACCGCCAGCGGAACGAAGGTGACCTGATGGCCACGACCGAGACCGCAGAGGAGTACTGGGATCGGGTAGGTCACAAGTCCCGTTGTGAACGGTGGGGTGATGAGGACGGCACTTGGGACTGCACCTGCGGTACTCCGCCTTCGCCGTCGACCAAGGTTCCCGGCCTCGACCTCAAGATGCTGGCCTACGACCTGACCGAGGTGCTGTCCAACGAGCATCGGATCGACGTCGCCTCCCAGGACGTGCTGCGGGCGCTTCCCGCGTTCCTGACCGCCCTCGGCGTGGAGGGCTGATCATCATGCCTTTAAAGGACTACACAACCACGGTGGCCGTCTCGAAGACCCTGACGGAGATCTCGAAGCACCTCGTCCGGGTCGGTGCCCGAGGTGTCAGCCAGGAGTACGACAGCCGAGGACACCTGATCGGTCTGGGGTTCGCCATCCAGCTCGGTCCGGAGATCCTGCACTACCAGCTGCCCGTTCGTACCGGCGCGGTGCACGACGTCCTGAAGCGTCAGCGGGTCGGGACGCGCTATCTCACGCCCGAGCATGTGGAGCGGGTGGCGTGGCGCATCCTCGGCGACTGGATGGCCGCGCAGGCTGCGATCATCGAAACCGAGATGGTGACTCTGCCGCAGATCATGCTGCCGTACCAGATGGTCGAGCCCGGCACCACCATCTACGACAAATGGGAAATCCAGCACAACAAGATTCTGGAAGCGGGAGCGTCATGAGCTTCTACCACGACGATGAGGATGACACCTGGGAACGCGACACCCGCAACCGCGTCACGCTGATCAAGACGGCCGACGGCAGCATGATCGGCGACCCCGAGTACACCGATGTTCCCTTCGCCGACGCCGCGCGCTTCTACGGCCTGGTGAAGTGCACCGTGGAGGACTCATGAGCGCACGCGAATACGTCACGTTGCCGGTGTACATCGAGACCCGGACGGAGAGTCTCATCAACGAGGTCCAGATCCCCAAGGCCGAGTGGGACGCCATGACGCACGAGCAGCGCGAGAGGTGGGCCGAGGACGCAGCCGAAGCGACCTTTCGCAGCGTGTGTAGCTACGGCTACGACATCGGCGAGGTGAGGTGATGAGCGACGTGCCCTTCCCCGATCGGGAGTGCTTCTTCCGGTGGGCCCCGGCCGAGGCGCATTCATCCTCATTCGACTCCTCATTCGACTCCTCATTCGATCGGAGAAATGACCATGAGCGACGGAAGATACATGAAGTGGCACCCTGCCCCGAGAGGCCAGATTATGACTGACGAGGAGATATTCGCGGAGCACGTCGGCAAAACTGGTGACTCGTCTCTGCGCCTGTGCCCGGCCCGGACGGTCACCGTGGAGTACCCGAACCTTCCATTCGCTCGTACCGAGCACTGGAGGTGCGATCGCTGGGATGAGCACGACGACGAGTCGCACGTCTGGAAGCGCACCCGCGCCCCCGAGAGTTCTGTGGGTGAGGTGCCGCAGGAGGTGCTGGGGTCATGAGCACCTCGCGGGAATTCATCGACGAACTGGCCAGTCAGTGTGGTTGGCACGGCATCGGTGAGGTGGGGCGCGGTCCCGTGGAGTATCGGCGGGAGCGTCCTGCCTCGGATGGCCGTAATGAACGGCTCTACGTTTGGTTCAGTGTTCACGGCAACGTGCTGCATGCCCGCTACTTCCCGCAGCTCTACTCGCACACCGAAATCGACGTGCCCCACCAGGCCCGCGACGTCGTGATCGCCTGGTTGCAGCTTCCGGCAACGGCCACCGTGTCGCAGCACCGCGCTGCCGCAGACCCCAGCTGATCGATCATTCTGAGAGGTACCTGATGACACGGAAGATCCTCCTCATCGCTCTCGTGTGGCTGGGCGTGTGTCTGGTCCCCATTGTGCTGTTCTCCCTCTTCGTGCCAGCGCCGTGGAATGACTTCGCGGCAGACTTCGGAATGGCAGTGGGAGGGGCAGCCATGATCATTACGTTGCAGATCAAGCCGATCGATGAGTGGAGGCGTAGCCCCTCCACGGCGCCGAGGGGACGGGCATGGCTCAAGTCTGGTCGGTGACTGTCGGGGTGGCTCTGCGCCGGCCACCCGTCATCGACGAGTACCGGCACACCCAGGTCTGGGCCGAGACCGGCACCGAAGCGGAACTGATCGCCTGTCAGGTGGCCGCGTGCACCTGCGTGATGCCGGTCTTCTCGATCGTCGAGATCTAGGAAGGAGGAGCGCTCATGAACAAAGACGAGTGGCTCACCGACTCCCGCGAGGGCTGAGTGCCCCACAGAGCGCCGTAACGGCCTCTGTCTGATAGATGAGACCCGAAGCCCCGTTCGACCTCCAGGTGTGTCTCTGAGAGGTCGGACGGGGCTTCGTCTGTTTGCGCCTGACTCTCCATCGCCCCGGAATCACGTCGATATCCAGCCAGAGCAAGATCATCAGGAAAAAGTTATACGGATAGTGATAATCCCTGATCAGAGGCCGAATTTTGCCCGTCCTCATCCCGGGGGAAAGTGGCTATTTTACGGCCATTTTCACGATCAACATAACACTCTGTGATGGATGGCTTTCGTCGTGAATCTACGCTTGCCAGCTCGCGCCGCAAGCGTACTCATGAGCGCAAGCCGAACGATCCTTGGTGGACTCAGGGCATCGCGGTACTCTTCCTTTTGTCACCAGCTCCACCCCTTCGGAGGGCGTCATGCGCACCATCGTCTTCACCACCCAGGCCATCACTCGGGCCGCCGAGCAGGCACCCGAGGGTCTGACCGTGACCGGTATTCGCGACACCACCGACTACGCCGACCTCGTCCGCCGGGCACTGGCTACCGGTCGGCCCTCCGCATGGAACCGCAACAACTACCCCGGAACGGACTGATCATGAGCGACGGCGATCCGCTCCAGTGGAACCCGAGCATGCCCTACGTGCGCGGCCTCAACGACATGATCGATCAGACGATCTACTGGAACGAGCACCTCGGGGACTATGTCTGGTTCGGCAAGGCACGCAAGACCCGGTGGCAGCTGATCGCAGTGAACGCCGACGGCACGTTGTTCATCGCCGCGAGCTTGGACGCCAAGCGATTCCATGCCAACCCCAACAACTGCACCCTCTGCGGAACGGATTGATCATGATTGCCGTCGGAGACACAGTCCTCACCCGGACCGGCAAACTACGAATCGTCACCAGCGTCTGGAAGGCCACCGATCCCGCAAAGGTAGGCGGAGTCCATATCCGCCGAGACTGTGCCGATACTCGCGCACTGCGCGATGGTAAGCCGTTCGGGTCCACCCGCACCTACGCCCTCACTGAACTGACCGCAGTGGAGGAATTCTGATCATGAAGTACCGCATCACCGTCACCCTTGCCGACAGCGCGGACGAAGAAGCGGCCCTGGCCGTTCGCGACGAGATTACGAACATCGACGGCGTGACGTCATCCCACATCGACTGCCTGCACGGTCCCGGTGACCTGTGCGAATACTGCGACGAGTTTGGACTCTGATCATGCCTAACCACCAGTTCCGTCTTCGGAGCCACCTGAGCGGCTTCGACCACGTCATCGACTCGGGCATCTCCGAGGACGAGTGGCGTGCGATGTCCGAATACGAGAAGGCGGACGAACGCAACCAGACCCTGTGGGCATGCGTCGACGTTGTGGATGAGGACTGATCATGACTCTGATCGAAGCCATACATGTGGTCGTCGACGACATTCGCGCCGAGGAGTTCGACCGTATCTGGACGTTTGCCGATGCGATCGAGTCGACCCGTCAAGGCTTGACTCTTGACAGCTTCGACGACGAGGACGAGGACCTCTACGGGCCCGGCGTTGTCGACGCCTACCGCCTCGTCCTGTCCGCCACCGACGTCGAGATCTCTCAGGCATTGGAGCAGCTGTGATCACCCGCGTGTTCGTCGATCCGAGGGCCAACTTCGGCACCGGTGTCGTCATCATTGAGGTCGACAATGGCGACGGAGACCTGTTCAGCGTGAACGAGTCCGGCATCCTGACCGACGTCCCGGTCCTGGAGTCCGCCACCGCCGTGGCCGTCTACCAAACCCTGATGTCCCAGAGCGCACCCGAGCTGCCCAGTGGCTACTCCTGGCAGTTCATCAGCTCGGACGGCCGCGACATCACCCCGGACGTCTATGCCGTGTACGACGCCAGGTCGGCCCGGCTGTGGCGCGAGAACGGGGACCTGGTGGCCGAGGTGAGTCGGACAGGTCCCGACGAATCCTGGTGTGGTCAGGTCAAGCCCGGCACCACCAAAATCTTCTACTCACTCGATGACCTGGTCGCCGAGGCCAGGAACCTGAACTACCTCACGGAGGGCCTTGATGACTGACCTGAACGACTTTGTGGCCGCCGACTATGCGGCGCTGTGTGAGGGCTGCGGCTCCTTGTTCGATGAAGATCTGCTCGACGAATTCGGCTACTGCGAGGACTGCGCAGAGACCCAGGAAGAGGATTCCGATGACTGACCTGACCGAGCACCAGCTGCTCAACGCCGCCAAGGAAGCACTGGAGCGTCCCTCCTACTTCGGCTACTACGGTGACCTGCCCCTGTTCGAGACATGGGGTCTGACCTTCACGCAGAACCGCGACTCCGACGCACAGGACCGCAGCAACTACCGGCGGATCTTCGAGGATCTCAAGAAGTACGCCGCCGAACACGAGGGACGGATGTTCAATGCCGACCCGGATGACTACGTGCAGGACTACCGGTCCAGCCACTGGATGCACGGCTGGCAGGAACAGATCGTCGTGCGGGTGCTCAAGGATCTGGAGGGCCCGCTGGAGGTCGACAACCTCACCAAGACGTTCATCCGGGCCACCGAGATCGCCATTGAGCTGCGCGACTGCTCGATCTACGACGAGGACGACCTGAACACGCTGGAGTCGGAAGAAGACGACGAGCGCTTCGAGCAGGCGTGGGGCGACATGCTGCGCCGGTGGGATGACGACGAAGGCCCTGAACCCACCGAGGACGAGAAGTGGGCCGTGAGTCAGAAGCTGCACGAGTCCGAGGATCCGGAGGGTTACGACCCCGACGAGCTGTCCGAGGTACTCAAGAGCCTGCGCCCGGCCTTGGAGAGCGCCAACCAGCGCATCGTCGATGACCCCCACCAGCTCGACCTGTTCCGGAACTGAGGAGTGTCGATGTTCGACTTGACGAAGCTGGACGTCCTGCACATCGAACTGCTGACCGTGGCCAGTCAAGAGGGGATGCTGCCGGCGAAGACCCTCGGCCCATTCCCGGATCAGTGGGCGGCCGTGGAGGACCTGCTCGACGAGGATCTCCTGACCGAGATCACCGATGCGGGGGGTGACGTGACCGGCTGGCAGCTCACCCGCGCTGGACAGGCCGTGACCAATCAGCTCTGAGGCTTGGTGGTGTCAGGGAGACGCGATACCGTTCTTCCTGTCACCCGCTCCCCCATCTTCTGGAGAACATCATGACTCGCAGGATTACCCCTCTCGACGAGCTGTACGCGATCCAGCAGCGTGATCCCGACGGTGGCGAGGTCGAGCCCACCGAGGAGGACTACCGCCAGTTCCGCGTGTGGATCGTGGCGAACTACGGCATCGATGCCATGCACGACTACCTCGACGGCAACTGGGCCCCCGAACCTGAGGTGTAGTCCCCGCTCTCTCCCGAAAGGAAGATCGAATGAGCATCACCCATCAGTGGTTCACCACCATGACCGAGGTGCGTGACACCTTCAACGACGATGGCAACCATTTCTTCGACGAGTCCACCCTGCGCTTCTTCAGCTCCGAGATCGACGACGAGATCTACGGCGGCCGGGTGTTCGTGACCTCTGAGCAGCAGGAGGAGACCTATCCGCGCCTGTACACGGTGCGCGTGATCGAGTATCAGGACGAGGACAAGCACTACACGGTGGCCAGCCTCGGCTTTGGGGCTCTCGACACTCACGAGGAGGCCCATGACGCTGCCTATCGTGCCGGTGAGCTGGCCGATAGTGGTCTGCTGCCCGGCTACTTCCAGTATGGCCAGGAAGCTGCCCTGGCCCGTGCCCTGGACATCCCGGATACTAGTGACTGTGACGGGTGGGTATTCGACCACACCACGACCCTCGGATTCCGGCAGGTCTGATCATGTATTTCGACGAAGAGCAGTGGCTGGCGCACTACTTCGCTACCGAGGTGTGCGCGCAATGCGGGTGGGATGCTGATCAGCATGAGGTCCGCTACGACGCCTTCGACAAGCCGCATGCCATATGCCTGGACCCGATCCCCGATCATTACTCAGATCGCCAGTTCCGACGTGAGCTGGCGCAGCGGGTCGCGATCAGCACCGGCGCGACCCGGAAGGGACGAGTGCATAACGAGATCACCGGAACCGTAGGTGGCCCCATCATCCAGGCCGGCACCATCGAGAATGGCATCACCTTCAACTGAGGAGCAGATCATGGGACGGACCGCACGGACCGAGGAGCCACGGATCACGGCCCCTCCGCAGCCCTACGAGTTGGCCACCTTGCTCGTCATGCTGCGCAAGGTCCGCGACACCGTCATCCTTGGTGAGATGTTCACCGACGATCTGACCAACGTGATCGCGGACCTGGAGCGGTACGCGCAGCAGATCAACAACTGCTCGCACATCGAACCCCACAACCGACACTGGTGTGGCCACCCGTTGTGTCCGGAAGGTTCCTCATGAACGATGCTCACCCCGGTGGCATGCCGAACATCGGCGGGCCGCCGGGGCTGGGTCAGCAGGTGCACCGCTACGCCCCGCTGGCCGAAGCCACGCTTCAGCTCGTGGTGGACGCGATCGACGAACTCGCGCACGCTCAGCCGGGTCATATGGCGGTCGTGGTGACCACCCTGCCGGCTCAGGAGGGGCAGCGCATGCAGTCCCGCCGGGTGAAGGGTTCCTACCACGTGCTGGCTTATGCCGTGTGGTCCACCGGTGATATCACGCCGATCATCTGGGGTGATCTCGGCCCCCTCACCATCCCGGCCAATATTCCTCAGGATTGGACATTGATATGAGCACACTGGGTTCGATCAGCACGCGGTACATCGATCAGCTGCGGCGCGCCGCTGAGGTAACGGATAGTCCTGAGCATCGCGAGTGGTTCACCACGGTTGCTGATGATCTGGAAGCGCGGCGTCCGGTGCGCAACCTTGATGAGGTCATGCGGTTCGTCAAGGAGAATCAGGAGGGTTCGACTCCCTCCTGATCCACAGAGTGACCACCATCCGGTCAACCCGGACTGGGGTTGGCGCTCTTGCGGTTGCCAGATCCCTCAAGCTGGATGGAGTGCTGTAGCTCAACGGCAGAGCGAGGACCGCAAGTCCACACGTCAGGTTCGACTCCTGACCAGCACGCGGGCACGGGATTAGCCTTCCCTACGGATGTGAGCCCTCCAATCCGGTAACAGGTAGGTGAGTCTGATCAGCTCATCGGTTTTCGATGGAACGTTGCCGGGTTGTTAGGCCCGCTGCCTAGTCGGTGTGCAATGTCGGCACCGCGTTCAAGTCAGGCCAACGCACTACTTGATACAACAACGAATTCGGATTGTGAGGGAGACCATGACTGAGTGGTCGATGTACGGCTCGTATGACGAGAAGCGAGATCACTGGCTCGCCCTCGGCGACCGGCGCCACGTCTACTTCCACGGCTGCACGACACCGGCCCCGGTCATGGTCACCGAAGACCCCCAGGGCACGCACCTCGGCTGGATCGACAGTGACGGCACCACGCCCGTGATGATCCTGCGCAAGGAGATCTTCGAGATTCAGTTCCCCTACGGCAGCAGAGCGGAAGTGGAGCGCGGCGCAGGCCGTGTCGTGCAGCTCTCGATCCGGCTGAAAGAGGACGACGGTGGGCGCGGCTGAAATCTTGGACATCCAGGCAACGATGCTGGATCGGCTGACCCCACTCTCAGGAATATGTCGCATACACCGAAAGGCAATGATCATGAAATCCATGCCCCCCACCACCACGATCCGCGCCGATGAGGTCACGGTGGCCATGACCGTGTATCGCAACGAGACCCTGGAGAACTGCCGGCGTACTGGAGAGGTTGTCGCCAGTGTGTCGACCAGCATCGAGGGTAGCGACGGGCCCGTCGTGCTCATCCGCACCGAGCAGCGTCCGGACTGGTCCTGGTCCCTGTATCCGCATGAACTCGTTCTGATCGACGCCGCGACGGCACGATAGAAATACACCACACACTCGATCCGGCTGAAGGAGGTCATGATGAGCGCTGCGGAAGTCCTGGACATCCAGGCAACGATGCTGGATCGGTTGACCACCTCCGGATCGAAGTTCTCCGAGTTGATTGCTCGGCAGAGCACCTACCGGCAGGACGGCACCCGTACGACCTTGGAAGATGGGTTCGCCGCGACCAATGACGTCACGGTGTTGCTGTCGATGGCCGAGGCGTATCACGTCAGCAAGGACATGACGCCGCTGATCCGGTGGGCGGCCTCCCAGCTGGACGAGACCGACCACTTCACCCGAGAGATGGCCCCGTCGGAATACGGCTTCGTTCGTTTCGAGGAGCCGTTGGTCATGCACGACGCGCGCGGCAAGATCATGAAGGCCAATCTGCTGCTGTGGGGACCGCGTCCGATCGAAGACGCCCTCGGCAAGCGCAACGTGGTGATCTTCTACTACTTCAACGACCTGAACGATCCTGACGACTACACCGAGGAGCTGTTCGAGGACACTCCTCGTCACGAACTCGTGACTATGTTCAACCGTTACATGCTCTCGGGGTTCGAGCACGCCGACGAGCACATGCGGTTGGGACCGGCCATGGTGATGCCCAGCGAGAAGGTACTCAGGTGGCTGACCGATGACGGCGCCACCCCCTCCGAGTACACCAACATGCTGCGCCAGTTCTACGCCTTCTGGTTGCTCACCCAGCAGACGATCGCTCGCCGGGAAGACGCGGATGTGCCTCGGCCGTTCGCGCGTCGAGCCAAGCGCATGGGGCTGCCCCCGAGGGTCTCCGTCATCCACCTGCGGCATGAGTCCGCCCCCGGTGAGGGTCTCGGTGAGACGGATGTGCGGTGGTCGCACCGGTGGCTCGTGCGGAGTACCTGGCAGTGGCGGGCCTGCGGACAGGATCATCCTTACGCACAGCCCTACGAGAAGGGCTGGCACTGCCGGACCTGGGTGGCCGCCCACGTCAAGGGGCCGAAGGGTCTGCCGCTCGTGCAGTCGACCAAGGTCTACTCGCTGGACCGGTAGTTCGATGGAGTGTAGTAGCGCCCTGACTCCTTGGTGATGTCAGGGCCTCGCGGTAGAGTCGCGCATGTCACCAGCTCTACCGGCAGGAGTGCTCATGAACGACATCGACGTACCCTCGTGGCTTGTCAAAGGCGCCGAGGTGTTGGCCTACACGGAGACGTATTCAGATGGCCGCTATCGCCATCCCGTGATCACCAAAATCAAGAAGATCTCCACCCGCTCTTTCACCCTGGAAGCCGAGGACGAGCCGCGCTACTCCCTGATCGACTGTTCATGCACCCAACGCGACAGCTGGTCGGCCGGTACCCGCTACGTCGTGCCCCTGACCAGCGATCAGGCCCGGTATGAGATCCGCCGTGAGAAGGAGCGCAGCCAGATGAAGCTGACCCGTTACGCGGTCGAGGTGTGGCGACGAAGCCCCACCGGAGAGAACCGATTGGCTGCCATCGCCGCACTTCAGGCCATCGAGAACGACCAAGCCTGATCGTCATATGGTTCCTGCGTCACCACTTCCATCATCCTTCTCACATTCGGGAGTCAATCATGTCCGATCACCTGCGCGTCACGACCAGCGACCGAGGCTTCACATCGCTGCCCCCCATCCTCGACGAGTACGGCGGCACGGCGACGGTGTACGAGTCCTCGGCCGCCAGTGCTCCGCACATCTGGCTCAACGTCAAGGGTTCCGGCAGGTTGCACCTGACCGTCGAGAGCGCCCAGCAGTTGGCTGAGCAGCTCATGTACCTCGTGCAGAACCACTACCAGAACTGAGGCGTGATGACGAAGATCCGGATCACCGCGACCATCGTGTACGAGAACGAGATGCCCGACTCGGACTTCGCCGAGGCCGGCTACGAAGACGCCACCACGCTCGACGAGGCAATCGCCCTGGAGAAGGAGTGGCTGGCCGAAGATGGCGACTACCTCTTCCAGGGATTGACGGCCACCCCCAGCACCGTGACCATCCAGATCGACAAGATCGGAACCTGATGCAAGGCGTCAACCATGCCGTCTCCGGATTGGCCGTCGGGCTGGCCACCGCGCCGTTGCTGGGGATGCACACCCTGCCGGCCGCCATCCCCTACGCGGTCATGCTCGCCGGGTTCGCGCTGTCCAACGATCTGGACTGCGACCATGCCAAGGCGTCTACCGCGTTGGGACCGGTCTCGGAGTTCCTGTCCTGGTTTCTGCGGCATCTCTCCGCGTTCTCCTTCAAGCTGACCGCCGGGCCCCGCGACAAGCCCTCGGCGGGCACCCACCGGCACTTGACCCACACTCTGGCCTTCGCGGCCTCTGCGGGGGTCCTGGCTTGGTTTACGGGGCGACTGAGTCTGTGGGCCGTCTTCGGGTGGCTGGTGTTCGGGGTGTTCAGTGCCTGTGCTGCCCTAACGCTCAAGGCCGAGGGCAAGCCGCCCCGTCGTACCGCCCGCGCCTTGTTGGGGGTGTTCGCGGTGACCCTGTTCGGTCCGGCCATGTTCAGTGCCAGTGCAGTGTCCTGGGGTGCGGCCGAGACCGCCCTGGTCAGCGCTCAGCACTGGTTGCCGGTCGCGGTGGGCCTGGGCTGTCTCGTGCACCTGATCGGGGACGCCATGACGGTCTCCGGGGTGCCGGCCTTCTGGCCGCTGCACCTGCGTCAAGGTCAAGCCTGGTTCTGCGTGCACCTGCTGCCCTATCGGATCCGCCTGCACACCGGCAAGCGTTTCGAGCAGTGGATCGTGCACCCGCTGTTCCTACTCGGTGTCGCCGGCACCGCGTTCATCCTGCTGTGAGGAGACTCGATATGTCTGAAACTTTCAAGATTGTCACTATCTGTGGATCGATGCGTTTCTACGACACCATGGTCAAGGTCGCGGAGCAGGAGACTGCGGCTGGCCACATTGTGCTGATGCCGTTCTGCGCCATCGACTCAGACGAGCAGAACGGTTACTTGAAGTCGATGCTCGACCGAATGCACTTCGCCAAGATCGATATGTGTGATCACATCATTGTGGTGACCGACGAGAACGGCTACGTCGGTACCAGCACCCGCCGGGAGATGGCCTACGCCATCAAGAACGGCAAGCTGCTCGACGGAACCCTTGACGTCCGCGACATCGCTCCGCTGATTTAAGGAGAGTCGATGAGTGACATGACTCCCGACCAGATCGCTCGTGAACTACGTACAGAGGCGGCACAAGCTTCTCGGCCCGGTCAAATGGATCGTCTGGAGCGCCTCGCCGATGCCGTGTTGGCCTTGGTCGAGAAGCCTCAACTCGACGTTCCTGACTTCTCGGCGACTCCGGATCAGCTATGACTGATCTCGGGGAACCCACGATCGAGCGACTCAAGACCGTCCAGGCTCAGTTGGGCATGACGGATACTCACCTGTGCTGGCTCGGTGAACGCACCTTCGTCCTAGCCCACACCGACGAGGAGCGCGCCACCATCGATCTGGAGGACTGCGAGCTGCATCAGTGGCTGATCGACTGCACCGCAGCTCCGGCGGTGGCGGGCTACTACAGCGTCGAACCGCATATTCCCGACCTCGACAGCGAACCCTATGGGGTCGCTCCGTGGCAGTTCCTGAGCATGAGCCGCATGGATCGGGGCCCGTGGCTGGCCGGCGACGGTCAGTCCTGGGTCTACACCGGCACGCCGGACTGGCGGGCAGATGGTGAGGAGTCATGACTGACGCCGAGCGGCTGGTGGCGTTCATCAACGCGCGCCTGGATGAGGATGAGCAGACCGCGTCCATGGCGACCGACGGCCCGTGGGTGGCCCGCAGCACCGAGGTCGGGTGGTGTGTCGACGTCGACCCCATCACCCGAGGCATCTACGTGTTCGGCCCAAGCGATACCCCCGCCGTGGATATCTGGCATGTGGCCCGCCAGAACCCTCTGCGGATCCTGCGCGGGGTCGCGGCCAAGCGCGGGATCATCCAGGACTGGCTCGGCGAGAACGCCCCCTCCTACCCCAGTCTCAGTGACGATGAACTACACATCGCCCGTAGGCATCCGGCCTACGAGTATGCGACCACCGAGGGACAACGCAAGGCGTGGGACTACTCCCACGTGCCGCCCGAAGGTGACGGGTGGGAACGCAACATCACCAGCGACGACGACGAGGGGTGGGAGCGCTTCTCCTACACCGAGGAGTCCTACTGGCGCCGGCTTCGCCCGCAAGGCCCTCGGGTGTGGAATCCACCCACGCCGCGTCACCTTCAACGGCTGGCTTCGGAATGGTCGGATCATCCCGACTTCGAGGAGGAGTGGAGTATCGATGAGTGATCCACTGGAGTTACTCGACGCCTACGCCGGATCGACGGTTTACCTCGAAGGGCACGGTGAATACTCGGCCGACAGGCTGACTCCGGCGGCGTTCGCCGCCCTCCGCGCGGTACTGGCCTATCACGACGAGAGCCGACATGAGCCCGTGTGCGTCAACTGCTACGACGAGTTCGGCAACTACCGGCTGTGGCCGTGCCCCACGGTCAAGCGCATCCTCAAGGCCCTGGAGGGGGCATGACGGTCAATATCACGTCTGGGTTCGGGTGATGCGGCTCGGCTAGCAGCTGCCCGCTCATCCTTATCTACACCCCATCGGGACCACCCCCGGTGGGGTGTTGTCGTGTGCAGCCCTATGCCGCCCGTGGGTACTGGTAGGGGGCTGAGTCGTGATAGGACTCCCCATGAGTTTCCCGCTCGGTGAGCATGGCCTTGAACGTGACCAGCTGCTCGTCGGTGAACTCCATCGCCCAGACTTCTCTGTCGTTGCGACGGGACACCCCGGTGATGATCCGTTGGCTGACCAGCCACTTCCGCTCTGACCGGGTAATGCGGTAGGTCTTTCGCTTTTCGGGTCGATCCAGGGCCGCCCGGGCGTCAGCCTCGTCGTTGTTGACGGGAGGCCCCGTGCGGGCCTCTCCCAGGATCTTGCTGGGCCGCACGTGCTTGCCTGCGGGTACGAACGTCAGGACGTCCAGCAGGGCCCCGGAGACGCTGTCGGACACGTCAATGGCTCGGGGTTGAATTCCGGCCAGGTCCAGGTTGGTGAAGATGGTGCAGCCCGGCCCCTCGGGGTCCGGGATCGGGAGGGCCCCAGCGCCGGCCTTGCGGATCCTGGCCAGTTGACGTTCCCGCTCCCAGCGGTCCTTACAGATCAGGAAGTACACGACGCCACCCAGGGCCGCGAAGTTGTCGGCCTGCTTGACTGCGATGTCACCGGCCTTACGAGGTCCACAGAACTTGCAGGCCCAGGTCCCGCAGGGTACCCAGGTTCCCTCGGGAGAGTCTTCCTCCCAGAGGTACTGCATCCGCAGGCAGCGGTCAGCGAAGTCCAAGATGGCTCGGGCCTGCTCGTGGAGGGAGACGTTCCCGGCCAGGATGGCGGCCTCGTCGATCTCCACGAGGATCTCCCACCAAGTCTTCCTCGTCCGGGGTTGACCGGTGAGGGTGGCCAGGGTTGCCATCCGGTCGTCGTAGGACAGCCAACTCCACTTCTCTGCCGTAGGAAGATCCATATCCTTCTGACCTGCGATAACCGGTCTACTTCTAGAGAGGTTCTTCTTTACCCTTGAGGTAGGCCGGTTTGTGCTGGTCACAGACTTGTGGGAGTGCCTCAACGAAGTCCGGAGGCTGGTAGTGCCATCGTCTAGACTATGAGTTACAGTACTCATCGAACGGTTCCTTCGTGAGAGTAGGGATGGTTCACCGAACGGTTCCCTTTCCGGCGCGCGGTTGGCTCTTCGTGATGGTGGGGACAGTTCATTGAGGCTCCGTGGTAGGTGACTCAGCTTTTCAAGAAGGCCCGCCGTTACCAGGCGGGCCTTCTTCATGTCTGGACTGATTCTGCCCTACGCGATCACGGATCGCTACGAGGGGTAGTCCCCAGGGGGCTTGACCACTTCAGCACGGTTGATCCGTGGCAGACCTTGACGGCCACTTCCACCACTCGACCATCCACGAGACTGACGGTGCGCACCACCTGTGTGGCGATGACCTGACCGGTCAGTCCCAACGCCTTCTTTTCCCACGGGAGAGCAAACCGGGAAGTCACTTCCTCCAGCACTCGGTCCTGGGCGACCCCCAGTCGCTCGGCTGCGAGTTCTCGGGAGCCACCGGTCGAGGTCGGATCACCAAGTTCGGGTGTCACCGCAAACACGAACGCGGGGTAATACGAGGTCGACACGTGCACGGGCACCCCGTCACGGCTGACCACCCGCCGACGAAGGTGAACCGGAGTTCCTGGCGCCACCTCAAGGCGGGAAGCGACGGTCTCGTCCGCGCCGACGGCCCCGATCTCCAGGATCTGGGAGATCTCTCCGAGCCCCAACGCCTTGCCGGTAGCCGCGTAGACGTCGAGGCGATTTGAGGTGTTCGAGCTGCTCGACAGCGCGACCCAGGTGCCACGGCTATCGGCTTGGGTCAGGCCCTCCATCTTGAGCACCCCGTAGGCCCGCGCCGCAGTCTTCATGGAGACCCCCCATGTCTCCATGGTGTTCTGAAGAGTCGGCATCCTCTCGCCTGGGCGCATCTCTCCGCGATGAATCTTGTCTCGGTAGTGCTCGGCGATCTCGGGATAACCGGCCATGTCGCTGATTCTCCTCTCATCAGGTTAGTACTTCGCTGTACCTTTGCCTTGCGGTACTATACCCTCCGTACTAGATTGCGGGATAGAGTCGATCGACTTTAACCGTACGGGGAGAGAGGTTCGCTTGATGACCGCCACACGGGCCAACGAGGCACCGGGCAACGCAGTCTCAGGGACTCACTCCTTCTCCACCATCCAGTCCAGCCCCCATCGTGAACTGCCGAGTCGCGTCACCACCCTCGGCGACTCCCCCGCCCCGCCCCTGCCGGTCACCTCCACGGTGACCCACGAGCTGGGGGAGTCGCCGACCCCGTCTTGCACTACCAACATCGAACGGAGGGGTGTCTGATCATGTGGCCGTTCACCTCTCACACCACTGACGTGTCCGCGTGGCGCCGAGTACGTAACGCCCGCATCGAGCGTCGGGCCACGGCACTGACCAACCTTGCCAGTGCTACTCAGAATCTGGCCGAATCCGAATTCACGTTGACCGCTGCTCGGGATCTACAAGCAGATGTTCGTGAGCATCCCACGCCGTCGCCCAGCAGGAAGACGATGACCACGGCGGATCGGCTCTGGACCGTGATGATCGGGATCCTGGCCAATGGTGCGGCGATCTTCATGGCGATCATCGCACTGGGGCTCGGTACCACCTTCTGGGCCGCCCACCTGCCATCCAGCGCTCAGTCGGTACACATATTCGCGGTGCCACTGCCCATCGATCTCACCACCATGATTCCGGTGGGGTTCGAGTCCACCATCTGGGTGCTCACCGCCATGGCCACCGTGCTGGCCTGCTTCTCGTTGCGCTCGGGTGCCTACACACGCCCGATGTGGGCAATCGCCTCGGTAATCGCCCTGATCAACGGAGTTCACAACTCGACCTACGACCTGCTTGGCGGCCTCGGTCTCGGAGCCCTCTCGCTGGCCTCCCCGTATCTGGTGCACAAGTACGTGCTGTTCGTGCGGTCTATGACGCATGGCAAGACGATTCTGGAATCCATCATCGGAAACCAGTCCCGGTGGAAGTTCATCGGGAAGGTTGCGGCGGCTCTCGCGCACGCTCTGATGAAGTCGGCCGTCTCGATCCTGGACTTCATCCTGCACCCGGTCTTGACCATCCTCGCCGTCCTGCTGTGGCGCATGCACCGAGGCATCAGCTACGGCCATGCCCACGGGGTCGTCGTCACGCATCTGCGTAACCGGCGGGCCGGCTGGGAGAAGCAAGGTGACCGCCAGATCCAGACCTACCAGCTGCGGCTGATTGATCTGATCGACCCGGTGGAGATCGCCGCTCCGCGCTCTCCTCGGAAGCGCTCCAGCACTCCGGTGCCGCGCGCCGCTCAGGCGGAGGCCAAGGAGGTCCCGGTGGCCGTCATCCCGCCCACGGAGGAGCCCGAGCCCACGAATCTGGTGTCGATCGAGCAGCTCACCGGTCGGCCGGAATGGGTCACTCATGACATGACCCCGGCCGAGGCCATGACGGCCCACCTGAATCACCTGGGTGAGACCCAGGGCGTGCTGCTGGAACGGTGGGCGAACAGCGTCGGTTACCGCGACAAGTACAGCCCCGGCCTGGGTCGCAAGACGCTCTACACGTGGCGCAAGCAGCAGGCGAGCGTCACCGTCACCGATGACGCTTCTGACGTCGCGGTCGGGGGCGAGTGATGGAACGCATGACGCTCTCGGTGACGGTGGACCGTCATGGCGGAACGGTGTCCGACCGTCAGTGCGATGACGGTGACGGTGGAACGGTGACGCTTGTGGAACGGTCATGGAACGTCAGTGGCCGTTCCACCGTCACCGTCATGACGGAACGCTATGACGGTGACGGTGTCCAGGCGTCACTGCGGGAACGCCCAGCTAGGACGCCAGTGACGGTCAACGCTGACGGTGGCTTGACCGTTCCGTTGACCGCCACTGACGGACGGTCTCGCACCGTTCTCCTGACGGGCCCGGATCAGCTCAGCGTCCTTGACGGCTTGCGTGAGTGGCTGATGCACCGTCCCGGCGTGACGCTCGCGTCACTGACGTTCCGTGGTAATTCGTGGAACGCCGAAGTGACGACCACCGTCATTGAGAACGCTGACGGAACGGTGCGGGCGTCGCGCCAAGAGCGTCCCGAGTGGCTGAGCGACGAACTACTGGCCGGTACCGCCTCCACGGCGATGTTCGCCTATCTCGATCACAACCCGGACACCGATGAGGTCGAGTTGACTCGATGGGCGCGTCAATATTTCCGCATTCGGCCGGGCTACGGCCGGAAAATCAAGCTCCGCTGGCGGCAACAACGGACATTTCTGGTGATTCGTCACTCACAGTGAAGTTTTTAAAAACAAAACTTCGGAGGGTGTCGATCTCCGAAGTCCTGAACAGCACAAACAGCTTTCGCAGTCAGTAAGACAAAAACTTTCCAAAACTTCTCCACCCGGATTTCCGCTACATACCGTCACAGAAAGGGCGGCACAGTGAAGGAAGCAACCAGCGCGGCGGTGGGGTTGGTGGCACTTGTTGCCGTCATCCTCATCTGGACCATCGGCCACAAACACACTCCGCGCCTCGTCCTGGCCCTGACCATCACCGCGAGCGTCTGTTTTCTCTCTACCCGCATCGGCACCTGGATCAAGGACGTCATGCATGACGTCAACAGTTGGATGGGTGACGTGCTGGGATGGCTGTTCGGTGCGACCTTCGTCGGGTTCATCGCCTTCGTCTGCGCCTACATCATCGTGATCGACCTCAAGGCCAGTGGCGGGGGCGGCCGTGGTGGCGGGGGCGGCGGAGGAGGGGGTGGTGGTGGCAGCTTCCTGCGGCGCCTCAAGGGGCACTCCGTCTCTGACCGCACCCTCGTCGCCGGGGGTGTCCTGCCTTTCGCCGCGATCGCCCTGCCGGGCCTGATCGGCCTGGGCATCCTCACCGTCCTGAGCTGGATCTCCGGCACCGTGGCCGGCGGCATCGACCTGTTGTTCCGCTGAGCGCATCTACCCCACAGAAGGAATCCCCATGACCGATACGTCCACTCCCCAGCTGACGGTCGACGGCCTGCTGATCTCCGCGAAGGGCCATCTCGCCGCCGCGAGCACCACCACCAGCCACCAGTCCCGTCACCACAGCCGGATCGCTCACCGGTACGCCTGCTGCGCGTCTCTGCTCATCAGTGATCCGTTGGCCGCCAGTGACCTCAACGAGGTGGTTGTCCTGCTACACCAAGCCCAGACCCACGGGCCCTACGACTTCGGTCAGGACGAGATCGACTACCTCAATCTCGCCTGGATCCGTCTCGACATGGCCGAGGTCGCCCATCGTGGCCGGCTGTCCCTGAAGGAGAGCTGACATGCCGCTCTGGTTCATCCTGATCTTGCTGGTCGCGCTGTACTTCGGCATGAAGAAGGGCGCTTTCCGGTTGGGTAGCTCGATCGCCAACGCCTACAAGAGCGGCAAGGCCGATGCCGGAGCCTCGAAAGCTGCGCGGCGCAGCCTCACCTCCGATGCGGTCGACGCCGGCCACGGTGGCACCACCCGCAAGGCCGCCTCTACTACGGCCGCCGCTCTGGGCGCCACCGTCAGTGGCACCCGGGTGCACGCGCACGCCGCCCGGCGGGGTTTCGCCGAAGGGTGGAAGGAGGGCAAGGCGAAGGTCTTGGCCCGCCGGGACCCCAGCAAGGATTTCGTGCCGACCGGTACGCACGCCACTGCGAAGGAAGGTGATGGGGTGCCCTGGTGGCGTCGCTGGGGCAAGAACAAAGGCAAGTCGGCCAAGTGCGCGGTCATCGTCACCACCCACCTGCCCGATGGCAGCATCAAACAGGCCCCCTGCGGCAAGCGCTACTCCCTGCTGCCGGACCCGAACGGGGTCATTCTCACCAACTGCGGCGCCCACCCGCTCGACACCGAACTTGCCCCGCCAGCTCCCGCACCCGTCCGGGCCCCCACTGCCGCCCCCGGCCCCGGTCGCCCGACGATCGAACCGATGGAATTCGAGAAGTGGGTGGCCTGCACCAACCTGATACCAGCCGGAGTCAATCCCTTCCTCCCACCTGGTACTCCAGAGCACCCGTCGAGGATTCCCTGCGGGGAGTTGTATGAACTCGTTCCCAATGCCGCAGGCGTCATGCCCACCTCGTGTGCGCGTTGTCGCGAATTTTTCCCTACCCGCACCAAAGAGAACACAAAGGAGAACCCCTCCATGACCACACCTACCGTTCCCGCTGCCCCCGCACCGGCAACTCCTGCACCGGCTGCCCCCGCACCGGCCGGCGAGGTCACGAGCATGACTGAGTTGTTGGGTGAGCTGGAGCGCATCCAGAAGGAGAACCTCGCCGAACTCGACGATGCCAAGGCTGACGCCGCTCGGGCCACCACCGACATGGAAGATGCCGGGGCTGACCTGAGCTTGGCCAAAACTGAGGCCGCCTCGATCGACACGATGGTGGGGTGCCTGAGCCGTCCCGAGCTGAAGCTGGACCCCGCCTCGATCGGGGACGTCTCCGCTCAGATCGACGGGGCACAGCAGCGCATCAAGCTGGCCGCTGACCGTCTCGGCGCCGCCGAGGCTCGGTTGAACCTGGCCAACAGCCGCGCCCAGATCGCCGAGGGTCGTCTGGCCGCCGCCAACAAGGCGCACGCCAGCATCAAGGCGCGTCACGACGTGCACCGTGAGGCTCACGCCGCCTCCCCGGTGCCCGCTGCCGGCGCCGAGTTCTACGAATAACCAGCACGAGTAGCAGGAAGGCACATCACGATGGTCAACTCCCGACCTGGCATGAAGTCGAAGAAGGGATTCCTGGGGAAGTTGTTCTCCCTGGGTGGTCGCGGTCTTCGGCATGTCGTCAAGAAGGGTGTCCACCACGGCCACAAGCACCGGGTTCGTCTGGTGCCGGTGTACGTGGGCATCGTGATGTGGCTGCTTGCTTCCGTGCTCTACCTGGTCCCGCAAGGCTGGAAGACCGCATTCCTGCCGGTCGGTCTCACCGCGCTGGTGCTGTTCCTCTACGGACGGCACCGGCGCGGTGAGAAGCCCGCTCGTCCCATCCCCACCCGCCACCACCTCTACCTGTGGGTCTGCTGGGCCGGCGCCTCGGCATGGTTCATTCTCGCCGCGTTGTGGGGTCCGCTGACCCACTTGTTCTCCGGGGTGCTGCTGATCGGCGTGCTCGCCTCGGGAGTGCCCTACTGGTGGCACCGCTTTGCTCGCGCCCACTACCAGCCCGCGCCCGCGCCCGTCGCGGAGAAGGTTGTCGAGAAGGACACGGTCGAGCCAGAGATCGCCCTGTGGGTCAAGAAGGTCCAGAAGGACGGTGGCGCGGTCCCCGGTACCGAACTGGATGGCTTCGAACGGCTGGAGAACGGCAATGGGTGGGAGAGCCCGTTGAAGTTCACCGACGACAAGGTGGGGATCGAAGAGGCGTTCGCTCAGCAGGTGCGGTTGAGTCGCATCTACGACGTGCCGCTGCCCAACATCGTGCTGCGTCCCGCCCCGGACGGGCGTCCCACCCGAGGGCACATCACCGTGCTGCAACGCAACCCGCTGGCTATCCCGACCCTGTGGGCTGGCCCTTCCATGACCGAGGACGGTACCTGCCGGATCGGTGTTCACCCCGACGGCCGGGAAGCCCGGATCCGCCTCTGGCGTCCCGACTCGGGCGCGGTGCACATGCTCATGGCCGGCTGCACCGACTCCGGAAAAGCGCTTGCACTCGATACTCCTGTTCCCACGCCGAATGGCTGGACGACGATGGGCGAGTTGGCTGTGGGTGATCAGGTGTTCGATGAGCATGGGCAACCCACTCAAGTCATCGCCGCGACTGAAGTGATGATGGATCGTCCTTGTTATGAAGTCGAGTTTTCGGATGGCACCGTGATCGTCGCCGATGCCAAGCACCAGTGGGTGACGACTACCCATCAGGGGCGCCGTCAACAAAAGCCTCGTCGAGCAACTTTTCGTGATTCACCAGAGGCACGAGCACTCGTCTCCGACGTGACCACTTCCGTACTCGCCCAGCCCGATCGGCTCGTTTGTGTTCAGGACGTTGTTGACCTTGTGGGGAAGCGGTTCGAGGCACGTATCCGAACCATCATGGACAGGTTGCCGTCCGCCCCGAAGGCGGTTGAGCGATCAAGGACTCAGACTCGTGCTGGTTGTACTTACACGCATGTACAGCGCTATGCGGGCTGTTCGGCTCATGCCGTATACAAGGAGCTTGACCTGCGAGTCTCTGCTGATCGAGGCGCACATCGAGTAGCTCCAGCAGATACTGGACCGATTACGACGGAGCACATCGCGGCAACGCTGCACCCAACGGGAGATGCCGGTCGGGTCAATCACGCAATTGAGCTTTGTGGTGCGCTGGAATACGCAGAAAAGGATCTTCCAGTTGCTCCCTACACCCTCGGTGCGTGGTTGGGTGATGGTGACTCTCGCGATCCGTCTCTTACGGCATTCGATCCAGAAGTGCTTGATCGTGTTCGTGTGGACGGCTACCTCATCAAGGGGCGTAGCGAGGTGGGTCACTACGGCATTGTCATCGAAGGTACTGAGCACGCCAAAGACGGATCTAGCATGACTGCGATCATGCGGAAGTTGGGAGTTCTCAGCAACAAGCACATCCCAGACATCTACCTACAGAGTTCTGTCGAGCAACGTCGCGCTCTTCTGGCTGGTTTGCTGGACACCGACGGTTACTGCTCGGTACATGGTGTGGTGGAGTTCGCGGTAACGGACCCTCGTCTGGCACATGATGCGTTGGAGCTAGTGCTAGGTCTTGGCTACAAGGCCACCTTCCGAGAGAAGCCCGTTCCGATGGGGCGTCCTGGACGTACCGTCGCGTACACGGTGGAATTCACTGCTCCGGAGCCGGTGTTCGGTCTCTCTCGCAAGGCGGTTAGGCAGCGTCCGATGAAGAGGCAGGCTCGATCGCAACGTCGGTACATCGTCGATGTGCGGTCGATCCCCTCTGTGCCTGTGCGCTGTATTCAGGTGAATGCTGTGAGCAGCCTCTATCTGGCAAGCCGAAGCTGTATTCCTACGCACAACAGCAGATTGACCGATTTGCTCCTTGCTGAGGAGCGGCATTCGACGCTGGTCTCCAGCTTCGTGATCGACCCGCAGGGTGGCCAGTCCCTGCCGGCCTGGCGTGATGCCGTGGCCGAGTTCGCCACCGACGCCGCCGAAGGCCGGGACCTGCTGGAGCATGCCGTCGATATCATGTTCTGCCGCAACAAGGTGCTGTCCAAGGAGGTCTGGTACGACGCCAAGGGTCGTGAGCGCGTCGGCAAGGACTTCTTCGAGCCCACCCCCGAGCGCCCGCTGATCTCGATCACCGTGGACGAGGCCCAGGCTATTCTGGCCGATCCCCGCGCGATCAAGGCCGCCGAGCAACTGGCCGGCATGGCCCGTAAGTGCGGCCTGGCACTGCGTCTGATCACGCAACTACCGCTGCTCGCGCAGCTGGGCAACTCGATGTATCTACGCGGACAAGTCGCGGCCGGCAACGTCATCGTGCTGCGTACCGCCGAGCGGCTCTCCGGGCAGGTCGCGTTCAACGGCGCCCTGCCCGGCGCCGACCCGGCCATGCTGCCTCGCGTGTGGCCGGACGGTTCCACCACGGCCGGTCTGGGCTACCTGCTGGGGGCCAGCGCCCACCAGTCCATGTACCGAACCGACTTCCTCAACCGGGAGAACGTCTACGACTGGGTGGTCTCCGGCGAGACCACCTACGTTGACGCGGCCTCACGTCCCCAGCCCGAGGCTCCCCGCCTGCACGCGGTACCCAACAATCCGGAGCCTCCTTCCGGTGATCAGCCGTGGCAGAGCGGTAGGGCCCGGGAACGGATCCTCGCCTACCTGGCCTCGTCCGAGACGGTTCGCCGGACCACCGTCATCGCCGCCGCCTGCGGTATCGACAAGTCCACCGCGTCCAACATGCTCCGCGTGCTGGTCGGCGAGGGTCTCGTGCGCGATCACGGGCGCGGGGACTGGTCGCACATCGATTTGGCATTCCAGTCCGCGTCCTACTGACATCGACCCCTTGGCGGTGTCAGGGGATCGCGTTAGAGTGTTTTCGTCACCAACACTTTGCCCCTGGAGATCTCCTATGACGACGCCCTCGTCGGCCCTTGCCTACCACCATGCCGAAGCGACCACCTGGGTCAACGACCCGCACCTGTCGATCACCGAACTGATCTGTGACGAGTACCGGATCACCCTGCGTGTACGGGACGCCCAGTCCCTCCTGTGGGCCCATGATCGACTCGGTACCTGGAAAGCTTTGGGATACCCACAGGTCTCGACGTTCGACGGTGCTCCCGAGTTGGCCGACCGATTCGTTCCGCATGCCTTCCTCGCGGTCACCGGTCGCTACTTCATGCTCGACGGCCCGAACATCGAGATGGTCGTCACCGTGATGACCACTGATCCCGCCGCGCTCGATCTGCTGCATTCTCGCGAGGCCAACGTGGATCTGATCGAGGCCATCGCCGCGCTCGAACTCAAGGAGAACTGATCATGTCTGCACGTCGACGGGTGGGGATCGTAGAGATCCTCAAGGCCCGGACCTATCCCCTCACCACTGACCAGGACGCTTCTCTCCTGGACACCCCCACCGCCCTGATCGAACCCGGTGAGTACCCGGTTTACCGGGAAGGTGGCCGCTACTACTGGGAGATGACCGGCCACGTCAACGGGCGCGGCATCGAGAACCTCGGCGACGGCATGTTTCTGATGAACCGCGCCGATGTCGCCACCGACGAAGAAGTCACCGTCACCTCGCACTGGTTCGACCCGCTGGAATGGGACGAGTTCCTTGCCGATCCCCAGACGCTCACCCGATTCTCCTTCACCCTAAAGGGCTGATCATGAGTACTGACCTGAAGGTCGGTGAGCGCTTCACCCCGGTTGGCTACCGCACCGAACTCACCCTCGTCTCCATCACCGACCACACCGACGACAGCATTGGTCACATCATCCTCGAAGCCGTCGACTCCGAGGACTTCGCCTGGTTCGTGTGGGATGGCGTCGTTATCCGAGGAGAGCACCGATGAGCGACTTGACCGACAAGATGATCACGGCAGGTGCAATGAAGATTGCAATGCACTGGGGTGTCGCGAAGCCAAGCGCGTCGCACACCAAGGAAGCTCGTGCCGCTATCGCCGCCGCGCTCGACGTATTGGCTGAAGAGGGGTACTCGCTGGCGTACCGAGAAGAGCCGTCAAGCCGAGCGAAAGCCGGACACATCACATACCCGAACCCCGTCGTCTTGGCGCGAGAGATCCAGGAGCGATCATGAATAACCGCGACGGTGAAGCGACCGAGCGCAATGAACTCATCGAGATCCTGAGCAAGCTCTACCAACACACGCCGGAGTACATCGCTGGCATGATCATGGCTGGTTGGCGCCGGTCTGCCGTCAACCTGGCGCAGCTCGATCGGGCCATGGACGCGTTGCAGCCTTACGGGGTGACTAGGTCTGATGCTCTGGACGCGGCTTCGGATGTTGCCCGCGCCCTCGGCCTCACCCTGGATGGCGACACATGAGTGACCTCACTGACGCGATAAGCGTCAAGCACGAAGATCCACACTTCTATGACATAGACGGCGAGTCCTGGTGCCTATGTCACTGTGCCGATTGCGTGGCGATAGCCGACACCAGGAAAGAATTCAAGTGCATATGCCCTGATTGCGGTTGTACCGATCACGAGACTGGTGCGTGATGAGTGACTTCACCGACAAGATGATCGCGGCAGCGAATACCGCCGTCGCTAACCACGATTTCACAGACTGCGACTTCGACCCCGATTCGGTCGATGACGCCTGTACCCGAGTCGCCGTAGCCGCCGCATTCCGCGTGCTGGCCGATCACCTGGGGCCGATGACGGGAAACGTGGCCGAGCGAGCGGCGTTCGTCACCGTGTCGATGTTGATCACCGTGATGGCCAACGAGATCGAGGACTCGCCATGAGCGCCACCCAGACCGTCTTCGTCTCGATCGGCAACTCAGACGACAAGCTCACCCAGAAGGAGTGGGCGCAGTTCTGCACCGACTTGAACGCGACCGTTCGCGGTCTGACTACGCGTGTCCTGGGCGAGTGGTACTCCAAGCCCGGCGAGCAGTGGCAGAACATGTGCGTCGCGAGTGATCTGGATCCCGGTGCGCTCCAGGCCCTGTTGGTCGCGTTGGAGGCGATGCGCAAGGTCTACCGGCAGGACTCGATCGCCGTATTGCCGGGCACGACGTATTTCGTAGATGGATCTTTGTCCGCACTCACAAAGGAGTAATCATGGGTTGGCTCTCTATGGGTGAACCCCAGCATCACTGTCTGTTTCCCATGCTTTACGACGGCCCGCTCGAAGAAGGCTATGTCGATTACATCGGCGAGCGTGTGTACGTCGGCGCACGGTGGCAGTGCACCGAATGCAGGCAGATCTGGGTCCTTAGCGACGATAAAACGTGGAAGCGAGAATCATGAGCGACACCTCTTTCTATCGGGCCAAGCCCGCGCTGCGCGCTGACCTGCTCGACTTCAAGGGCCGGTACGGCGAATTCGTCCAGACCGTGGTGAAGCCCTTCTCCGATGAGTGGCCCCACAACCAGCCCGTCCGAGACCCCTTCGGCGGCGTCGTCGGATTCGAGGACAACCATCCGGAAGACCCACCGGAGGGCCTGAGCCGCAGCCAGAAGCGTGGCTATCTGATCCCCGTGCGCGGGAAGAAGGGTGCGATCTGGCAGGAGCGACTGGACACCTTCCAGACCGTCCCGCGCCTCCAGAGCGTGCTGGAGCGACACAACGTGCCCTCGGAGGTCACCGACCTGGCGCATAGCCGGATCTGCCTCGTCGACTGGATGGACTTCGGTGATGATGGCGCGGTGCTGTTCCTGAACACCGACTTCAATCCGGTGCCTGACGCGGTCGAGGTCATGCCACGCAGCGAGTTCTGGGCCCTCCATGAGGCACGTTGCCCCACCGATAGCTCATGAACATCAAAAAGCTCGTCGGCCTGGTGCGCACCTGCTGGTTCTGTGGAGATGACGATGGTCTCCGCACCCAGGTGTGGTGGCGGGGATTCTGGCGTAACGCCTGCCCGCGCTGCGTGGATCTCCATAACCGAGGTGAACTGACCGAGACGGTCGAGGCCGAACTGGTGGAGGAGGAAGCCGGATGAACGCCCATGCGCAGGCATACGGTGCCCGATGGCTTCACGATGCGCAGGACAGTCCCGAGGACGAACGACTGATCGTGGAGCTGCATGAGTTGCTCTACTCGTCAGTAATCCCCGACGATGGCCCTGTCCGTCTCGCTCGATCTCTGGAGTTGGCATGACCGATCTGCCGGATGAAGTCACGACCGCCGCGTCCATCGTGGCGATGCGACTGATGGCCGAGAATCTGACCAAGTGGCATGAACTCGTGGGCAAGGTCGTACACACCGACCTGGCCCTGGGTTATCCCAAGCTCAGCGCCGAATGGTGCCGCCTGATCCAGGAGGCGATCTTGGCGACCGCCATGGCCATGCAACCGGAACGCAAGCTCTACGACGCCGCCCTGCACACCCTCACGGTGGCTACCCGGCATGCCGCAGCAGCGGCGAAGGGAGTCGACTGATGGGCCGGCACGCCAAGGAGGGTCACAGTCCCGCTCCGGCGGCCTCAGCCCCCTTGGCGGGTCGGCACCGCGCCGATGTACGACACCCTGACACCTCCGCGATCACCATCTCCGGATTTTTCCGGCGTTCCCGCCATTCTTCCCGTCGGGAACAGGATCCGAACGAGTTCCCCGAGCCAGAAGGTGCCACCCCCGGCTGGGGTGGCACTCTCCAGGGGATGCGGGCCGTCACCCCCGCCGTACGTCCCCGCCCTCTGGTCGAGGCTCGGGCTACCGGTCCCGTTCCTCTCGATCAACTTTTCGAGCCCGATTCGGTGCTCGAACCACCCACCCACTACCGCCTGCTCGTCCCGCCTCCCGCTCGCTCCGTCACCGTGAGCGGGACAGTCTTCACGGGCGGCCTGGGTCATACCCCTGGAGTCTGATCATGTGTCGGAGCGAGAATGCCGACCCCGCCACGCTTTGCCGTGAGGTCATCCGTCTGGCCGTGAAGGACCATCGGTGCGATGAGTGCGGTCGTACCATTTCCGCCGGAGAACGCTACGAGTTCGTTCACGGCCTCTACGACGGCCACTGGGACACCTACCACACCTGCCAGCACTGCCAGGCCGCCCGAGCATGGTTGGAGCGTGAGTGCGGCGGCTGGGTCTACACCGAGGTGCGCGATGAGCTGATCGAGCACTGGGAAGAAGACTGGATCTACCGCACCATCTGGCTGGCCCGCGTCATCGCCGGCATGAAGCACCGCTGGCACGACGGCAGACTGCCGGTGCCCGCTACTCCGCCCGTCGTGGCGGCGTAGCCATGGCCAGAAGGATCTTCATCTGCCCGTCGGGCGATCCCGTATTGAGCGATCCCAACCCGGCCTGTCCTCGGCATGAGCTGCACACGCCCTTGCCGAAGGGCTATGTCGACCGGTTCGACTGGTGCGCGAGCATGGCTTACCGGGGCGCCCAGCAGTCTCGGTGTCCTGGCTGCAACCTGTACGTGATCTGGAGTGGAGGACGGGAATGACTGATGCCCTCGGAACCGAGCAGCTCTACGAAAAAGATCATCCGGAGGCGTGATCGATGGCGATCCAGCTTCTCTCCGGGCAGGTCTGGGTATCCGTCGGGAGGCGTAACCGAGGCCGTCGGGTCCAGATCGAGCATCTCGCGACGGACACGCTGATCAACCAGCGCACCGCGCCGGTGGCGATCTGTACGGTCCTGACGGATTGCGACAAGCATGCGGCAGTCTTGGGTTCCCCATCGCACCGCAGTGCCATCGGTCGCACTGTCGTCATCGAGATGCGTCAGTTCGACCAGAACAGCTACCGGCTGATCTCCCAGCCGAAGGAGAGCACATGAGCGAGATCAGCACACCCGAAGCGATCGCCGTAATCACTCGGCACTTCATGCACGGCGCGATCGAGCACGAGGCCGAGAACGGTTGGGAACTCTACCCGGAGATCAGCGAGAACGACTGGGTCAGGGTCCAGGGGGCTGCCCAGAGCCTCTTGGGTGAGTTGCCCACCCGGGAAGAGTTCGAGTGTGCCTATCAGCACCTGGAAGCGCGGGCACAGGAGCATCCCGGCGGCGAATGATGCGTCGAGAGTCCCTGACGCGTTGAAAGAGGCATGAGGATTCTCGTCAGTGGTAGCGCGGGGTTCGTCGGTCGGCACTATGTCGACTTCCTGTTGAGAGAGGGCCATGAGGTCTTTGGCTTCGACATCAAAGACGATGCGCATCCCCATCAGGATCATCCGCGCTACCACCACGAGGCCGAGCTGGATGCCCGTGACCACTTCTCCTTCCCGCGAGAGCGGTTCGCTTTTGGCACCGACCAGTTCGATGTGGTCATTCATCTCGCCGCGATCGTGGGCGGTCGAGCGACCATTGACGGTGAGCCGTTGACAGTCGCTACCGACCTCGGTATCGATGCCGCGTTCTTCAACTGGTGCTTCCTCACTCGTCCGCAACATGTCATCTACTTCTCCTCCAGTGCCGCTTACGGTGTTGAGCTTCAGCGTGAACCCGGCTATCTGCTCCAGGAGACCGATCTGGCGGTGGCCGGGGGTGGCCGGATTCTCCTGCCGGACATGACCTACGGTTGGTCCAAACTTACCGGCGAGTACCTTGCTCACCACCTTCGCCAAGCAGGTGTTGACGTGCACGTCTTCAGACCGTTCTCGGGGTATGGCAGCGATCAGGGAGCCGAATATCCGTTCGGGGCGTTCATCGACCGGGCCCAACGACACGCCGACCCCTTCGAGATCTGGGGTACCGGCGACCAGTGCCGGGATTGGGTACACATCGACGACGTGGTGCGGGGCACCTGGGAGATCACCCTGACCGCGCCGCCCGACGTGTACAACATCTGCACTGGCAAGCCAACGAGCTTCACCACTTTGGCTCGGCTCGTGACGACGGCCGCTGGATATAGTCCCGAAGAGTTCCGTTTCCTGAAGGAAAAGCCGAGTGGCGTGCAGTATCGTGTGGGCGACCCAACTACGATGTTGCGTTACTTCAAACCAAAAATCACTTTGGCCAATGGCATCGCCATGGCACTGGATGAAAGAGGTCATGGGTGAGTCGAGAATGGCTGACCATGTTGGTGCCCACTCGGGGGCGCCCACAGAACGCGGCAGAGCTACTGGCTGCCTGCGACAAGACGAATACCGACGCACGTACCACGATCATTTTCGGGGTCGATGCCGATGACGAGTCCTTCGATGACTACGACGAGGTGGTGCGGGCAGACACGGCTACGCCCGCCATGGTGCTGACCGTCCAGCCGGGCGATCGACGAGGCATGGTCGGTGCGCTCAACCAGATGGTGGCCGCGCTGCCCACTAGCCCGCACATGGTCAGGTCGGCGGTGGGATTCATGGGGGACGACCATCGACCCCGTACCCAGAACTGGGACCGTAAACTGCTCGCCGCGTTAGGTGAGGGCTGCTTCGCGGTGGCTTACGGCGACGACCTGATCCAAGGCCCGAACCTGGCCACGGCCGTGGTGATGACCGACGACATCCCGAAAACTTTGGGCTACATGGCACCGCCGGTCCTGACGCATCTGTTCGTCGACAACGTCTGGCTGGACTGGGGTGTCGCCACCAAGTTGACCTACCTGCCCGAGGTGATCATCGAGCACGTGCACCCGGTCACCGGCAAGATCCCCTTCGACGAGGGATACACGGCGGTGAACAACGGTGCGCTCTACGACGCCGATCACGCCGCCTACCTGGAGTACTGCATCAACCAGCTCGTTTCGGACGTCGAGAAGCTGACGTCCATATGACCGAGTGGCAGCTGTTCCCCGACGGGACGGTGCCGTACTTCACGACACCGGAGTTTTTCGAGGCCCATCCGTGGATCTCGCCCGTGCATCAGCTCGGTCACGCCGAGCGCACCGCGATGGTGGCGAACCTGATCCGCACCTTCGTCGCCGATTACGACATCAGCAGCCTTGTCGATCTCGGTTGTGGTGATGGCAGCCTGCTCGGCCAGCTCAAGGACATCCCCATCTCAATGTGGGGATACGACGCCGGCACGCAGAACCGGCAGCGCGCGATTGACGAGGGGCTCGACGTTCGTCAGGCCGACCTGCTCACCACGACGCTGGAGTACGGCGAACTGATCGTGGCGACCGAGGTCGTCGAACACCTGGTCGATCCTCGGAAGTTCATCGCTGGGCTTCCTGGTGATCGGCTCGTCCTCTCGTCCCCCTCGGCAGAGACGGGGGACTGGCATTACGAGCACCACTCCTTTGCCTGGGACATGCCCGGCTATGCCGCGATGATCAGTGACTGCGGCTGGTGCATCATCGACCACGTCGAATGCGTGGCCCCCGACAACATCCACGGGGGCGTGCAACGTCCCCAGCGCTTCCAGGCCGTCGCCGCGATCAAGGGATGACGCATGACCGAATGGCAACTGTTCGAACCCGGTACGGTGCCCGAGTGCACAACCGCTTCCTGGTATGCCGATCGACCCCGAGGACCACACCTCGATGAGGGCATCCACCAGGGGCGCCTGAGGCTCGCCAGTGAGATGGCGACCGACGCGGCCAATCGACATGGCTGTGCCGCCATCGTGGATCTGGGGGCCGGGGACGGAGGTCTGCTCTCCACCGTCAAAGGCATCCCCGCGTGGGGCTACGACCTCCAGTCCTCGAACGTCGATCCGGCCCGTGCCGAGCGGGGCGTGGATGTCCGCTATGGCGACGTGGTGGCCGGCGAGGTGGAATGGGCCGATCTGGCCATCTGTACCGAGATGCTGGAGCACCTGCTCGACCCGCATGCCTTCGTTCGCCGGATCGCCGAGCATTCCCGGGTGTTGGTGGCCAGCTCGCCCTACACCGAGACCGATGAGTCCCATTACGCCTTTCATGTCTGGGCGTGGGACCAGGACGGTTACCGGGTGCTCCTGGAGCAGGCCGGTTACCGGATCGAGCGACATGAGACCGTGGATCTGTTCCAGGTCATCCAGGGGGTGCTGGCATGACCAGCGGCATCAGCGTCGTGATTCCCTCGATTACCCCACGCGCGGACATGCTCGTCCGCGCGGTGGAGTCGGTGGCCCATCAGCTGCTGCCGGCCGACGCGATCATCGTGGAGGTCGACAACGGTCGCACCGGTGCTCCGGACACTCGACAGCGGGGCCTGGAGAAGGTCACCACCGAGTGGGTCGCCTTCCTCGACGACGACGATCTGATGGATCCCCACCATCTGGCCACCCTGCTGGCCACGGCCAAGGAGTACGGCGCCGATTACGTCTGGTCGCGGTTTCGGATCGGCTACCCCGACGGCACCGTCGTGGATGGCCCGAGCCCGCTGAGCCAGGCCACCTTCGAGCAGTTCGATCCGGACAACCCGGCCCAGACCACGGTGACCACCTTGGTGCGTACCCGACTCGCCCTGGAGGTCGGGGGGTTTGCCGCGTTCGAGGACTCCCAACGGCATATCGACGGGCAACGCATCGGCGAGGACTTCGACTTCACCATGCGTATGCACAAGGCCGGCGCCGTCTTCCGGCACGCGCCGGTGGTGACTTGGACGTGGAGTCACTGGGGGGTAGGCGGTCCAGGAGTACCCGGAAACACAAGCGGAAGTGCCAGTAGATGGTAAGGCCCTCTCTACCAGCCTCTCGTTGACCTCATGTCCTGAGGCGCCTGACACCTTGAAATAGGTGAAGGACGCCTCAGGAAGGGGTCAACGAGATGACCTTCATGTTGGACTGCTCGCACTATCAGGGCACCATCAACTGGCCGCAGGTCAAGGCCGCCGGTTGCGTGGGCGTCATGGTGAAGACCACTGACGGTGCCACCGGGGTCGACGCGAACTGGCAGATCAACCATGCCGGCGCTCAGAGCGTGGGTCTCCCGGTATCCCCCTATCACTTCTCTGAAGACGGTAACCCCGCCACCGAGGCCGCGCACTTCGCTTCGATCTGGTCGGCGGGATGGGACTTTCGACCGTGGCTGGATGAGGAGAAGACGACCGCCAACGCGGCATTCATCCGGACATTCCGCAGTACCTGGCGAGGGATCACGAACTACCCCCTGTTCGGGGTATACAGCTCCGAGAACCTCCTCACCGGCCGGCTGGCCCCCTCTGGCTGGATCGACCCGCAGACCGGTATCTGGGCCGCGCGTTACGCCCCCTCGCTTGGCTGGGACGAGGACCAGCTGCTCATCTGGCAGTTCTCCTCGGCCGCGACCATCCCCGGGGTTCTGGGGCATGTGGACGAGTCCGAGTTCATGCACGGGTGGGCACCCGGTACTGACGGTGCTCTTCTGGCCCCGACCACCAGCACGGAGGAAGACATGATCCAGACCTTCAGTTTCGATCCCACCTACGCCGCCGGTGCCACCCCGACCAGCGCCCGGCACGTCTTCGGCACCGAGACCAACTCCATGTCGCAGGTCGCCAACCAGTCCTGGATCTGGGTGAAGTCCGGCTGGGGCTCGATGGACGCGGTGCACATCATCGCCATCGGGGACGCGCCGGCCGGTAGTGCTACCGCGCGGTATCTGGCTGATCAGACCTGGACCTCGATCGCTGGGGACGCCGGTCGCTGCTTGATGGTCGCGCCGGATGGCACCGACCAGTACTCTGTCGAGGTCACCTCCAGTGCTCCCTACACCGTCACGATCGCGGTCAAGAGCAAGTAACCCTGGCCCCATCTTTGGCTGAGGACCCCGTGGCATCGCTGCGGGGTCCTCATCGTTCGAAAGGTGCCCCATGCTCTCCATCTTCACCGACCGAGCCGCGCCGCCGTTCGGTCGACCACTCGTCCTGGAAAACGACCGACATGAACGAGTCCTGTGGACCGGCAAGCGCTGGTACGACCCATCGGCCAGCAATGGCGACCTCCAGTCACAGGAGGCATGGCCGCCCGATCCCTACGTCTATGGTTCGGGCCCCTGGCATGCGGTGATCTCTCGATGACCGAGCAGCTGGAGCCCGAGAACGTCGAGCTGCTAGCCAGGCTGACTCAGTTGATCGGCGAGTACGACAGCCCTACCGAGGCGGCCCAAGCCCTCGTTGACCGTGGTCGGCAGGCTCCCGAGCCTCCTGACGAGGATTGTGACGATGACGGCCGGTAGCGAGGACGTCTTTCGCGCGCTCGATGTGATCAAGCGTCGGGATGTGGCGGAGATCCTCAACCACTTTTCCCTGTTGGGGTGGCGCTTGTCTCATCCCGAGACGGGCGCGGTGATGGATCCCGCAGTCCTGGCCCGACACATCCTGGAACATCGCTCCTCCCCCTTGGTGCCATCCGGGGAGGGAGGTACTGTTGAGCCGTCACCAACCTCGACCTCTCCCGAAGGAGGTACCCCCGATGGGAACTACGACGATCCAGACGAAGCCCTGTCCTGAGTGCGGTCGAGCAGCTCAAGAGCTGTCCGTGCCTGACGACGCCGCGTTGCGGTACTACAACGGCGCGACGATCCAGAGTGCCTTTCCGATGCTCTCGGCCGACGAGCGCGAGCTACTCATCAGCGGCCTACACAGCGAGTGCTGGGAGAGGCTGATGGCGCTCTATGACGAAGAGCTGGTCGGGGAGGAGACATGAGTCGCACCCACAGCGTCCCCTTCACCATCAACAACGAACGCGTCGGCACCGCAGTGGTCGTGGAGCGGGATGACTTGCCGAGAACCATTCCTATCCCACCGGAGTCGCCCTTGATCCAGTAGGATGTACTCACGGGTTCACGTCAGAACCCGTTCAACCCCCAGGGGCTCCAGGGGCCCGCCCGGCAAAGTCTGCTTCTTAGGACGATCACGCGTAGAGCCCAACGGCTCCGCCTGATTCGTCCGGGAGTTGGTGACGCGACAAGGCAGATGATGAGGTTCAAATCCTCACTGGGGGACGAGCACAGCCCCGGTACGAATCCCGTACCGGGGCTGTTTGCTGTTTGGCGGACGTCGAGTGCGCCGCTCACCCGGTGCGATCGACCACCGAGCGTATCGATACCCCAGCCTTGTCAGTAACGCGCGACACTGGAAGTACGCGGTGCGCCGGCCGGAGTGTCGACCCTCACCTCCGGCCGGAGCCCGCAATCAAGGTATGAGAGATGAGATCAGCTTGCGCGATCCAGGGGATCATGCGTTACTGTCCTCTCCGTCACCAACCCCCAGTCACCGGGCCGCACCCGGAGGAGCGATGAGCTTCCAGATCCTTGACGATGATGAGGTCCCTTCGGAGACCGTCGAGTTCACCGTGCGGATTACTGGCTCGACCGACGACATCGGTCGTCTGCTGGATTTTCTGTCCGCATCTACCCACCCGCGTGTCGAGTTCGATCCTCCGGGTTGGACCAAGACCTTCTACGGATTCGAGCTGGACGTATGGAACCTGACATAGAAGACGATGGCCTCGACCCGAGACACAAGCGGGTCATGATTTCCGTCAAGGGCAACCGTCATCAAGAGATGATCGACGCCGCCATCCTGGAGGCAGCGGCCTTCCTGGGCATGATGCCCAGAGAGCTGACCGTCCTGTCCTGCGGGATGGCCACCCCCGTCGAGTACACCCGCTTCCCGACCGACCTCAACCACGACATCATGCCGGAACTGTGGGCCATGGAGGTCTTGGTCGGCGTCTTCATTCCTCCCAAGAACCCGGAGAAGGACTCATGACCGACACTGTCGAATTTGACACCCCCGAGTACGCCGCGCAGCACGAGCAGATCGATGAGATGGCCACCTTGGCCACGCTGGAGCAGTTGCTGGCCGAGGCCAACGAGGTGCTCATCGACTTCGAGGTGCCTGAGCCGTTGCCTGAGGACGCCTATCCCACCGTGGCCCAGATCGAGGCCGACCTGGATGCCGAGGTCGATGAGGAGCCAGAGGAGGTCAAGGAGTGACCACTCCGGAGACTCCGCAACGCATCCGCATCCCGGATCCCACTGGAGATGCCTTCGTGGACTACCTGGAGATCCGTATCGCGCAGGTTTTGTGCCGTCAACCGGCGGGTGGGCATCGGGAGGACGAGGGTCGCCAGTTCGCTTTCGCGATGGGGCTGGCGACGGCTCGGTGGGTCTATCTCCTCCAGCACGACATCGTCAACGAGATCGTCGGCCCTGTCGAGTTCGTCGCCGCACTCAAGGGACGGCTGGCCACCCTGTCCGCACAAGAGACCGGCGTACTCATCTCAATCGCCCTGGACTCAGCCAACTATGCCGAAGTTCGTCACGGTCGACGTCAACTACGCGATCTGCTACTGATCGACTAAAGGAGGTACACGACATGGCTGGTTGCGGTAGCCGCTATCACGCCAATCAGCTGATCAGCTGCGAGAATCCGGCACCCAACCATGTCGTGTGCACCGCGTTCGACCCCGAGCAGTGGACGCACCTGCACTGGGACAACCCCACCTATGAGCCGCCACCCGAGCCGGAGAGCAAAGCCGGTGGCCGCGAGAAGGCCCGCAAGGTAGCTGCCAGGACTGAACCGCCCTGGACCATGATGGATACCGTCAGGAAGACCGCCACGGGGTTAGATAGCTCCTCCACGCGGTGGACCGACGAGCAGCGAGCCCAGGTCACCGAGACGATCATCCGGTTGGCCTACTCTCGTCGAGCGATCACCGCCGACGACATCTGGGCCGCCTGCCCCGAGGTACCACCTGGTCCCGGCGTACACGCGCTCCTCACTCGCGCCGTCCAAGAGAAGCTCCTGACCAAGGGTGACTTCGCGGACAGTCAGCGCAATGACCGCGCCGATCACGACCGTGGCCGGCGGTTACGGGTGTGGCGTTCGCTGGTTTACGGCACGTCCACCTGAGGCCAATCTCGCAACTGTGCCCGATCAGGAGTCGCCGAGCTAACTGGTGACCCAGCTTTTGATCGGGAGGCCGATATTCATGCCGACGGACCGCGACGCGCAACAACTGCTCCATGAGGCCGCGAACGCGCCCAGCCTGGCCGAGGCCCGCCGTTTGGTCGGCGAGGCCGAGCTGGTGAAGACCGCGCTCGTCCACAAGGCCACTCAGGATCGCGAGGTGGATCTGGCTCAGGCGATCGTGCGCGATCATCTGACGCCGGTCTCCGTGTTCGAGCATCACACCGCAGCGACCGACTGGCTCGGCGAGATCGATACGACACCGCCGGAGGACATGGATCATCAGATCCTCGCCCAGGCCAGCCTCTGGTACGGCAACGTGCATCCCGAGGTGAAGTCCTTCCCTTCCGAGTTCGCCGAACAGGCACGGGGGAAGGCCCACAAACTCGCCGGCGCCTACGGACCCTCGGCGGACGCGGCCGAGGAACTGTTCCTGGGACATGTCGCTGCCTGTCATGCGCGCGAGGTCAAGGCCGGTGTCGTCAAGCTCGCCGTTGAGGCTCCCACCGCGCCGGACACTTCCCCGATGCCCTCGGGCTCGGCGTATGAGGGTCTGCCCGAGAACATCACCACTTCTGAGCGTGCCCCCGCCATCCAGGCCCTGGAGCAGAACAACGGCGCCGGTGGCGCGACCGACGTGGTGCCCATCAACGATCCCGGCCTGGGCGCGGCCGATACCCAGGTGGACCGCACCAACAACGACCTCGGTGACCAGTCCGTCGCCGATCTCACCAGTCAGGTGGACCGCACCTCGACGGCGAGCCGGCATGTCGCAACGAAGGGAATCCCCACCATGCAGCACGCGCAGTGCCCGACGTGCGGAGGCCACGGCCGGGTTGCCGTGCGCGTGGCCCCGCAGCCAACCATCGTCGACATCGTTCGGATGGGCGTTTCGGGTCTGGACCAGGTCGATCAGATCGTCGACCCACACGACAACGGCCCCGACACCAACCCGGCTCCGGGACAGGCCGAGACCTACCCCACCGACGTGGCGTTCCCGTGGACGATGAGCCCGGCCAACGTCCAGCAGACCATCAGTGAGAACCAGCAGCAGCTCGCCGAGCGGGAGCAGCGCAAGGGCGCCTCCCTGGAACGCACCGCACGCAAGGAGGGCAACGCCGCCTACCGCGCGTTCGTCGAGCACAACATGAAGCGGCTGGACCCTGGCAAGAACTTCGACCCGCAGCACCGGCACGTCACGCTGCACCAGGCCGCGACCCAGTTCGCGTTGAAGGCGTATGCCGTCGTCAAGCGGGCCGGCACCGACGACTCCGGTTGGATCGGTGACATGGGTGCCGGCGGCTACTCCACCGGCGAGCAGGACTGGAACGAGTCCGCCATGTCCGGCGCGAACAACCTTCAGACCCCGGACCCGGTCTATGGCTGGGGCGGTGACAACCCCTCACAGCCACTCAAGCCCTACGGCGCTGATGAGGCCGACGACGCCACCAACAACCCGGATGAGTGGGCGCCGGGGCAGCCGACCCAGATGGACATGGGTGGGCGTGGCCAGGCCACCAATGGTGCCCCGGCGCCCGGCTTCCCGAACGCACCAATGAGCCATGGTGCTTCCGTGGACAGCGATCCGAAGCTTCAGGAGCTGCTGGCCCTGGCTCGTCGGCGTCGAGCGTTCCTGGAGAGCAAGCAGAACGCCTGAGCGGCCAGAGCGGGAAGGGGCACACCCCATGGACTTCCGTGCGGCACATCGGAAGATCGCTGATGGCCTGTCTTCGGACATGGCGATGGACAGTTCAATGGAGGACGCCAGTCTTCCGGCGACTCGCCAGACCTTCCAGCCTCCTCCGGCGACGGACGGCTTGGACCCTGCCGCCTCGGGTGGCGCAGCCCCGATGAATGCGGTCGAGCCCTTCGGTAAGCCCGTGGTCAGTGACCCGCTGCTGCCAGGCCCGGCCGGCCACGAATCCGACCGAGGACCGGTGCCCTACACCGGTCCGGGACCCGATGTTGACGTGACGACACTGCACGGGGCAAGCCTGGGGCTGCGTGCGGAGACCTACCAACGAAAGACGACGAGGTTCCGATGACCACGGATCTGCTCTGGACAGAGGCGAGTCGGGATCTGGAAGCGGAGCACGCTCAGCTGCGCCTGTTCGAGGCCCAGCAACGCACGGCGGATCTCTGGCCGTTCGTGGCTCTGGCGCGCTCCCAGGAGGAGCTGGGGCATCGGCTGGCCCTGATCCAGGACACCCTCACCGAGCGAGTCCCAGACCTGAGCCTGCACGGCGCCCTGATTGAGGGTTTGACGGCCAACCTGCTGCTCCAGGGCTACTCCACCGACCCGAACCAGGACAGTGGCGAGGACGAGGCCCCCAATGCCTCCACCTCGGGTCTGATCGGCAACGGGTCGAGCCTCCAGGACCAGGACGGCACTCCCGATCTCACCGCGTCCCGCAAGCCCGTCCAGATCTGGCATGAGGGCAAGCGTCAGTGGATCACCGTCACCGCTGATGCTCCCGGCAACCCGGCCTACTTCTCCGGCGGACCGGAAGCGGGCCCGAACACCGGTCAGACCGGGAGTTTCCCGGTTGAGCCCGGTGGCCCTGACCCGGTGGACCCCATCAACGGCAACGTGCCGCTCTCTCCCACCAATGTGCTCGAACCAGCCAATCGGTTCCCGGCCCAGCCGCAGCCTTGGACCGTCCCGGCCGACAAAGGCTGGGTTGAGTATCCGATGACCTTGGGGACCACCACGGCCACCCTGCACACCCATCCTGGTTTCGGTCCTGGCGTGGTCATGCAGGGCAGCCAAGGGAAACTGGGTGAATGGAACACTCTGCACTCGGCCAGCAACTTCGTTCCTGAACAGGCCAACCCGAACTATTTCGACCAGGGTCAGGTCGGCCTGGAGTCGCCGGAGGGTGCCGGGTTTCCGGTAGATGAGGCTCTCCCGGAACCCAATGAGCGAGTGGATCTCTACCAGAACGCCATGCCTGCCGGTGCGGGTGGAGCGGGGGTCAGTGCCCCTGGTGCGTACGGTGGCCCCGCCGTCAACTTCACCAACCCGCCGCAGTATGTGACCAGCGCGATCCGGAACAACGTCGGCACCTGCGCGGCCGATGGGTGCGGCCGGCCCGTCTATCGGCAGGGTGCCAAGTGGCATCATCTGGACGCCCATCTCAAGGGTGACCACAACGTCATGCTCGACGCCGATCACCCGTGGGTACAGGAGATGGCGCACTCCTCGGCGAAGATCCGTAAGGTGCGCGGTGGCTACGCGGTCTTCGACGGTAACGGTGAACGCCAGACCAAGGCGATGCTTTACTCGGCGGCACTGAAGGCCAAGCAGGCCAACCAGTACATCCGCAAGGATGGGGATCAGTGGGTCATCACCCAAAAGGGCACCGGCAAAGTTCTGTCACATCACGACAGTGAAGAAGAGGCCGAGAAGTCTTTCTCCGCCATGGAGATGCACAAGCATGAGGGGCGTTTCGTACGGCTAGCCGACGGTACCGACCCCAGTGCCGCAGCCGCTTTCAGCTTGCCCGAGACCGGTGGCAGTCCGATGAATACTCCCGCTCCCGCCGCGCCTCCGTCCATGGCACAGGGCGGTGCTGGCGCCGAGGCCATGCCACCGATGCAGAAGCCCAGTGGCGGCTCAACCGCGAACGTCCCCACTCCAGGAGTCACGGGGTCGCGGGACCCTCACGTGGTCGCCCTGTTCCATGTCGGTGAAGACATGGTGCGTGGACGACCGACCTCGGAGAGTCCCACCGGGGTGCCGGACGAGTTCACGGCCAACACCTGGGAAGGCCCGCTGAAGACTCATCCGCGTCAGTCCCCCGAGCAACGCGGCATCAACACCCCGCAGACCCCGAGCACCCCGATTCCGCAGATCAGCTCTTCGGACAACCCGGGCCAGAACGAACGGTCGGCAGAGCAGGACGAAGACGACGAGGACGAGGATTGATATGACTGAGCAGCGTCCCGTGCCGGTGATCTGCCTGGGGTGCGGACACCGCGAGGTGCTGCCCCTGCGTGAGATCACCGCAGCCTTGATGTGTACCTGTGGTTCGGACGATCTTGATGTGTTCGACGAGCACACGGCCGCCGGCCCGCACGAGTACGGCTCCACCTCGGTACCCACCCATCAGGCACCGTCGACGATTGACGGGTGGAACGAGTATCAGGGTCCGATGCCGGGACCCAACGAGCAGAGCAACGGCATTCCGACTCCGATCACCTGTCCGATCTGCCACGGCTCCGGTTTCGACCCACAGGACAGCGAGGGTGGCGGCTTCGGTGGCACGTGCCGTACCTGCCGTGGCTCCGGCATCTACACGCCGATGACCGAAGCGACACCCCCCATGGTCGCCCGCCATCCGTACCCGAGCAACCAGACCAAGGTGCCATTCATGGGTAGCCCCGGCGTGACGGCGGCCGTCGACACTACTGAGCCCCCGACCAATGAGTACCAGCTTCGACACACCACCCCGGAGTACACCTCGCAGGGACCTCGGGGACCGGCCAAGCCCAATCGGTCCTACGACTCCGGTGACGCCGAGACGTACTACCCCAAGGCACAGAACCGCTCTCCTGCGGTGCACCATCGCAAACCACACGACTACTCCAGCGAGACGGCCAAGCCATTCTCGATGCCGGGGTCCTCCTGTCCGAACTGTGGGGATGGCCCACTGAGTTTGCGCAAGGACGCCGACGAGAACGCGTGGGCATCGTGCCCGAACTGTGGCCCGTTGGTGAACATCGATCGGCATCCCGAGTACGACCCGTACAACCTGCGATGGGGAACCGAGCTACCCAAGCAGAAGTTCAAGGAGGGTCGTCGGCTGGTGGGGAACACCAAGAAGACGGGCCGATTGCTGTCCATCATTTCCAGTGTTCAACAGTCCAATCCGGGCCTGAGCATGCGCGAAGCGGTCACGCTGGCTCGGCAGACGGTGGCGAGGTACTGACCCGATGGCATTCCTGCGCGAAGGGTTCACGATCACCTTCATCGGCTCGCATGACGCCGATGGGGTGACCTTGGGCGACAAGGGTCGTCTCCTGGCCTTCGCCAGCGATCATGCCGCCCATGTCCAGTGGTTGACCGGGATCCGCGAAGGTCAAGTGACTCTCACGGACATCGAGGACATCGACAACGCCTCGCAGAAGTACGCCATGGCGCACCACGATGACCTTGCCGACTCGTTGGAGATGGGATCACTCCAGACGGTAGGGGCCCGTTCGGTTTACGACATCGCTGGCCCGGAAGGAACCCTGGTGCACATGGCCTCCCAGGGCCAGCTCGGCGGGCTCGCACCCATCGCCGATGGGGTACTGGGTTGGGTCTGTACCAAGATCCGAACTGAGAGTGCCTTCATGTCGGCACTCGCTGGGCTAGACCCGGATGAGCAAGAAGAGATCATTCAGATGGCTGCGTGCACGGTGCTTCGAGACACGTTCGGAGGCACCGATGACGATTGAGCAGCATCCACATGAGGCATGGCAAAGCGCTGTATTCGGTTGCGCCCACATCAGTCAGCATCGCACCCTTGCGCATCACCACGTTGCCACCCAGCACCTGGCAGATTTGCTTCGACCGATCTCTCGGGATGAGCAGGTGGCGCGCCTACGCACCATGGATGCCGGATTCGCTCATGACATGCAGGAGCGTCATCGCCCCTTCGATCCAGTAGCGGATGTGGTGCGTGGTGCTCGTACTTACAATCGTTCCCACGGCCTCGACGATCCGCATTCGCTGCCCTACCACCAAGTGCGTACGACTTCCAACACCATCGACCGGGTGGGGAGCGCTTATGGTGCACTACCGGACTTTGACAAGCGTGCTATCCCACATTTCCATGCTATGGGTGAAGAAGTAGGGCGTCAGTTCGACCACCTCACGCGTCCTCGCCATCAGGGGGGCATGGGCGTCAACGTCGAATCTGTTGATCACGATCCCTACGCCAACGTGCACGAGATGGTGCATGATCTGCGGAACAACAACCGTCTCCAGGTCATGGGCACTCACGTTACCGGCGGTCACCCGTACTTCTCCAACGATCAGAATGATCGATTCCGGGCAGTGCATGATGCTTTCGGCCATGCGGCGACCGGGCGTGGCTTTGATGCCAGCGGTGAGGAGGGTGCCTATCTCGCGCATTCTCGGATGTTCACCCACCATGCGCTACCGGCCATGCAGAGCGAAACGCGTGGCCAAAACGGCTTCGTACACCTCAACAATGACTTCGGACCGCAGAAGGTCGCGCTGCTACCCGAACATATCCGCAATATTCCCGTCATCGGCGCCACTCCGACCCAGCGTGTTGCGAAGGCTACCGACTGGGACGAGTACCGCCGTATCCAGGATGCCCAGGATCGACGCTATGAGCGTCCTGGCATCGTCGGAGGCCAGGAAGAGCACGACCAGTTCTATGGCCGTGGCGAGCACGCTGGGGCTGGTACCGAGCACCGCCTGACACCGCAGGAGTGGATGCGGCACTCGCACGAGCCCAGCTTCGATGAACTCCCCCCGCAGGAGCACGAATGGCATTGGGGCTATGACCTGGGGGCCCAGCACTCCCAGCACATCGACAACGGCGAGTTCGACCATGCCTACTCCGGTTCGGCACACCCCGACCACTTCTTCTCCGGCTACACCGAAGGGCTGAGTTCGGTTGCCTCAGCCAATCCACTGTCCACTCCGCAGGGCGTTGTCGCCCACGAGGAAGGTCGACAGAGCGTTCGGGACATCAACGGCACGCCGCTCTGCGACTGGCACGCCGACCGCGCCAAGGAGCTGATGGGGCTCTCCGACCAGATTGGCCGACAGACCGGCCTGATCGACGAGACGGAGCCCCACACCCACACCGAGACCCCGACCTACCCTGGCCAGTGCGCTGCCTGTGCGAGCGCTCAGGGGAAGAATGAGGGTCGCCCGTGGGAGGCTCCGCAGGGTGGTTTCCGGCCGTCCCCCATGAGCGAGCACCAGGTTTCGCAGCGCGCGTGGCCGAACAAGCCAAGAAGGACGGGACCCATGCCGCTGTTGCCGCAGTCGATGTCCTACCGCGTGGCCGTTCGTCGTGGTCAGGGAGTGCTCCCCCAGCGATCGGACGGTCTTCAACGGATAGCTCACCACATCAGCACGGATATGCCCGATATAGTAGTTTTGCATAAATTGGCGCATGATTCCGGAGATGGGCAGACAATTCTGCATTGTCCGTTCTGTGGCTCAGGCCAGGTGATTGCTACTTCCGACGGCGGGGTGAATTGCGAGTTCTGTAAGGCCAGCTTTACGGTGCAAATTCAACCGCAGTACCCGGCTTTCCCACAGAGCATCGATGGTGCGCCCGTCAACGTGCCCGGCATGGGTCCGGACTTCTCGCCCTACGGTGGCACTCCACCCGGCGCAGAGGCCCCCATGCCGATGGATGGCGAGGAAGATGACACCGACGAGGGCGACCCGATGGGTACCAACGCCGACGAGACCGAGCCGCCACCAGAAGATGATGAGGACGACGAGGACTCGAACAACAACGGGCCGATCACCAAAAAGACCTATCGGACCATGACCGGAGTCCGACTTGATCGGGAGGCGTACCTCAGGCATCTCGCGCTGGCCTGTTCCCCTGATACCCAGCAGGTGCTACGTCGTGTGCGCGCGGTGAACGGAACCGGCGCATGAGCGAACCGTTTAAGGTCAGTGACCGCCGAGGCCGCATCGTCGTTGGCCAATCCGTTGATGATGCGAAGAAGATGGCCAGCGACGCCACCGATTTGATGCGTCGCACTTTTGGCGACACCAATCCATACACTCAAGCGTTCTCTCGCAACCAGTCCACCGACCAGGTGGTCGATGAGATGCGACTGAATCGGCGCGTTGCCTCGATGCAGAAACGCGGCATGGGTGTCGGTGGCGTCAACGGTGCGTTCGGAGCCGGGGCCAATGTCTCCTTTGCGACCGGACGTCCCCGCGATCCGCTGTTCTATTGGCGAGAGAACAATCTCCCGTACGACATCACCAAAGACTCAGAGCTCAAAAAGATCAGAGCATTTTGTTCACTCCTGTATCTGACCCACCCGATCATCGCGTCCTGTATCGACATCTTCACAAAGTTCCCCTTGCAGGGTATGGAGATTCGGTGCTCGAAGGATGAGCAGATCGAGGAGTTCTACAACAACCTGTTCTTCGATGAGTTGGGGTACCGCAACTATCTCGTCGATGTGAGCCACCAGCGCTGGCTGCTCGGCGAGGCATGGCCGTTGGGGTCATTCAACGAGACCTTGGGTGTGTGGGAGGGCGAGGAGCTGCTCAATCCCGATGACGTCGAGGTAGAGCGTTCTGCCCTGGTCAAGGATCCCCGCTTCCTCATCCGGCTGCCTGAGACCCTGCGGAAGGTGCTTCAGGAGCGTTCGCCGCGCTGGGAGTACAACTCGCTGATCAAGAACTATCCAGAGTTGCAGTCCTACGCGGCCGAAGACTCCCTGATGCCGGTCTCGAACATGCTGCTCAAGCAGATCCGGTTCAAGGCAGACACGTTCCACAAGCGTGGCATTCCGATCCTCATGCGGGCCTTCCGCTCCGTGGTGCAGGAGGAGATGCTCAACGCTGCTCTGGATGCCATTGCCGACCGGCTCTACACCCCGCTGATCCTGGTACGTCTTGGCGCGTCGGCTTCAGATCTGGGAACTGAAGTTCCGTGGATCCCCACCCAGGGTGATCTGGAGACCTTCGAAGAGGCCATGGACGCCGCCTTGGCTGGCGACTTCCGAGTACTGGTCAACCACTTCGCCACCGACATCACCTCGGTGTTCGGACGAGAGAACATGCCCGACCTCTCCGGCGACTTCGACCGCATCACCGATCGGCTTCTCCAGGTGTTTGGTATCAGTCAAACCATGCTCAACGGTGCAGAATCGGGCGAAACGTACGCGGCTGATGCTCTGAATCGCGACATGATGGCCACCCTGCTCACCGATCACCAACTTCAACTTCAGAACTTCTTCGATGATCGCGCTCGGATCGTGGCGGAGGCACAGGAGCACTACGACTTCGAGGTCCGGGGCGGTATCCGGTACGTCAAGATGGAGGAAGTCCTCAAGGTCGATGAGGAGACCGGCGAGGAGACCATCGTCGAGCAGCCCAAACTGCTGGTCCCCGAACTGTGCTTCGCCACCATGACCCTCTCCGACAAGCAGACCGAACGAGCCTTCCGCGAGGAACTCGTCCAGGGCGGTGTGCCGCTGACCATCAAGTCCCGCATCGTCGGCATGGGCATCGACTTCGATCAGATGCTGGAGGAGAAGCAGAACGAGCAGGTTCGACTGGCCGTTGCCGAGCAGGAAACCCGGCGAGAGACGTTCAAAGCCCTACGGGATCAGCGTCTGCCGATCCCCGTTGATCTCCAGTCCGACTTCCAGCCCGTGGCCAAGCAGCCCGGCCAGCCACTCAATCCGGCTCAGGATGCCGCACTGCCACTATTGGGGGCGCAACCCCAGGATCTGCCGGCGTTGGCCCCGACGATGGACGATCAGACGATGGAAGACCAGCAGGATGCCCCCGGTCCGCAAGACCAGGATGGTCCGAGCCCGATGATGCTGATGCCGATGAACGCGGTACCCCAGGATGGGGATCAACGACCGCCAGAATCTGACGAGCAGAGGCAAGGCATGCCTAAGCCGGCACGCAAATACCTCTCACAGAAGATCTCGAAGACGGCCCAGGCCGACTATGACCGGCAGATACGTGGCCAGATCCATGAGGCCACCCTCAAGCACTATGAGGCACCGGACAACTCCGAGGAAGACCAGGATCGTCCCGAGCATTGGCAGCCGACCGGTAAGTTCGCCGGGCCGGCACATCTCGGGATGCGTCAGCATGTCCAGATCCCCGAGTCGATGATCTGGCGCGACGAGGATGATGGCGAGACCACGTAACTACTGGTGGCCTTCTCTCGGGGACCCCGTAATCAGTGAGGAGGCCCATCATGAGCCTGGGAGCGCGTACGGCCCGACACGACACCGTAGGGAGCCGGCACGAGGCCGTCCATCCCGAGGACTATGCCGACTTCGCCGTGCAACAGCACGTGCGCACCCTCGACGGGCTGCTGGGCGTCGTCACGGCGGTCAATGACGGGCCTGTCGAGGGGTATGAGGATTACACCGTCACTCTGGACAAAGGCATGGGTGTCGGTACCTACACCAGTTCTCAGCTCAGTGCCGTCGGTGAGCCTGGTGAGGTCGGGCATACTGCCGTGTCGGATTATCCTGAACTTGGCACGATCCTGACCGATCGGCCCGACCCCGCCAAGGAGAGCTGAATGGATCCTTTGGTGCGGGTGGCCTACGAGGGGTACGGCGAGCACACCCATTGGCTGACCTTCGACGGCCGACCTATGCCCTCCTGGGCCGCGCTGACCCCTCGTACGAGGGATGCCTGGGCGGCTGCCATTGAGGCCGTACTGAAAGCACAGGGCGGAGAGACGGATGTGGCACCCCTCTGATCGGCTGTTCGCGCACTACGCGGCCGAGCAACCACAGGAGAGTGAGCCCGTCGCGGACGTCTCCGACCTGCCGCACACGTGCTCCTACTGTGGCTCCCAGGAGTTCGAGCAGCCCGAAGACACCGGGCGCGGTCTGCGGGCCATCTGCTCGGCCTGTGGGGGCGCCATGCTGCGCACCGAGGATGGTCAGTGGAGTCCGGCCGGTCTGAACGCCACCCACAACCACCCGCGCCCGGATGGTGACCCCGCTTCCGGTGGTGTCGGGGGCGCCGCGAACGTCGGTGTGGACCCGGACCGGATGAACGACGCTTCGGCCCGGCATGGATCACTCGACGTGATAGCGGCGCGCGCGTACCAGGACGATCCCTACGTCATGGCGAAGCCGGGCGACAAGGTACCGTGCCCGACCTGTGACGGCCACGGATCCTACGAGGAAGACGAACCCAAATCGGACGGGCAGGTCGCGCGCGAAGGTATCCCCGACGACGCCCCCGAGGGGGACTTCTACAACACCGTCACCAAGCCGTGCGAAGACTGCGATGAGCGTGGCTACCACGTACGCCAGACCGACCGGGAAGAGTTGGATACGGCCCGCGCCGAGGGCAACACTCAGTACGTCAAGGACTTCACCGAGAAGCACGAGGACGAACCACACCCGGACCGCGTCAAGATGCCCTCCTGCCCGCCGGAGTGCCGCTTCCCGACAGCCCGCCGGGTTCACACACCCAAGCTGAGCGCGCTGAACGACGAAGTTCCGTGGTGCGCACACCTCTACCACGGCAACTGCACCTACCCGGGCGACAAGCTGCCCAACGGCACCGTCCTCGGCATCCCGCAGGACCGGGGCCCGTGCCCGTGGAAGCACAACGCCTTCCAGCAGGCCGCGTGCCCGATCTCCGCGCCGGGCCCGATGGCCGTCATGCAGGTTAGTGCGGCACTGCACGAGGCGATGCCGTCACGTAAGCATCCGGCACCTGAGGACTTGTCCTACGACACCTATCACCCGAAGCCGGGCGAGCAGTACTTCGACGAGGCCGAAGAGAGCAATCCCGGCTGGTCCCACCATCTGCTTCGGGCTCACCGCTCCAGCGTGGATGTTGGCGGGTCGCAACCGCACATGGTTGGCAGCGTCTACTACAGCCACCAGCCCGACGGTCCCGTGCCGATGGTCAAGGTGCACAAAATGCTCGTCGGCCACCAGTATCGCAGTCAGGGCGTGGCCAGCGCGATGCAGGACGAGTTGCATCGCCAGTATCCGGGTCACTTCATCGACCACGGGGATCGGACGGCGGACGGCCACGGCTGGGCCTCCCAGTACGAGGCGCCCTCAGATCACATCATGTCGCAGGTAACCGGGATGATGAAGATTGTGGCGTTCTCCTGGGACGAGATCGGTGATCGTCACCCGCACATCTACGGTGACTCCGAGATTCACGGAGAAGCCGCCGATGGGGCCGACGGTCCCGGTATCGGTGACGCGGCGAACTACCTCGCGCACGAACGTCCCGACGATCCTGACGCCGAGCACCACTCGGTGTACGACATGGACTTTCATGAGGAGCACGTCGACCCGCGACACATCGACTACTCCCCTTCCGGCCGTGACGACTACCGGGTCAGTCATGCGATGGAGGGATACCGTGAACATCCCGACACAATGCCGCCGCTGGTGCTGGTCAAACGCCACCACGTCTACCAGGTCGCCGACGGCCACCACCGGGCCGAAGCCGCCGACGCGGTAGGGGCTCACGTGCGTGCCTATGTGGCTCACTCGCCCTATCCCGACGAGCCTTTCCGGGACGGCGAGAAGGGGCCTTTCCATCGCGCGGAACCGATCGATGAGGCTCTGCACCACGAGGCCGCCTGGGCCGACGTACGGAACAAGGCCAAGAGGATCAGGCGTGAAGGCGGCGTTACCATCGTCGTCGCCTCGACCGACGGGGTGGCCGGCGAGGTCCGGGGCGACACGCACGTCTACGAGACCGCGATCACCTGGGTGCCCGGCACCACCCGCACCGCCTACTGGACCTGTGGGTGCATGTACGGCGCTTACGCGCACGGTCCCCGCTGGGATGATCGGCCGTGTAGCCACGTGCTGGCCATGCGCTTCGAGGCCCAGTCCCGTTCGGCCCACGGTCGAGAGATCGAAGTCGACCAGAAACGCCCGGAGTGGCTCAAGCCGCAGACTTCAGTCATGGTGCAGTACGAACGGCCGAGCGAGGATCATCCGCAGGGTCGTGACCTGACTCGTCGGGCCGTGCCGCCGGGCAATATGCGATCCACCTGGGATTCCCGATCCCGCACGAGGAGGTCTTCCTTGGAACGCACAGCGGCCATCGCGCAGGCCCAGGCCATGTTCGCCGAGGACCAGGACCCGGCCGAGGTCATCGAGCAGCTCGTGGCTACGGGTGCGACGCGCCTGGAGGCCCAGGTCGTCGTATTGGCCGCACGTGGTCGCATGGCCATCGTGCACACCGGCAAGCGATGCCCCGAATGCGGCGCTGAGCTGGACTCCACGGCTGGCCAGTGTGATGAGTGCGGTGCGGTGCTCGCGGACCGCAGCATCACGCACAGGGCCTCTTGGGGTGATGACGAGCAGCGGTGCCCGCACTGTGGTGGCTACATCGGTCCGTCGGCGTTCAAGGTCGGGAAATGCCCGCACTGCGGTCACGCGCTGGCCCACAAGACTGGTGCCGCTGACCATGGAGTGTGGTACCACGGTGCCCCTCCTGAGCGCGCAGAACAAGTACGACGAGAGGGTCTACCGAAATCCTACGGTGGCGAGTACGACCTGCGCCTGACCAGCTCTCCGCAACAGGCCAAGATCTATGGCGACATGCCTGGACATGGGGCGAACGCCACCGTCTTCGAGTTCCACATTCCGCACAACCATCCGGCCCTGCATCCGGTCTACGAGCACAACCTGTTCGATGAGCGCGCCCATGGCGTTGCCCTGAAGCAACCGCTGGGCCCTGAATACATCGCCGCCGAGCACAAGGGCACCGATCACATCGCAGCAGCCATTCCGCCCGGCTACGAGGGCGCGCAGGGGCCGTTCGAGGACGAGTACAGCGAACCACACGTCTACGCGCGTGACATCCACAGCGGCGCCGGCAACTGTGTGTGCGGGGGTGGGCTCGGTGACTCCATCCACCTCCAGGCCGCGCCCGGCGTCGATGTGCCCGAGCACCAGAGGACCGCTTCCAGCGATCTCGACTACCGCCCACACCGCACTCAGGATGCCCGCTCAGACGCGCCCATCTTCGGCAAGGGGGTCGACGACTGGGGCCTGACCCTGGTTGACTGCCCGCAATGCGGTGGACAGTCCGGTTGCGGCCACTGCGGGGGGACCGGGCAAGTGATCTCCACCGGCGACACCACGGCCAACCCGACCCCCGACCAGAACCCGGTGGCCGGCGACACCATCCGCGAGGATGGCATCTCCGACACCAGCGCACTGCATCATGAGGCGATGAATGACTACGCCGATCCGATCAGGGGCAAAGTAGGTCCGAAAGTAAATCGGGTCAAGGGTTCGCAGGTACAACCGGGGCACGTCATTCCCATGCGGCCCGATCCGTACAACGTAGGCGATTCGTATGCATGGCAGGAAGTTGCTCATAAGGAGCGTTGGCCAGAGGGCAATAACTACAAGATCACGAACTCCTCTGGCTCGCACTACACCGTGGTGAGTCCTCACGAGTACGTGCAAGTTCATTCCGATACAGGGCCTGAGCACACGGCGGCCAAGACGCAATCGGGCCCTTCGGTTGCTGGAGTTGCTCTCAAGGCCGCTGACACGGGCCGCATCCTGATGCTCCAACGCGGCCTGGAGGACGAGAAGGACCCGGCACGCGGTCTATGGGAGCATCCCGGTGGCCACATCGAGCCCGGCGACAAGACCACCCTCCATGCTGGACTCAGGGAGTGGGAAGAAGAGGTTGGTCAGCCCTTCCCCGAGGGTGGCGTTGTTACTCACGCCTGGACGAGTCCGAACGGTGTCTATCAGGGCCATGTGGTGGTGATTCCCCGCGAGCGCGACCTGGTCATGCATGACGGTCGGGTAGTGCCGAACCCGGATGACCCCAAGGGGGACAAGGCGGAACAAGCGGCCTGGTGGCATCCTGATCATGCCCGGAAGAACCCAGCCCTGCGGCCCGAGGTCAAGGCCACTCCCTGGAACAAGATCAAGGAGGCTGGAGTCGACGCCGGCCTGAAGGTCGCCGCATTGCTCTCACGTGAAGGCGCCGCGTGGGACAGCCTGTACTCATTGGAGGAGAGCCAGCCGGTCACACCGCCGCCGCACTCGAACAGCGAGAACCCGGCCAGTACCGGCTTCCTCACCAACCAGGATCCCGCTTCCTGGTCCGAGGTCACCAAGAAGCCGCATCACTTGCTGCCGGCCGACTCGCTGGACTCACCGCTGGCCACACTGCACTCCGTACCCGAGGGCGCACTCCCGTTCACTGACGGAGACGCCGAGGACTCCACGTCGGGCACCGAGGACCCCTACAACAGCCAGACCGATACCGAATCGCTCGACGGGGACACCGACACCATCCCGGATGCGGAGATGGAAGGCTCTCCCATGGAGAATCTGGGCGGGACAGCCAAGCGTTCGGTCGCGGAGATCGTCGAGCAGTTCCAGCGCACGGCGGGGGCGGTAGCACTTCAGTCCGGTAGCGAAGGAGGTAGTGACGTGGGATTCTCCGACGGTGAGATCGCGGCCAAGGCCAAAGAGCGGCTGGCCGGCATGAGCAAGACCGCACTCAAGAACTTCAGCTTCGCCGAGCAGCAGGAACTGATCGGAGAGGGGCAGGGTTCCCGGGCCAGGAATTTTGGGGACCTATCCCTCTCCGGAACGCACTATGAGGCGCTCCAACAGGCATTGGACACTGCCGGAGTGAACGATGACGACATTCTGATCCTGTGAGGGGTACGTGACCGGGAAACACCGCAAGGACAAGTCCAGGAGTTCTCGGATCTCGTCCCGTGAAGAGCAGGACCAAGTTGCCAAGATGACAGAGGAGGAACTCAAGGCTGAAGAGGACAAGCTTCTCTTCCCACCGAAGGATGGCACGCTCGACCAATAGTTCGTCGAATAGGACATTTCATGCCCACTCCCAATGCCCCCACCGGAGTCGTTGCGACGGCGGGGGCTGGTCAGGCCACCCTGACCTTCACCGCGTCGAGCAATGCCGTCGCCGCCGGGGTGACGGGCTATACGGCCACGTCCATCGACAGCACTACGCCGGCCAACGGCGGTCAGACCGCTACCAGCGCCGGCAGCCCGATGACCGTCATGAGTTTGACCAATGGTGACAGTTACACGTTCACGATCGTCGCCAACGCTTCGGGCGGTCCTTCCTCTGCCTCGACGGCCTCTAATGCGATCACGCCAGTAGCAGTGCCTGGAGTGCCGTTGAATGTCGCGGCGATCGCTGGCAACACTTCGGCCACGGTCAGCTTTACCGCGCCGACCAGCAACGGCGGCAACGCGATCACGAGTTACACCGTGACGGCGGCTGACACTACGGTGCCGACCAACGGTGGGCAGACGGTCAGTGGCTCTTCCAGTCCACTGTCCCTGAGTGGGCTGACCAACGGGGACGGCTACACGTTCACGGTGACCGCCACGAACAACGTTGGCCGCTCTGCCTCTTCGGCCGCATCCAACCTCATCATTCCCGCGTCACCGGCCACCACGGGTACGCCTCCCGCGCCCTACCCCAACGCACTGAGTTTTGCCGTCACCAAGGCGATCAATCTTGATCAGCTCGATGATGAGTTGGCTGCCGCGCTGGGTCAGAGTGTGATGATCGCTATCACCGGAGTGAACTACGTACCGCCACCGAGCAGCATCTCTCCCACGAACCCGGCGACGGTATGGGTAGTCCCGAACACCGTCAACTCCACCGTTGCCCAGACCGTCATCACCAACCATGTCGCCAACGCGGACTACAACCTGCCGGCTCAGACCCAGGCATTCCTCGCCGTAATCGCGGCTGTTCAGGCCAACAATTCGATCACCTTGACCTCTCCCCAACTCAACACCGCCGTTGTGGGACTACTGCTCCAGGTGGAGACGTTGCTCGCGGATGGTGGCGTTCCGTAAGCCCCTGACAGATCATTCGTCTCGCTGTGCAGGGACCTCTTCTCACGCAAGAAATTGTTGAGAGTAGACCGGCGAACGATGATGGGCTGGGAATCCAGGAGGTCCCTCCACGATGAAGACGCTTGGAGCGTGGCTGAAGACCACGATCAAGACGTGGATCAAGTTCGATGATTCTCAGTCGCGCCTGATCGTGATGACCATCGTGTTCTTCTGCCTGGGTATCACCCTGTGGCTGCAACCCAGCAGGTTCCACAACACGCCCTCCTACGCCAATCTTTTGGCGTTGATCCCTACGGAGGGGTGGGGATCCATCTATCTGACTACGGCAGCACTCTGTACTAGTTGCATCGTGAGCTATCCCCTCCGGTGGCTGACTACCGTTACGCATACGGTAGGAATCACATTGCTCGGGGTGTGGTGGTTGGCTTTTTGGATTCGGTGGCTAACGGATGGGGGGACGACAATCGTCAACGTACTGTCGTGGGGGGTGTTTCTTTACCTCATGGTCCGATCGGCCATGAAGCTGGATGACCAGGTGAGTACTCCAGGAGGGACCCCTTGATAGATGCCTCCACTCTCACCAACATCGTCGCCGTAGCGGCAGCAGTTGCCGGGACGATCGGCATCCCGCTTTGGAATAGGCATCGGGCGAAGACGAAAGAGCAGGACATGACTGACGTGGTGTCCTGGAAGGAGATCGTCAAGGCATTGCAGACAGAAGTCGCTCGACTGAGAACTCAGCTGCGTGACTCGGAGCATGATTATCAGAAGCAACTGGACGATATGGGTAGCAAGCACCGAGAGCAGATCAAGACGTTGGACTCCGATTGGGAAACCCGGATGGCCACGGCTCAGACTCGGATGGCCTCGATGGAAAGTCAGATCACGGTCCTGAACCAGCAGTTGACTAGTGCTCTACGTGGCGGAGGAAGCTTGTCGTGAGCGGTCCCGGGTGGGCATTGTCTGCCGTGTACCTCTTCGTCAGCCTGGAGAGCGTCCTCATCCAGGTGCTATCGCTGCTACGCCTACGGGGAGGCAAGCGGGATCTCACCCATCGCCACCTGGTACGTACCGTCCTGACCCGAGTGATCGTGATGTCGGTGTACGTGGGAGTGGGTGTCACGAACTTGATCACTCATACGCTGTTGTCGATTCCGGCACTGGCGATTTTCACGGGGGCGGCTCTGGTGTGGCAGGTCAACAGCTTGCTCGACGTGCGACTTCGGAACAAGCTCAACGGTCACTCCGACGTCTCATCCACCACCGCGAATTCTCGATGAGCAACCGCTGGGTGATCAAGGTCCTCGATGAGAACCGGGTCGACTTGTTGCGCTCGGGCCGGCAGGTACGCGCCGAGGTGAGTCCGACCGAGGCCAAGCGCTACCTCAAGGCCCACGCGGCGCCCGGCGATGTGGCGTTCACCGAAGACCAGACCGGGTATCGCACCCGGCTGTCCCCTCGTCAGCCGCGCCGCCGTAAGCGGTAGAGGAACGAGGAGGCCCCGTGCTCAAGTACGCGACGCTGGAGATCCTGGACGCCCGTATGGGGCATCCCAATGTACGACTACGCACCGCGCACCGGGCCGTGTTCAACTACATCCCCCGCGAGGGCTACCTCTACGTTCGCTCCCGAGCCATCAGCAGCAGGACCAACGACAACTACGACCACTTCTCGGCTGAGGAGATCAAGGGGAACGGCAGCACTACGGGCTACAAGACCTTCATCGGCAAGCCCGTCTTCGTCAATCATCACAATGAGGATCATCGCCGGATGCGTGGCGTCATTATTGACGCGGTGTTGCATAAGGACCGCAATCCCGATGGCTCACCGGATACCTGGTCCGAAGTGTTGATGGAAGTCGACGCGGTGCGCTTCCCGAAGTTGGCCCAAGCAATTTTGGCTGGCCACATCGATCGCACCTCGATGGGTGTCGATGTCGAGCGGAGCACCTGTTCAGTGTGTGCCAATGTCGCCCAAACCCCCAGCGACTACTGCCGACACATCCCCGCGATGAAGGGGAAGCGTTACCAGTCCGTCGATTACAAGACGGGCGCGAAGAAGACCAATCTCGTCTATGAGAAGTGCGCCGGCCTGAAGTTCTTCGAGAACAGCCTTTTGGTCGAGGAACCAGCCGACCCATCTGCATATTTGCTTGATCATCCAGTATTGGGGCCCGGATTAGAGCACATGCTTCCACGTACGGCCAGCTCTAATGGACGAGATGGTCATGTCGGACACTCCGAAGCGGTCTCCAATTTCTTTCATGGTCAACTGACCACGCCTGGTTCGACCACGCCCAATCGCCACCCGAGGCAACAACTCCCGCTTGATGAGTCGAACATCCTCTTCAGTCAGAGTCGCCCAGGGGTTGCGGGAGCCGGGCAGGCTTCTTCCGCGAATCACCATGTCTCGCGAGTTGTCGGCGTTGGACCCCAGCAGCCAGTGGTGGCGGTTATGGCAGAGGGGGACATCGCAGGTATGCCGTACCACGTCGCCAGGCGGAATGGGACCGACCAACGTTTCGTAGCCCCACCGATGGGAGCGCACCGAGGATCGCTTGGCGTCGTCCAGGGACAGACGGCCGTACCCGTTGCCGAAAGTCCCGCCAGTCCACAGATGGCAAGCATCAGGACCACCGCTGGTGTCGATGCTGGCCAGGTAGCGTTCCAGGACGGTTTTGGTTCGAACGAAAGTGCCATGTCGGGACCTGCTGACCATAGCCTTCATATTAGCAGAACTGCTATGCACCGCGCCGACGCACTGATCATGCGCAAGACCCGTGCGGCCGACCTCTCCGACGAGGATCTAGTGGACACCGACGAAGAGCTGAAGCAGAGGGCCCGCATGCTCGGCAAGCCAGGTCAGGTTTCGAAGATCCACAAGACCGTGCAGCAGGAACGCAAACGTCGGGTCGGAGCGGTGGACCCTCGCATCTTCGATGTGCCGGCCGACGCCTCTCCCGGATTGCCTCGTTACACCTCGGCCGGGGCATGCCCGGCTTGTCGAGGTACCGACACTATCCGGGTCGAATCCGTTCGTGAATGCGGCGAATGTGGACACCTCTGGATGGTCGCGATGGTCGATCCGGACCAGCTGCTCGTCCAGGCCGCTCCACGTCACCAGGACCCGGCTCAGCACCCCTGGTTCCAGGCCAATCCCGTGTCCCATCAGCATGTCGTCGACATGTGGAACAAGGCCACGCCGGATGAGAAGAACTCTGGTCGTCGCTGGTACCCGGATGCTCACTTGGTGGCTCAGTCTCTGGGTAAGTTGCACCCTGACCACCCGCTCAACGGTGGTACCAAGACCGAGAAGCATGCCTACGTCGACAACCCCGACGAGACTGACCAGAAGCACACTCACATGGCTGCCGGTGTGTTGGCCACCTACTCACCGCAGAGTCCGTGGACAACCAACATGCACAACGCGGCCCGCGCCCTGCACGAAGGCAAGGGCATCGGCGGCAAGGGCGGCGGCGTGATGGCCTCCCAACAGCAGTCCGACTCCGCCAGTCGGATCATGTCCGGCGAGAAGTACACCGACGTACTCAAGGGCCCGAAAGTCAGCGACTTCGCTCATTTGATCGAGCACGGCGGCGATGAGCATGCTGACGACCCTCATGTGGTCGTCGATCGACATGCCCTCTCGGTGGCCACCGGGAAGCGCATGACCGAAGAGGACTACAACAGCTTCCCCAAGTCCAACCGGCATTACTACGGCCACGTCGTGCAGGCATACAAGGACGCGGCTGACCAGATCGGCCGCAAGGGCGGCGAACCGATCGCTGGACACCAGGTGCAGGCTGCCACCTGGTTGGCTCAGCAGCGGCACAACCAGGCGTCCGAACGGGCTATCCAAGGTCAGGACAGTAATGTCGACCGGCTGAACAAGGGGCGTGAGCGCTCTCGGCAGCGGGCCGAGGAAGGGTGGTCCCAGTTCAAGCAGGAGCATGGCCTGAGTATTGGCGGTGAACCCGGCACCGGTTACACGGCTCGCAAGTTGGCCTACGGCGAACAGAAGGCTCCTGCTGATGTGGATACTCTGCGGGACGAATCCTGCCCGATCTGTGGTGAGTCCACGGCTGCCTATGACGGTCGCAACTGCGGTGTCTGTGGTTGGGAGGCCCCGCCGAAGATGTTCGCCGATCCTGATCTGGAGATGGCCAAGCAAGTCGACCTGCGCAAGGACGTGCTTGACCCATCCGGACAGGACGGCACTGATGTCGGCGACTTCGCCGACGAGTCCGCTGGTGGCCTGGAGGTCGGTGAGGATCAGCCCGACCTGGTCTGTGACAACTGCGGTACTACGTTCGATGCGGGCCAGCCGCAGACCACCAACACCGAGGATCCCGAGGCGGGCGATCGCGGTGACGGTCCGGCCGAGGGGGACGTCTGCCCCGAGTGTGGCGTGGGTGAATTGGTACCTCCGGACGTCCTGGAGGGTGATCAGAATGAAGAAGGGCCTGAGGGATCCCTGGAGGTCGGTCCCACGGATGATGTGGATTCTCAGGGTGGGAATCCCAACGCCGTCGATCCGAGCGGATTTGAGCAGAGTTCCGACGTGCAGGACGAAGAAGAGCCCGAGGTCGATGAGGATCAGGACTCCGACAATCCATTCGCCAAGGGAGATGCCTCTTCCGACGATGAGGACGAAACAGGCGAGGACGAAGACGAGGACGACGTTCCGCCGAAGAAGGCCAAACCCCAAACCAAGCACTCGCTGCGCGATCGCGTCTTCGGACCTCGGAATAGGTGACCCACCAGCAATGATCGAAGGAGAAGAGTAGATCATGGCCATGCGTCCCACGCTTCAGGCGCTTGCTGAACAGCAGCAGGAACTGAATGCTCTCCGCAACACTGTCGGTGCTCAGGCTGCCCAGCTCACTCGGCAGGCCAGCCAACTCGCCGCACAGGGCACCACCATCGAGCGTCTCGGGCGTGGCCTGTTCTCGCTGGCCTCCATGGCGGGCGGTGACGTGCAGTCCAAGATTGCCTCGGCCATGCTCAAGCGGGCCGACGTGCAGAACCCGGCCCAGCCGGTACCTGAACCGCCGGCCGGACCGCCCACCGAGTCCACCCAGGAAGCGGAAACTCCGGAAGCGTTCGCCAACGTTCAGGATCCCGGTCTCGTTCCTGGATCCACCAATGACGTGGCAGCCGATGCCACCACCACCTCCTACACGCCGGGTATGGATATCGCCAGCCAGCCCTTCCACCAGCTCATCGACGTCACCCAGCCAGTCGACGGAACACAGAACCCGCGCCCGCTTCAGGAGACCAAGACGCTCACCGATGTGCGCGTGGGGGATCCGATGAACCCGCAGACCGCGTTCCCGCTCGGAGGCGAGTTCGCCAATGCGCAACGTACCTCCAGCAAAACCGCAGCGGCCGATGCGTCCCGACGCACCATGGCCTCTCTGCGACTGGCTCGGCTGCGTCTTCAGGCCGGTACCGCCGAGGGCGAGTCGGACTTCGTGGTCGCCGCGATGATCGAAAAGGATGCTCAGGTGTCCACGGCCGCGATCGAGCAGGAAATCTCCACGCTGGAGAACGTGAAGAAGGCGGCATCCAGTCGTGCAGCCAACGCTCGACTGGTACCGAAGTCGGCCAACCGGCAGCCCCGCCCCTCCCTACAGGGAGGCACTTCACACACCGCCAGTGCGGCTCCCGTGAGCACGGAGACTGAAGACGCCGACTTGTTCGATTAAAGGTCACGGGATGGCCGATGTGACGTCCTCCGAGGAAGTGCAGACGCCTATGTTCGTGTCAGCAGCAGAGTTTCACGACTCCATGTCCCGGACCCACCACCAACTGGCGCAGGTCTGGGACCATATCGGAAGATTGGAAGCACGAATGACTGACTTCACCACGGCGCTGTCGGACTTGGATGCCGCCGACGCCAGCATCATCAGCGAGCTGTCCGCTCTTGTCACCCAGGTGCAGACCCTCCAGGGTCAGATCACCAGTGGTGACACTGCTGCCGCTGCGGCGCTGGCTGCTGAGATCGAGACTCGGGTCACCGCCCTCAACAGCGCGGTACAGAGTGCCCAGTCCACCCTCAATCCGGCCCCGTCCGGTGATGCGAGTACTGCTCCCACCGATCCCACCACTCCGACCGACCCGGCTGCTCCTGCGGCCTGACGGTTCCTCGAACGGAAACCCCCAACGCTGTGGACCTCGGCGTTGGGGGTTTCTTTTGCCCTCACTGTCGTGTCTTGACCTCTACCGGTGGGAACGAGCAGAGGAGGGAGTCCTTCCCGGAAGCCCCTTCTGGATTGAATAACTCCAATGAAGGGATGGGAGGGAAAATGATCCGGACACCGCTGAATCTCAGCTACATCAAGCGTGAGTTGCGCCCGCTGTACGGCTGGTCTCAGGCGACGCCGAAGGCTGCTTTCGTCGATCCTTCGTGGACGTCATCCGTTGACATCTATCCCGGCATGGTCATGCAGAAGATGTTGGGCGACAACGTCACTCTGCTCAATGCCTCGGGTACCCCGTATGGTCTCGCATCGTTCCTGATGGCCCCCAAGCTGGGCATCGACGAGATCACCGAGACAGGCGTCAACGCCTGCGCGGTATGGGTTATGGGTCCCGACGCCGAGTTCGAGATCCTCGCGCCGTCATTCGACACCACGGCGACCTGGACCGACCCCGGCAACGGCACCACCGCCTTGGTCTACGCGTACACCACGGGGGCCTATCAAGGCGTGTTGTGCCCCTCCACTGGTTCGCAGGGCTCCGTCAGTGCACTTCCGGTCGCCCGGCTGTTGCAGGTGGCCTCGACATCCAAGATCCGTATCGGCGGCCTTCAGGCCCGGACTGCGTGAGGGAGTGACGATGACGAACACTTTGGTTCGCACCAGCGCCCTCGGGGGCCGGATCGCGAAGAAGTCTGACGACTACGTGTCGCAGATCCTGGCCCGTCGTGAGAAGAGCGGTGCGCTCTCCCACGAAGCCAAGGTCGACAAGCTGGCACTGATCCTCTCCGACGAGAGCAACGGCATCAAGCGTCTCGGCGTCGGCATGATCGGCCCGATTCAGCTCAAGCTGCGGTATCAGGGCATCACCCGCAACGTGCTCATCGAGGACCCGGTCACCCCGGGCACCCCCGTCGAGTACGACGTGTGGGACGACCTTGGCCAGGCATACATCATGTCCGGGCACGAGGGCGAAGTCCGCATCACCCCGTTCGAAGGCAAGCGCGTTCCGATCCGGTTCTTCCGTATCGCCTCGCGCCCCGCGATCCGCAAGGAAGACCTGTTCTACCTGCGGATCAACGCTGTCGAGCAGGCGCAGGACGAGACCAAGCAGGCCATCCTCAAGCAGGAAGACTCGCGGCTGCTCGTACTGCTCCAGTCCGCCGCGAATGCCTACGCCACGCGGCCGGACCACGTCATCACCCCGAACCACAACGTCACGGAGGCCAGCGGATACTTCACCCCCGCCGGCCTGTACGAGGCAGTTCGTCAGACCGACATGCACGAGTTGCAGTCGGCCCGCATTCTGGTGAACCCCTACGACTTCCGTGACTTCTACCAGTGGGACATCAACACCACTGGCTGGGCCTTCAAGGACAGGGTGGTGGCCGGAGAGACCATCACCACGTTCGGTGAGTTCCAGTTCCAGCGGTCGATCATGGTCCCCGCCGGCACGATGTACCTCACCCCGGAGCCGAACTTCCTCGGCGTCTTCCCGGTTCTCTACTCGCTCGATGTCGAGGAGAACCACAACGTGGAGGCGTTCTGGAAGGGCTGGGTGTTCGACGAGATGGTCAACATGACCATTCTCAACCCGCGTGGCATCGCTACCGTCACGAAGGCGTCGGAAGCGCTCTACTCCGACCCGACGTCGCTCGGTGGTGCCGCAACCGGCCTCACCTCGCCGCCGGCCACGGAGTCCGCGCTCAACCCGCCAGGCGCCTACACCACCTGGCCGTGATCGGTCCGCTCCACGGAAGCCCCCACCGTCTCGGCGGTGGGGGCTTTCCCCTCGATCGCGAAGAAGAACCACTGTAGGGCCCAGTCATGGACCGGAATCAATCATTGAGCAAGGAGGTCCCCATGCCCACCATGGTGCGTAATCACCAAGCAGGACCCACCACCTTCAGCGACGACGCGACCGGCCAGAAGCCCGTCGTGTGGCAAGGCGCGGGTGATGTGAACCGACAGGACGTCCGCCCCATCCCGGATGCCTTCCTGGAGTCGGTGGCGTTCCTACAGGCCGTGGAGAACGGCATTTTCTCCATCATCGATAGTGAACGCGACCGTACCGCCATTCAGGATGCGCACCGCCGGCAGTTCCAGGCCGCGCAGGAGCGTCAGCAGAGTGCCGGTACCGAATACTTCGACTCCAAGCCGAACGAAGACATCATCGTCACCTCCTGCATCGGGCCGGCCGGCAAGACCGGCAAGCTCTGTGGTGAAACGGTCACGCTGACCGCCCAGCAGCGCGGCAACACCGTGCCGTTGTGCATCAAGCACAGCTACCTCAAGGTGCAGTTCATCCCGACCGAGACCGGCAAAGTCGTCGATGGCAAGCCCGAGGTGACGTGGTCGCGGCCCACGCTCGGCCAGCCTCTCGACCACTGATCCCTCAGAGAGGCTTGTCATGACCGAGGAGAAGGCTCGCGACTACCGCAACGCCGTCATCGCGGAGGTAGTGCCGGGAGTTGACCCGGTAGTGCACCAGGCTCACGCTGACTGGATGTCCGGCAACGTCGACACCTCCGACACGGCCGACCTCATCCAGAATCAGGTCGCGGCCATCTCCCCGGCATTCGCCCTACATCGACGCAACGCCGCTGTCCAGGCCGCCCGCGCACTTGACCCACATGACCTGGGTGTCTCTCGACGGGCGGTAGTGCTTCCTCACGATCACGAGGAGGCGCAGAAGGTACGTCAGGGCCTCGTCAGGGCGGCCGACTACGCCGTGGATCACCCGATCATCCTGGGCGGTCCTGCCGGCGACAACAGCCTTATGGCCGCCGAGATGGTGCGCCTCACCAAGGATGACGGAGCAGCGCCCGAGGAGGCTCGATGACGGCCAGCAAGACCCCGAATCTGGGGTTGATGAACCCGGTGGGATCCGATGACTTCGAGGTCGATGACTTCTCCACCACGTTCGGGATCATCGACCAGAACCCCGGCAGTCTCACCGTCGCGAACCAGGCATCACGTCCACTGGGGTGGGGGTCGGCTCAGAACGGGCGTCACGTGTGGCAGGCCGACCAGAACATCGAGTGGGTGTGGTATCAGCCGAATCCCTCCATCGGAGGCGTCTGGCAGCGTACGTTCCCCAAGGGGTGGCTCGGCGGCGTGAGTGGTGGCAACGCCTCAACCGGCAGCAACGCGTTGGGGCAAGGACCCGTCGTGCTCTCTCTGACCGTGCTGGTGCCGGGTGGACGTCCCATCTTGCTCATGCATGGTCACGGCGACGTCAACAACGACACCACGGGCACCACGGCCCTGTCGGTGTGGCAGAACGGTAGCCTGATTCGCTTCGACTACTCCATGGGTCGCCATGCGTCCTCCCCGCAGACGAACTCGGTCTATGGCATGTCGTACTTTCTGCTCAATCCGGCACCCACCACCCAGCAGTCGGTGAACTACCAACTTCAGCTCAACACGTGGATCAACCTCCCATCCAATGCGGGCATCTCCTCTGTCGAGGCTGCCACGATGGACATTTTCGAGATGTGACATGACCACTCCGCTGATCGCCAATATCAACGATCCCCAATACATCAACCAGTCGGCAACTGACGTATTGGCATTGCAGATCATTATTGGTGGAGTACCAGCCGATCCGGATGAGCAAGCCGTCAATGTCACCATGACCAATCAGTCCACCAGTGCGGTGATCTTCTCTCGGGCGGCTGATCGGGTGGCCAATCAGACCGGCGAATACAACCTGACACTGTTGGTGTCCGACACGGCCATCGTGGGCAACTACACCGTGCAGTGGGCGTATTCGATCAATGGCAGCGCGGTCACCTACGACACCTATATCACCGTCGGGCCCTACTCGCCGACCTACGCGTCACTGGTGCCGGCGATGCGCGCCATCGTCGAGCAGGTCTGGATGCGCTTCGCCGATGAGTTCGACTCTCCGGCCGGCGGCCCGAACCTTCAGACCTACTACCAGTCCCGGTTCAACCGAGGCCGGATCGCCGAGCTACTCAAGATCGCTTGTGGGCGGTTGAATACCCAGTCCCAGCCTTACATGACCTACACCATCGACGGACAGCAGGGAGCGAGCTTCCCGGTGGCCCAATGGGGTCCCCTGTTGGAGCAAGCCTGCTACGTCGAGACGATCAAGCATCTGCGTCGGTCCTACCTGGAGCAGCCCGACTTCCAGGGTGGTGGCATCACCCGCGTCGACCGACAGTCCTACTTCGATCGCTGGGGTGAGGTGCTCAAGGAAGAGCAGCAGAGCCTCAAGGACCAACTCGACGTGTTCAAAATTGCTCAGATGCGCCTCGGGCAACCCCGAGTCCTAGTAGCAGGCGGAGTTTTCGGCAGATATTCTCCGACCAGGTACAGTGCCGGCATGGCCGCAGCTCGGGGATACTTTCTCTGGTCTGCCGGGTACTAAAAGTCCTATTTGTTATAGGACCCAACCCCAGGTTATTCTCGCTACTACCTTGCGCACCACTTCACGTTTGAGCCCGAGAGAATCGGCTAATCTCTGCTGACTGATGGTCTCCTCGGCATATCGTCGGCGGATGAGACGTACCAGATCTTCATTGATCACTGCGTTGTAGTGATCAATACCTCGGGGCGCTCGTTGTCGCTTCTTGAATACCATATCGTCTGAATTGTCCTGATGTGTGCCCTTGAACCAGTGTGTCGGATTTTGACACGGTGGGTTGTCGCAGGTATGACAGACGATCTCTCCGGCGACTAGCTGATCATCTGGATTGGCAAAATCCCAGCCGAAGCGATGAGCGCGAGCAGTGACGGTCTTCTCGTCCTCCCGCCAAGACATAAGACCGTAACCGTCCCTGTCCCGAGATTGCTCTTGCCAAGGCCAGCAGTCATCGGGTCCGAGTACGGTGAACTTGGATCGGTAGAGGTCTGCCGGAGTGCGATCGAGATTGCGGCTCACCAAGACCCAGTGGTCCATGTTCTGACACGCCTTGAAGCCGCAGGTGTTGGAGAGCTTGTACCCCTCGGGAATGAAGTCGTGAGTCAATTCCCACCCGAATCGATGGGCACCCGTATCGATGTGTCGTTCACCTACGGTGTAGGTGAACTTGGCATTGCCGTACTTATCGACCTTCGCACTCCACCCGATACACCCCCGACTGCCGTCTGGTCCGAACACGAGCTTGGCAACGTAGCGCTGCTCAGAAGTCAGTGACGTAGACATGGGCCGTACTTTACCGCGTGCCGAACTTACCGCCCGCTACTAGCTCTCCAGCACATGGAAGTAGTCGACCTGCACCTGGGCTGAGCCGCTGACCGGACCTTTCGAATTGATCTGGAACGTCGGGTGCATGGGTCCCGACGGGATGTGGTCGGTGTAGGTGTGCCACGCGATGCCATCCACCGACAAGATGATGGACTTTGCGCTCCAGACCACCCGGTAGGCGTGCCACGCGGTCATGTCCAGCACGCGCTCACCGGCATAGTCGGAGGTGTTCACTCCATTCACCGCGTAGTGGTTCCAGGACTGGTAGGACTTCCGGGTGGGGTCGTAGCACTCGACGTAGTCAATCTCACCAGCCACCGGCCAGGACGAGTTCAGTTCGGGCCAGAAGAGTAGGACGGGTGCCAGGTTCGCATCCAGAGACGCGGGAAACCGAGCCCGAGTCTCGAACACCCCGTAGATGAACTGAGTCTTGCCGGCCACTCCGGCGACTCCCGTGGGACTCGCGTTCAGGTTGAGACAGCCGTTCCCCACCACCACCTGGTCGGTAACCCAGTCTTCTCCCGAGCCGACCCCGTTGTAGGTCCCCCACAGGTTTGTGTCGAGTTCGGCGCCGAGGAAGTCGTCACTTCCGGTGAGCATGGTGGTCATCGCGTCATCTCCAGGATCAGTGCCACGCCCCGATGTAGGGCATGGAATAGCTTCCGGTCTGCACCAGAGTCGGTACGGTGCCGGGAAGTGCCGTGAGGGCTGACCCGCTGCTGTTGGTGAACAAGCGTCCGGTAGGACTCGTGGCGGAGGCGTTGGAGCCGAACTTTTGACCACCAACCAGTGTCAGAGTTCCGCCTCCACCGATGGTGGTCAGGAAGCAAAGGTAGACGAGCCTGCCCACATTTTGCGCGGCGATGGTGGAGGTGAGGCTGACCTTCAGGATCTCCGAGGTTTGACTAGCCGGTAGCGAGGCAGAGAAGTCTGCCGTCTGACCCAGCAGATTGCCGGTGGCCACGTCATAGATCCCCAAGAACGTCGTGGTGATGGCCGCGCCTGAGCTGACCGCGTTTACCTCGATATCCATCGCGCTGATCGAGGTATAGGCCGCGATGTGGGCCAAACAGAAGTACGGGCGGCCGGTGGTGATGCCTGGAACCCCCGGGGCGCTCATCGGATCCATCGTCGCGGCCACGGCATTGATGGCTTGAGCCGCGAGTTGATCCAGGTAGGTCGGCGCTCCGTAGTTCAGCGACGCGTAGGCGGTGGCACCATCGCCTACCTTCAACTGGTGCGTGTCGGTCTCGTAGCCGACTTCGCCAAGTCCGAGGGTGGGGTTGTTGGTCAGCCAGTTCGCAACCGTATCGCCCGGCAGACTGACCGAGCTACGGGGGCCCACGCTGCGTGATGCTGGTGCGTAGCCGACATTGTTGTCGAGGTAGCACGATGTCAGGGTGCCCAGTTGATTGACGGCTCCCGTCAGGTTTCCTCGGAAGTCGTTGTTCGCGATGTGCGCGGTGGTGAGGGTGACTCCGCTGGCAACGTAGAGGCCGTATGCCTGCTTCTGGGTGCCACCGTCATCCCAGGCGCGACAGTCGGCGATTTGCAGGCCGGTGACGGAGGCGTTGAACATGATGCCGTACTTCGAAGTGCTGCTGGTCTGTCCGTTGGCGTTGAACTTGCAGTTACTGATCTTGATGTCGTTGGATACCTGCTGCACTTCGAGACCGGCCGCGTTGTTGGAGTACGCCTCGCATCCCAGATAGGTCATGCCCGAGACGGGGTGTGAAGCCACCGAGTTGATATTGAAGCCCAGCGATGAGTTGCCGTATGCCTTACAGCCGCTGTAGGTGTGGTTGCCGGCCCCCGCCACGCTTGTGGAGTTGGATGCGCTCGGCTGATAGCTGAACCCGTAGCGAGAGTTGCTGATGGCCTCACAGCCCACGTAGAGATCATTGCCACCGGGCTGTGCCGTCGCCCCGATGGTGCCATTGTCGATGGAGAATCCGTCGCTGTTGTTGGCGTAGGCGATACAGCCGGTCCATACCGCGCCGTTGCCCCCGGCGTCTCCGTAGCCATGGTTGAAGTTTGCCGTCGAGTAGCAGTTGGTGATGCGCATTCCGTAGGAGGTGGTACCGGTTTGAGATTCCATCATGATGCCGTAGCGGCCATTGCCGCTGGCGACGCAATCGGAGACGACCCAGTCTTCGACGGCGTGTTGGCCGACCCCGATACCGATGCCATTGCTGCCTGCCCCCGAGCCACCACCCTGATTGGTGCGACCGTTGCCGATCGCCCGGCAATTGTGAATCGTGGTGCCGTTGGTCAGGAAGTCGGTGCCGATCCCGGTGGCGATACAGTTTTGAACGATCAGATCGTCCAGGGTCATGTGGCTGGTGTACTGGATGAAAATTCCCTTGATCGAAACGCTGTAGGCGCCGGCCTGGCGGGCTCCGTCGATGGTCAGATGTGCCATGGTGAAGTTGGTCAATGGGTTGCCCGAGGTGGCCTGCAACAGGACTGCTGCCGTCGTTCCGAACGGCCATAGGGTGGTAGTGCCGATCCCGGCGCCGACCAACGAGACGTTGTTCGCCGGAGTGATCGTCGCGCCAAGCACGTAGCCGCCTGGCGGGAAGTACACCGTGGCCCCGGTGGTGCTTGCGGCCGTGATGGCGGCGTTGATGGCGACGGTATCTGAGGTGCCGAACGCATATGTCGCACCCGAAACCGTCGTGCTCGCGTTGGCGTTCAAGGTCACCTGGGTGCCGGACTGCACCGACAGGATCGTGGTGGAGAAGTCGATGCCGGCCGCTCCCGCACCCACCACCGTGATGTACTGCCCGACGGATCCCGCGCTGAACGCGCCATGGGTGGTGTCGGTGAAGATCGCCGTGCCGGTGGTGATCGCACCGGTTGTGCTGGTGGCGTAGTTGGCCAGCGCGCCGTAGTCCTTGACGTTGAGGACCAGCGACCCCTTGGCGACACCGCCGAGATTGGTCAACGTGGTCGAGGTGCTCGCCACATCCGAGAGGTTGCTGGCTTTGGCCAGGGCAAGACCTTCAGCCGTCTGGGCCCGAGACTTTTCGACAGAGACGGCGTTGTCGGCGTAAGCCGTGGTCGCGATGTCCGTGTTGCTCGTGAGGGCAGTTTTGGTAGGGGCGGTGGGAGTGCCCGTCAGGGCAGCGCTGGCCAGTGGTGCGAGGAGCGCCTCAGCCGTTTCTGCCCGAGTCGTCTCAACCGCGACGGCCGTAGCCACGAAAGCATCCGTGGCGATCTTGGTGGAGGAGTCTCCCGTCGTCTGGGTGGGGGCCGTAGGGTTCCCGGTCAGGGCCGGGCTGGCCAAGGGAGCCTTGAGAGCCTCTGCGGCCTGCGCCCGGGCCGTTTCCGTCGATACCGCAGCATCCGCGTAAGCCGTGGTGGCCACCTGGGTGGTGTTGGTCAACGCGCCAGCCGTGGGGGCCAGCGGAGTGCCAGTGAGAGTGGGGGACGCTAGGGGAGCCAGCAGGGCCTCTGCCGTCTCTGCTCGCGAGATTTCGGCACTCAGCGTGGCAGAGGCAGCCTTGGTGGCCTCGACCCCCTCAGCACGAGTCGTTTCGGCACTTACCGCGTTGTCGGTGTAGGCGGTCGTGGCAATCGTCGTCGAGTTGCTGAGCGCACTCTGGGTAGGAGCGGTCGGGACGCCCGTCAACGAGGGACTGACCAGTCCGGCCTTGGCTGCCAGATCAGCGACAAGGCTGGCAATGTCTTCCTCGGTCAGAGTGACGGCACCAGTTCGGCCAGCGACCGAGGTGACAGGGCTGCCATCAGAGGTGAGGTCTTCGCCCGCCGGCCAACCGTCGAGGCTGTATGGGCCGTAGAAGACAAGGCTGGTCGTATCGATGTAGATGGACCCCAGCGGTATCGCGGTGCCGTCAGGGAGCGTGTCAGGGCCACCATCACCCGTCAGGATCGTGGGGAGCAACTTGACCTGCTCGCTGAACAGGGCATTCATGGGAGAGGTAGCGCCCGAGACACCCGCTACCCGTGCCCAGACCTGAGCGACGTTGCCGACCGGCCCGTAGAACTCCGGCAAGATCCCGCCGGTGTCAGTCTGGAGGGTGGAACCTGGAAGCGGATTGCCGTAAGGATCAACGATGTCGGCCAGTGTGGTGGCTGCCTGGTCGACGTAGATCACGACCTGGGTCACGGGAGGTGTCAGGACCGGCATGTAAGCGCCCTGATAGATGATGAAGGATGTGCGATCTGATGGGAAGAGCAGGCGGTTCGTGGTCGACAACGTAATCTCCTGTCTCAACCGGTAGGTGAGTCCTGCCGTTTACTGCCGCGCTGAGATGCCCCCTACAGCTCTACGGAGATGACATGACCCAGGCGACGCACACCGCCAATGGACAGATCCAGATCGGTGCGCAGTACATGATTGACGCGCTCCGAGGAGAGGTCGGCTCTCTGCGAGAGCAATCCCTTCAGCTTCAGGCGATGTACTTGCAACTTCAGACCGAGGCCCAGCAGGAGATCTCGTCTCTTCGTGCGCAGGTGCAGAAGTACCAGGACGCGGAGGCGACCTCGACACCAGAGAGTCTCCCGGCCGAAGAGAACGAAGTAACCGACGCCCCCGTTAGTCCCGCACCGTAGTAGTGGGGAGAGTAGCCAATGTCATTGCCAGTCGTAGGAACCGCAGTCAACTATTATTGGAAGAGTGGACAGGCGTCAACACCTGCACTTGTTCACAACGTCGACGACATCAATGGCGTCATCATGGTCACTTACATTTCACCGGCCGTGTACTCTCCGAACTTTCCGGGTGCCCCCATCTTCACGAGTCCCTGGTCTTCGCAAGGAACGGGTGTGGGCCAATGGGAACCAATGTCGTGAGTGGGTGATCGGTCGTCATGCCCTTTGTCATTCCCAATCCCAATCCCGAATCGGCTCCCACGCCCAATCAGCCGTTCTACATCAGGCAGACCCAAAATTGGGCGATTGAGCAAGAGCGCCAAAGGCATGATGAGGCAATTTATTGGGTAGGCGAGTATGCCTTCATCGCGTTGATGTGGCATACCGTCGACTTTGAATTGGGACTCGTCGGTCGGTGCTACACCTGCTTCAATACCGGCGATACCATCCAGGATCGGGTCACCGCTGTCTACAAGCAGCCAACGAAGTTCTTGTGTCCGGACTGCTACGGCACCACCTACGAGGGTGGTTACCGAGCGTTGCTCGTGCGTCCCTTCATCTTCGTTGACGCCGACGAGTCGGAGAGGCAGGACCGACGAGGGTCCGTGCACCCGATGTCGCTGACTGCCGAATCCACCTGGGATTTCCGTAGCTATGAGGGCGACTATCTCTTCCGACGAGACGGGTCGCGTTACCGAGTGACGATGCAGCCATCGCGCACCATGTTGCGTACCGGCTTCGCACATCCTTCTCAGCAGGCGACGACGTTGGGATATGGCCGGATGACCATCGGATACGAAGAGGTTGACACGGTCGCCTACACCATCGCGCCCAACGGTGTCGCCGTCTCGAACATCCTCAACGTCAGTAGCCCCGAACAGCCCGCTGACTTCTCCTCGGTCGAGGTCATCAACGGACCGCTCATCACCGGCGACGGCATCTACAGCACTACCCCGAGCGGGGGTACCAACCCCGGTGATGGCACCTCTCCTGGCACGGTCACCATGACCGGTAGCGGATGGGGTGATTGAGCTGCCCGACCTGATCGCGCCCCAACTCCAGTACGGATCCGGCACACCGGACCGCATGGTGATGTTCGCTGACGTATCCGAGCAGGATGCGCACTACCTGGCAATCGACGCCACCGAGCATGCCCGGCTGACCATACCGCGCGTCAGTGGTGCAACGGCCCGCCGACTTCAACCGATCTGGGCTCGGGGGTACTTCGGGATCTACTTCCCCGACCCGCAGACATGGTTCATGGAACACGGAACCAACCCTCGCACCATGCGATCGCTGGCTGGCAAGGTCATCCCGATGTGGGTGTCCGACCAGGATGGCTCAATTCGCGCGAAGAGCCCCAAAGCCGAGACGCGACGTACCGAGGATGGCCGCTTGCAGGTGCTCATCTTCCGGCGTGCCGCACGCATCGGGCAACGCAAGACCGTCCGACGTCCTAACCGCTTCACTGGCGCCATGGAGACCGTATCGGTGCCTGCCAGTTATCCCGGCGCTCCCGGTCGCATCAGTCGTCGTGTTCCGGCCGGCATAGGCCCTTCTGGGGGTCAGATCGCGGCCGGCAACGTCGGTGTTCGGTGGCGTCACCCTGGCCTGCGGGCCATGCAGTTCCTCAACGGGGCGCTGGCCTCCACCGCGTTCAGCGCGAGCCTGTTCATCGGTGAGGTGTATGCCACCGACGGTGCCAGTCTGGAAACGCTGGTCGAGCAGCAACAGCGAAGGGAGGGGTGATTCTTGTACCTGACCTATCTCAAAGCTGCCGTGGTGGAAGCACTGAGTGCCACCTTCACGAGCACCTACCCCAATCCTGACTTCCGTACGGTTTACGCATCCATCGAGTATCCGGCGGACAAGGCCAACTATCCCGGCATTTGGGTCCAATACGAGGATGGCGCCGAACTGTCGGTCGCCGGTATTGGACATATTGAAAGCACCATCGTTCCCGCATCCAGTGGGACGTCCGCCCAATACGAACAATGGACTCGTTGGCACTTCTTCGGCACGGTCACATTGACCGTTGTCGCCTTGTCTTCACTGGAGCGTGATCGACTTTACGACGAAGTGGTGCGTACTTTCGCTTTCGCCAAGCAGAACCGTGAACTGTCACCGTTCCGAACGAAGATCGAAAAGAACGACTTCGTTGCGATGAACGCAAATTTCGACAACTTGCGACCGTTCGGAGACAACGCGGGACCTGGGACGCCCTGGAGCACCGACGAGATCCTCTACGAGAAGTCGATCTCCTTCAACCTGCAAGGCGAATTCACTGGCGACGTCAGCGCGATCGAGTACGTCGAACTGAGCAAGGTCGAGGTCCAGGACTACATCGCAGGCGCCCCCTACCCGACCTGGCCGGATCAGTCTGGGGGCTTCGACCCCACCCAGTGGCACTGAGGGGCGCTGTCCGCGCCCGAGCATCGACGGGGGTAATTCGTGAGTCGATCCGGGTGGAGGAGTAGCGATGACGGGACCTTTCGGGCAGTATCTGCCGCCGGGTGTCTACGTAGACGCCGGGCCCAACCCGACCGTCGCGCCAGTGGGTGTCAATCCGACCATCGTGTGCCTGATCGGCAACGGCGTCGGCTATCACACGTTCAGCGAGAGTGACTCGTTCGCCTCGTCAACCTCCGTCACCTTGCAGCAGACCGGCGTCGATCCGACCTCCGTCGTGGTCACCGGCTTCGTCGCGGATCCGAACGCCAGTGGGAACTCGATCTCGACAACCTTCGTGCAAGGCGCGAGTGGCACGAACGTGGGCGACTACTACGTCACCATCACGACGCCGCCCTCCGGTGGACCGCAGAACACCATCGCCGCCGTGGTCAAGACCTCCGGATCCGCGATCAGTTCGACCTACCCACAGGTCACGATCAACTACCACTACACCGATGCCACGTACTACCAGCTCAACGCCTTCACCGACTTCACCACCTTCCAGGACGTCTACGGGCCGGCACTCGATCCGGCCACGGGAGCCGTTTCCTCCCCGTTGTCACTGGCCGCGCAGTACGCGATCCAAAACGGCACCAACAAGCTCTATGCCCTGGCCTTGTCGGGGACCGGTTCCGTCCAGCAGCAGTTCGCCGCCGCGTACGCCACTCTCTCGGGCCTGAACACTGACGCCAACATCGTGGTGCCGCTCTGGAAAGATGTCACTGATCCGGGGCAGTTGGCTGGCATGATGGCCACTCTCAACGCGGCACTGACCGCTGATGCGAACGATGGTGTGCTGCGGGTGGGCATCATCGGCCTGAGCAAGAACTACAGCCAGGCCACCTCCGTCACTCAGGCGCTCGCCACGACGATCGCGTCAGAACGCATCGTGTTGGCGTGGCCCAATCAGCTTGCCCTCTACAACGGCGTCACCAACTCCACGGTCACGATCGGCGGCTACTACCTGGCCGCTGCCTATGGTGGACTGCTCTGTGCCCAGGCCCCCAACATGCCGTTGACCAAGAAGCAGCCCCTGGGCTTTGCCGGTCTGCCGGCTACGGTCGCCATCGCCATGACCACCACGGTCAAAAACGCGCTGTCCTCCTCGGGCATCTCCGTCACCGAGCCCGCTCGTACCGGTGGGCTGAGCGTTCGACAGGGGTTGACCACCAACTATGCCGGTGGCCAACTCACCCGAGAGATTTCGCTGGTGCGTCAGGCTGACGCGCTCTACGACCTGGTGCAGACCACCCTCGACGCGGCGCAGCTCATCGGTCAGCCGATTACCTCGACCACGGCTCTGTCGGTCAAGGCGATCGTCACCAATGCTCTGGAGACGGCTGTCGCCGGCAACCTGATCATCGGCTATACCGGGCTCGCGGTCCGCGAACAGGCACCTCCCAACGGCGACCCGACGGTGATCGAAGTCCAGTTCGCGTGGCAGCCCACCTATCCGCTGAACTATGTCTTGGTCAACTTCACGGTCGACACCACCACCGGCGTGACCACGGTGAACGCGGCCAACATCACCGGCACGACGAGTGCCTGATGACAGTCACCGCCGAATCCGGACATAAGGAGCAATGAGGTAGATGCCCGATACCCAAGTACGCGTGGTCGGCTCCGGGTTCTCTTCCTTCAGTTATCAGGGGCAACCCATCGCATTTTTGGAAGGTGTCGACGACTCAGGACAGCGCGCGTTCTCCGACGCGGGCCAGGGCTACCAGTTCATCCACCCGCTCGGTCAGCGCCATCCCGTCGAGATTGCGACCTCGCGTGTGCTCGCCGGAGGCACGCTGAACCTGACCATTCGCGAGTTGTGGTCGGGCTGGGTCTGGGAGCAGCTTCAGGGCTTGGCCGGTACCAACAACATCGTGGACGTGTTCGATGTACTGGCGGCAAGCCCGGCCTACGTGACTTGCCAGACGGTGATCCAGCCTCCAGGCAATGCAGCCCCCAGGGGTAAGAACTACATGAATTGCACCATTGTGGACATCTCTGACAACGACACCATCACCGTCGGGGCACTGGCCGTGACAAAAGGGATAGTTGTCGCATATACACACTCAACGGCACTTTGAGTTGATCTTGAGCCATTGATTGAGGAGACCTGATGCCCCAGTTCAGCGCCGATGAGGCTCAGGTCGCTTCGGCCATGGCCGGTGTACGTTCACCCGCGACCCCACAGAGCGCCCCCGAGCCACCCGTAACGCTTCCGGAGCCCGAACCGGTCTTGGACTACCGAGAGTTCGATCCAAAGCACAGGGAAGCGTTCACGGGCCTGCTCTACGTCGGGCATCTCGATCATGAATTCCAGCTCTACGGCCACACCTTCCGGATCGCCACCCCGACCCAGACCGAACGGTTGCAGGTTGGGCCGGTGGTCAAGGAGTTCCGAGACACGATCACCAACGAGATCGCTTATCAGGCGGCCGTGGTCGCACTGTACCTGGTGTCGATCGACGGTCAAGCATTGCCGCAGCCGATCCTGGCCAACGCCAAGGACGCGGCGGTACGTGACCGGTTCAACTGGGTGACCGAGAACATGCGCCGACCCGTGATCAACGCGGTGTTCGACCAGTCCATGATCCTGGAGGACGTGGTCGACGAGACCCTGGAGGCCATGGGAAAAGCGTCGGCCTGACAGGAGTCGACGACTGGATGTCAGGCGAAATCAGGATGGCTGCCGACATGGGGCTGCTCGTCGGCGTTTACCGTTCGCCCGTGCAGTTCAAGGCGCTGTTCATCAAGGGCTACCTCGACATCATCCGAGATATCTCGACCAGGCGAGACCAGCGGGTGGAGGCTCTCAAGTTCGCCATGGGGGCCTCGGGACACTGGACGTTCGAATCGCTGTTCCCCGAGGCGTTCAAGGGGGTCTCGGCTCAACAGTCCACGTCGGTTGCCGCTGCCCCGGTTGAACAGGTGGTCGATTCCGAATCGTGGTCAGCTGATCAGAGGTGGGACTACTCGGCCGTCGAGTGGAAGACTCCCACCACGGCCAAGGCGGAGTATGACGAGATCATGCGCAAGCTGGCGGCCAAGAGTACCGGCACGATGAACGGCACCCAGATTACGACACCGCAGTGGCCGCACATGGGCAAGTGGCGATAGGAGGACCGGATGCCTCGTGAAGGACGACATCGCGCTGAACGCGGGGATCAGGCTGCCCAGGCCCAGCGTGACCGCATGCAGCAGATGGCCGCTGGTCTTCCCAGCAACGGCGGTATCGGGGGCGGTGGTGGCAGTTACAACACCAAGAACCCGATGCCGGTCAACGTCGTCACCGGCCAGCAGGACTTCTTCGACAAGCTGTCCAAAGCGCTGGGGATCTCCGACGCCGAACATGGTCTCACCGGCGGGGGTGGTCTTGGCCTGGGCAATCTCAGCAAACAATTCCAGGCCATGGTCACTGAGCAGCGTGCCCAGACGCAGGTGCTGAATCAGTCTCTGCGCGAACAGCAACTCACCAACCAGATCCTCATCAGCATGCGGAGTGGAGTGGGTGGAGTGGGTGGAGTGGGTGGAGTGGGTGGCACACCTCCCATTCCTGGGATGCCCCCGATGCCTCGGGGCGGCCCTCGTGGCCCGTATGGTTACACACCCTTCGGCGGCCCTGCTGGATCCTCGACCGGCTCTCCGGCCAGCGACCCGTCGTTGCGTCGACAGGTGAACAACCACTACTACAACAACGGGGGCGCTCCCGCTCAGCACTTTCGGTTCGGTGCGGCCGGCGGTCGTGCCCCACAGAGCATGGGGACGCTGCAACACCGGGCAGCACATGCCATTCACAACCAGTGGGGTGCGGGGCAACAGCCGGTCCTGCACAGGATTCCGGCCTTTGATGCTGGCGGTAATCCTTACACCAAAGCGATCCGTGAAGATCCCGACGGTACATTCACCGACATCACCACCGACGACGCGCAAGTGGATGCTCTGGCTGGGGGACCTAGCGCCGGCAGGATGGCCGCCTCGGGATTTGCCAGCGGGTTCGCTGAAGACGGCGTCATGGGTGGCTTGCGGGCGACGCCGGGTCTCGGTCTTATCGTGGGTGCCGCCGAGGGAGTCAACAGGGGTGCCGAGTGGCTGACCAACCAACGTGCGGCGAACGCTCAATACCAGTCCATCTACAACCAAGGAAACGTCGGAAACATCTTCGGCGACATCGGCTCGTTCCTCAACGGAGGCGCGGGAGGATCCACTAGTGGTCTCGGCAACCGGATGGGCGAAGAAGGCTTCGTTCTGTCCAACCGCTTCTCCGCAGGAGGGCTGGACTCGCAGAGTGCCCGTCAGCTCTATCAAGGAGTGGCGAGTCTCGGTTTCTCCGGTAGTCAACAGTCGCAGGCACTCCAGCTCGGCCAGCAAGGCTATGCCTCGATGGGCATGCCGGTGGACCAGTGGCTGCAAGCGGTTTCGCTCTCCGCGCAGAACCTGAACGGTGACCTCTCCAACCTTTCCCAGCAGATGACTACCGTGTCTCAGGCGGCCGTCTCGACCGGGCAAAACGCCAATACCCTCCGAGAATCCCTGATTGGCAACTACCAAGCCGTTGGTTCGATGGTGACCGGGGCTGGGCAGTCCTCCCTTGCGGGAGCACTCACCATGGCCAACCTGGGTACCAGCCGTGCCTTCGCGGGCATGAGCGAAGCCGGGATGATCAATAACCCGGTCACTCTCAATATGGCGGCATCCAGTCAGGGCATGACCGCCAACCAGCTGCTCACCCAGGCCAACAACGGCAACGTCGGTCCACTGGCCACCGGCATCCAGAGTACTGAGACGTCACTGCTCGGCAACCTGGTCAGCCCTACGATGCGTGCCGCACTCAACCAGTTCGTCTCGGCTCACGGCGGAGCAGCCAACGTTCTGAATAGTCCCAACACCCTCCAGAACGCCGGCCAGGCGATGATGGCCGCGTCCAACATCCCTCCCGCGATGATTCCCCAGTTCATGCAGCAGATCGGCATGACGCCAGGCGCAAACATCGAGGACGACTACGCCAAGATCGCGCAGACGATTCTGGGTTCTGGTGTAGGAGGGGCAGCGGCGGCGAATAGTGGAGTCACTCCACTAGGCAGTTCACAACTGGCCGGAGCGGGCCAGATCAACGCGAACCCCACCGGGTATCAAGCCGTCACCACCGGTGGGATCGCTGGCGCCGCACAGGCAGCCAAGGGGGCGAACGGAGGCTGGATCGCCTCCTCGATCGGACAGTCCGGGACAGCGGCCGACAAGGGGCTGGCGAGCTGGTTCGGCTCGAACACGAACGCCTCCTCAACGGCAGCCATCGCCGCGTACGGGCAGACCGAATCGAAGTACAAGGTCTCCGACCCCGCCATCTCGACGTTGATCCAGTCCATCGGCAATGACCCCAACGTCGGTATCGCGGTCACCACGTCCAAGGGGGATGAGGTGGTCTCCCTGGACAACGCCATCCGACTGTTCCCCGACCAGATCGCCAACGGGTCCGCCAAGATCGTCGGCGGTCCGAATGATGGCAAGACGGTCGGGCAGGTCGCAGGTCAGGACCAGGGTAAGAACCCGTATGGCAACAGCACCGGCAAGGCCCCTGCGTCTGGCGGCATCCAGGGGTCGGGCAAGACGACGGCCGAGCAGGCATGGGCCAAGCAACACCCCGACTCTGACACCCAGACCTCCGGACAGAACGGCTCCGGCTCCTCGGGCACCGTCACCATCGGCCTTACCGATGCTGCCTCACAACTACTGACCATCGCCGGCTCCACCGGCAACGTCAACACCGCCAACGCCGCCGGTGGAGTTCCGGTGCCCACCTCGGGGGTGTCGCACTGATGGCTATCGCCACCATCGGCGGAGTTCCCTTCAGAATCAACCCGAGCCAGGTGTCCTGGACCTATGACGTGGACACCAACGTCATCCCCACCATCGGTGGGCGAGTGGTGCAGATCCTCGGGATCACCCTCGGCGATATGACCATTCAAGGCATGTACGGCGTCGATCGAGCCAACCAGCAGGAGAGCTGGGTACTCGCACAGAACTTCACCGACTCGATCGCCAACCTGGTCGAGATCCAGTCCGCACTCCCCTCGGCCGCTCAACTTTCCGGCGTCGACACGACCCCGATGCAGCCCACCCACCGGTTCTTCTTCGACGACACCGCCGACACGCTGCCGGGCTACCCGAGTCATCACTGGGACTTCCAGGTCTACGTCAAGGGGCTGATCGACCTCGACGAGGATGGCAGCTACGTCATCGGGCATCGCACCGGTAAGTACAGCTACCGCTACCAGCTCACCCTGTTCATCGTCGAGGACAACACCGGGACCCTGGCCAAGGTCGCCCAGGACGCCTTCCTGGATCGGCTTGCCACTGGTGTGGGTTGGAAGCAGAGTGACTATAACGGTCCGATGACCCTCAATGACCTTCAGACCTACCTGACCCAGAACAGTCCAGACTCCACCATCCACGGGCTCGTGCTTCAGGAGTTCGAGAATGCTTCACAGGGGCCCACTGCGCCCTAAGGAGAGGAAGGAGGGTGTGATGGCGACCAAGAGCTGGGGCACCGACACCATTATCTCGATGCCGGCCCCGTTGCGTCCAGGCCAGACTCCCCTTGTCGATATGGGGATGTTCGCGATGACTGATACCGGTCTCGCCCATAATTTGTCGGTTACCGACCTGGAGGCGTATCTCAATCCGACCTACCAGCCACCCAAAACTCCGCAGGTGTTCTGATGGTCGCATCGGTCGATGGAGTCGCAAACGCCAACTGCACCCTGTCCTACACCACCAATACTGACGCCTACTCTTTCGGTACCAAAGTGCGGGGAATATCGTCGGGCTGGACAGTATTGGCCACGGAGTCACATGCACGGCTACATCGAGCGATGTATCCCATGCAGAAGACCGAGGGTCCATTCCAGCTCACGATGGAACTTAATGGCTATACCGAGTTCCACAAACTGATGACGTTTCTGATTAACTATGCTGGTGCGTTGCTGGGTACGGCTGCCAACCCCGCCGGGACACCTCAGACTTCGGCGATGACCGTGCTCGCTGAACAGCCGGACGGCTTGGGAAGCTTCTTCCAGATCGGCATCCCCTTCACCGGCATGTACGACGATGATCATGTAGGCAGCATGGTGTTCAACCCCACCGTCGTGTTCATGCCGGTCCTGGACCCCAGCAGTCCCACCATCTACAACAATGCCACCGGCGCGGGCGGGATCTCCTGGGAGAACTTCGTCAACACCGACAACGGAGATGCCAGTCAGTTCTACTATCCACGTTCCGTGGGGGAGTCCGATCCGACTGGCGTTTCCCAAAGCTTGTACGACATTCCCCTCACCACCGCGTCCAACTCCCAGACGCCCACCAGCTCGAACTCCAGCAGCCCCATTCAGGTTCCGTCACTGCCAGGCCCCATTGGCGCTAGCTACTAAGGGGGTCGATTCCAGCGAGCACTCTGGTATACAATCCTCGCGTTCAGGCGCACGTCCAAATTACCGACAAACAAGGCAACACTCAGATATTGGATCTCAGCGAAGATCTGGTGCAGGGCAGCCTTGCGATCCGGTCCAATGCGCTGCACACATTCCAATTTCAACTTCAGAACACCCAGCGCAAGTACGACGGCCTGCTCCGACCCATGGACAAAATCGTCGTCACGATGACTCGTATTGGTGCCCCAGCTCGGGTGTTCAGCGGTTACCTGAACAACGGACCGGTCTTCTCCGTCTGGCCGCGCGTCATCTCCATTTCTGCCACCTGCACTCTCAAGCGGCTGGCCTACTGGTCCTGGGACTCCACCTCTCCGGCGGCCAGCACCCTGTTGTCCGAGTGGAATACCACCACCAACGCGGCAGCCCCGAGCGGAACGCCCACTGTTGGTAGTCAGTCTTCCGCTGCCGACGGCGGCCTTCGTGACCTGGTGATCGACCTGCTCACCAAGGTGTGCAACTGGCCCCAGGGACAGATCCATGTCGGCTCGATCCCGCCGGCTTGGTTCTCTTTCGCTCAGGCCATCGGTGACGAGATCGTCGCGGCGGCTGACGAGTCGAATCTGATCGGCAACCTCGGCGGTACCGCATCGGTCGGCGGCAACAGCATCGCCTCCGGTGCCCAGCTCCCGGCCGGCAACTACGGCGGCGTCACACTCAGCACCGAGCAGGCCCAGAACGCTTCGATCATCTATGCGGTCGCGGCGAGCATGAACCTCACCGCACACGACGCGTCGCTGGGCATCGGATGTGCGATGCAGGAAGCCGGCCTCATCAACCTCACCACCGGTAATGCTGACTCCGTCGGTCTGTTCCAGCAGCGGCCGAGCCAGGGGTGGGGCACTGTGGCCCAATGCGAAGATCCCACGCATGCTTCAACCCAGTTCTTTCAGCATCTCACCCGCGTCCCCAGTTATGAGACTCTCCCGTACACCCAGGCCATCCAGGCGGTCCAGCGCTCGGCCTTCCCCTTCGCGTACGCCAAGTGGCAGCAATTCTCCGACGCGGCAGTGGCCAAACTCCAAACCCTCAACGTCAACAGTTCCAATGCACAAAGTTTGCTCAACACCACCAGCAACTCCGGTCTGGGTGCGGCGACTCCATCCGGCGCGACCGGTCGTAACGTTGCCGCCTACGGCTACAACCTGATCACTAGCCACGCCAGCAACCCGATCCACTACACGCTGGGCGGTGACAGCCCCGACACAACGGCCGCTGCGCAGGTTCAGCAGCTCGACTGCTCATCGTTCGTACAATGGGCCTACTACCACGCCAGCAACGTCCACCTGGTGCGTACAGCGGCTCAGCAGCAGGCCGCGTGCAGTCGGCAGCTTCCCGCTTCGGTCGGCCAGTTCATCAAGGGTGCCGTACTGTTCTCTGAGCCGGGTCATATCGAGTTGAGTTTGGGCAATGGCTACACCGCCGCCGCACATTCCTCCAGTTTTCCGCTCGGCGAATTCGGTCAGTGCCAGGTATCGATCGCCTACAACGGCCCCAGCTTCACCACGGCGGGCCTACTGCCCGGGATCGACTACACCGACGCGGCCACCACCCAGGCCGCCGCAGACGCCCTCACGGCCCTCACCGGTACTCAACACACCGTGTCCAACCCCGCCGAGTTTCCCGGAGATGGCAGCGGCGCCACCACTCCCGGTGCGGCCGGATCAGCGAGTAGTGGTGGAGATAGCGCGGCCTCGGTTTTCAACGCCTTGATCAACGTCTACACGTGGGGTTACACCCCCTCCGTGGAAGGGCAGGTACTAGCCGGTCCGCGCGCCCTGATGAACGACGACCCGATCCTGCCCTTCGTCGCCAACCTGATGCAGGCCAGTATGCGATCGTGGTGTTCGGCCCCCAACGGCGACTTCATGGCCTGGTTCCCGGACTACTTCAACATCTGGAACTACGCCGGCATCATGACCATCCAGCCGATCGAGTTGATGGACTTCACCGTCGACTGGGAAGACACCAACATCGTGACCCATCAATACGTGATTGGGTCGATCCCCGGCATGGGCACCGTCGTCGATCAAGGATCCGGCAACCTTACGTCGACCACCAGCATCGGACTGCTCCAGGAGCTGGACAGTCAGGGCATCGCCACCATGGACTTCCCTCAGATCTTTCGAGCGATCTTCGGGCAGGATGCCACCCAGGACTTCCTCACCGAATACCTCAATCGCTTCGGCGCCCGCCCCGACATTCAGCAGGTGCCTTCCATCCAGCAGGGTCGGCCCGAGTTCTTCCTGGCCCTCTACTTGTTCATGCAACACTGGGCCAACCAGTTCACCGCAACGGTGCCGATGACCTTCATGCCCGAGCTGTGGCCCGGCATGATCATGCAGATTCCGGCCTTCTCGTTTCAGTGCTACACCGTCAACGTCTATCACAGCTTCGTGTTCGGCCCGAACGGATCATTCACCACCAATGCCGACATCTGCGCTCCGGCCCGCATGGGGGACGCCGACAAGATGAGCGTGTTCGGCATGCTTCCCGTCGGCGGCCAGAGCTATCTCGGCACCCAAACCGGGCAGGACCCCTCGGTACCCACCACGGGCGCGCCGGTCACACCCACGGGACATGGCCTACTGAGCCCACTGACGGAATGAGGGACGCATGGCCACCGCCGGAGGACCCAACGTCCCAGGCACGACAAGTCGAGGATCGACACAGCTCGGGGTGACGGTGATGTCCGTCGATGGCCCAATCGCCGTGGTGCTCGATCAGACAGGACGCCAACTCCAGGTGCGACGCGACTTTCTGCGTGCCAAGGGGTACCTGCCACAGCCAGGTGAGCAGTGGCTCATCGACAAGGCACTCAACAACACCTGGACCTTCGCGTTGTGCTTGAGCGCGAGCAACAGCGTCGACACGGACGTGCAGGCACTTCAGAAATTTCAGGATGACACCGACAACGCCATCTGCATCCTCACGCTTGTCTCTCCCCAATCGATCATTTCTGATACCGATACCTTCGCGACGATCGGATGGCAGGTCGAGTCCGACGCCTTGGGCATGGCCACCCTCAGCACCTCCGGAGGTACCCAGAGCTTCGTCACTACCGCCCGAGAGGGTCTCTACCGCCTTTCTCTACATGCCACGATTGGCTCGGTCTCAGGGGCGGCGATGGCCGCCTTCATCACCTACCAGACCCCCTCGGGGGCCGCATCGATTGCCCGAGACAACCGCGTGTCAGTTCCGGCAGGTAGCGATGGCACCTGGGTGAATCCGGACCGCGAGGTCTACCTGGGGGCAGGAGTGAAGCTGTACTGGGGCTTCTGGTGCTCGGCCACCTCCACCCTGAACACCTCCGCGCTGAATCAGCCCACCGAGCTGGAGGTGCGCTGCTCGGTGCCGGCCCCGAGCTGACTGTCTCGACGATGAAGGGCCAGCAGTAACTCGGAAGGGAGGTGACGGTCCATGATTCAACTCGGCCTCGTTCACGGCGATCTGATGATCGGTACCGACGGTAGCTATTTGGTCGTTACTGGGGCCCAACGTATCCAGCAAGATCTCACTTTGGCCCTGTCCGATGTTTATGGCACCGATCGCTTCCATCCATCCTGGGGATCAATCCTGCCCGAGTACTTGGGCAACATTAACAACTCCACCATGCAGGCTTTGGTCAAGGCCGAAGTCAATCGCGTCCTCCAGAACTATTTGACCATTACCCAAAGTGGCGTTATCCAACAGTCGATGACGAACGTGACCAATAACAACAATCCAGGTGCGTCCTACACCACTGCGGACGTTGTGCGTTCCGTCGATGCCATTAACGTCTCCATGACCCTGGACACCATTTACGTCTCGGTCCAACTGACCACCCTGGCCGGCCAGAGCATCACCATCGGCCAGAAGGTAGGAAGCTGACATGCCCACCCAGTCGGACTATGCCGCCAACCTGGTGGCCGCCCTGGCCGCGTCCGAGCCCGACCTGGACACCTCCATCGGTACCCCGATCCGCAAGATCATCGACGCCTTCGCCGAGCAACTCGCGGAAACCTCGGTCGACGCCAACCTGGTCACCTACCAGTACGACATCGACTCGAAGTCCGGCGGAGATCTCGACTCGTTCTGTGCGCTGTTCGGCATCACGAGGATCCCGGCCCAGCGGGCCCAGGGTGTCGTCACCTTCACTCGTCCCGATGACGCCTATGCCGCGACCACGATCTGCGTCGTCGCCTCAGGTACCCAGGTCGTGGCCTTCACCAACCCCTACATCTACGCCCAGACCACTCTGGCAGCGTCCCTGGGTGTCGGTCAGACGAGCGTCGACGTTCCGGTACAGGCCGTCATCGCGGGCTCGGCGGGCAACGTCGCGGCCGGCCTGCTCAGCACCATCGCTTCCAGCGTTTCTGGAGTGACCACCTGCGTCAACAACGACCCCCTCACCAATGGGTCCGATGCCGAGACCGATGCGGCGCTGCGGGCCCGCTTCAAGCAGACCGTCTTCCGATCCTTGGCCGGCACGAGCGCCATGTATGAGGCCGTAGCCCAGAGTGTGCCCACCGACCCCAGCACTCCCAGCACCTTCGCCGTCAGCGCGGTGAACGTGCTGGGCAGCTCGAAGCGTTACCGGGAACAGATCCAGGTCATCAGCGGTACCGCAACCTCCACCGTCACCAATGCGGCCTACATTTACGCCGATAACGTCTACTGCGGAACGGATATCGACGCTGGCGCATTCCTTCAGCTCAGCACCGACTACACCTTCCAGCCCACCAATCCGTCGAATCGGTCCAACGCCACCGTCGTGATCACCTCAGCCAGCTCGAACATGCCCGACGGCTTGTACGACCTGGACTTCGAGTATGTACCCCAGTCCTCGCGCAATGATCCGGGCAACACTCGATTCGGCAATGGTGGCATCAACAATCGAATCGACGTGTGGTGTGACGGTTCCATCCCCAGTGTGGCCACTCAGTCCGTCGTCTTCGAGAACAGCCTGACCTTCTCCAACCTGACGACGTCGCCGTACTACACCGGCTATTACACCAGTTCCAACTCCGCGTCGGGCACACCCACCACCGGAGCGATCTTCATTCCGCTGGTGTATGGGCCCATCACCAGCGTGCCCACCACGCTGAACATCGGCAGTACCGTCTACACCTACGGGACGGACTACTGGATCGTTTCGCGTAACGACTGCTTCGGTGGCGCACCCAACTCCACCAGAGGAATCTTGTGGACGACCAATCCCTCCCGCATCCCGTCCAATGGCACCGCCTTCAGCATCCAGTACAACTACAACAGCGTCGCCTACGCGGTGCAGCAATCTATTCAGCAATGGCGGCTGGTCGGTACCGATGCGTGGATCCATGCCGGCGTGCAGGTTCCGATCAAGTTCAACCTCGCTGTCGTCTACAACCGATCTTTCGACCCCACGGCAGTGAACACCTCGATCAACACAGCGCTGGCCACACTCTTGACCGGCTTGGGCTTCGATGCCGAACTGACGGTGTCCTCGGTACTCAATGCGGTCTCCAACGTGCCCGGAGTACTGAACGTGCGCTTCTTGACGAGTACTGACGACGGTACGAACTACGCGATGCAGCAGATGTCGGTCTGGAGTTCAAACACCATCGTGAGCACCTACGCCTCGGCGGGCCGGGCCCAAGACGTCTTCTTCGCCGACAACCAGTACCCCGTCTTCTACGCGGCCAACCTTGTGCAGCGAGCGCCCAACTCGTTCTTGGTGGGGGCATGAGATGACGACTCCCGCGAGTGGCAGCTCCTCGGTGACGGCGCCGATCCTCCTCGACTCCGATCAGTCCTCCATCTTCAACGGTCTGCTCACTACCGCATCAACCGACCTCATGACTCTCCAGCTGGAGAGCACTGCGGTCGAGGCGGCCAGTCCTACGCTCATCACCACCACCAATCCTCTGCTGCCGGATCGGCTCATCACTTCTCGCTTGTCCCACATGGACCCCGACATCTACGACCTGTCCCCGAGCAGCCACTTGATGAAGCTACTCAAGGTCTTGATGGGCAACGCGGGTGCCGGAGCGCTGCGCAGGCAGTTCACCCAGAGCCGCATGGCCAACTCCTTCAGCGGCATGCACTTCTTGGACCTGGATCACTTCTACGGCGCGCTGTTCGGGATCCAACGCACCAATGTTGAGCTTCAGATCGATACCGGCTTCAACCCTTACGTTGATGCCACCGACGGCGCCACCTGGGACGACATCCACTCTCGGGATGCCTCCTACCGTGACCGCATCCAGAAGTTCGCCAACGCGATCTACCTGGGTGGCTCATACGCGGGCTTGCGAGCAATGGTGTCGGCGCTCACCGAGGCTGACTGTGAGATCTACGAGAGCTGGGAGTGGATTGACGAACAGGACGCGGGAATCGGTGTCCTGCCTCTCCAGAACTACACCTACACCTTCCTCCAGACCAACTTGACCTATGGAGCGATGCAGCCTCAAACCTGGGGTTTCTGGGGTGGTGGCAGCAGCAATATCTTCTCTGGTCGTACCGGACAGAAGAATCGCTCCGAGATCATCATTCAGCCACATCGCATCCTGACCGCCGATGAGACCTACGAGATCGTTCGGGTCATCGACGTCTTCAAGCCGGCCGGCACCAACTTCACGATCAACTCCAGCGGGATCGGAATCCAGACACCATTGGAGATCCGGGATGTCGCAGCAAGCAGTGAGTATTGGGACATCACCGTCAGCCTCATCCCCAACCCCGATCTTGCGCTAAGCCCTTATCCGGCGCAAACCTCACCGTGTGTACGACCGGCATTCTCCCAGTACCAAGGGGGCAGCTGGAATTACAACGCTGACCTGTCCACAGTGAGCAGTTACACGATGGAAAATGGCGTAGTGACGGGATCGCCTGACGACGAGACGATAGTTTTCACCGATGGCACCTCTCGGGTCTACGGCTCCAGCAACGCGGTGATGACGGCCGCACAGGCAGCTTCGGCCGAACTCGTCTCCGACGGTGTCCTCTCAGCAAGCCCCTATGCCCCGGCCCGATCGGTTGCGGGAGTGAGCGCTTCATGACAAGCCCGAGTACGCTGCCTACGCCCTGGACCGGCTCTGTGCCGCTGAGCAGCCTTCTCCAGGCCATCAGCGTTGAGCCCAGGCTTGCGCTATCCAATCAGCAGGCAGACGACCCTCAGCGCTTCTGGGCCACCAACAACCGGCCTGCCACCTCCCAGGTCACCGAAGTCCTCCAGATCACTCTGGGGGTGCAGCGGCTCATCAACCATATCGTCTTCGACGTCAGTCACTTCCCCTGTGACGTCCAGGTTGAATACTGCGATCCAGAAACCAACATCTGGTTGCCGTGTCTGGATGCCCAAGCCATCGGGCCCACCCCCATCACCGCCGGCCTACGCGACTCCATCCCCTCGGTGCTACCGCCCATCAGCTCCATCGGCGGACACCTCCACCCGCAACACTCCTTCTCCGGTCACTGGCAGCATCTCGAACTGGCCATTCAGCCCGTCTTCACGGCCAACATCAGGCTCCTGCTGATCCGGAACTCCACGGGACAACCCCCCACCGACAACTTCCAGAACCCCGTCGACTACTCGCTTGCGGTACGCCGCCTGAACCTGCAATACGTCGTGACGTCACTGTTGGACGTCCCCTCCACTCCCGGAGCGTTTGCCTCCACCACCGACCTATTCGGCTCGCCGGTCAGCTACAGCCTGCGCGTCAATGCGGCAGAAAATGTTCTTCGCAACACCAGCGCGACCGGCGGGACGCAAAGCGGTCAGCAGCTGATCTGGAAGTGCGAACCACAGCCAGTGCCATGGGCCGTCATCAACTTCTACCTCGATGTACGAAACATCGAGGGCGATGCACAGGTGATTGATCGCGTCTACGTGGACCCGCTCTACACAGGTCCTGCCATGAATCTCTACTACTCCGTCGACGATCCGAACGGAGTCTTCGTTCCCGGATTCGACCCGCTGCCTGATGGCGTCATCCAGGTCAACGACACCGATGCCATCGGTGGCAACATTCTCTACTCCGGACTCGCCGGTGTCGGTGACATCGCTTTCGTCGACATCAACAACGTCGCCGTTGGATACGACCCGACTCACTCTTGGTGGTTCGGCGGCCTCATCAATGCCAAGTATCGACACGACGGCACTGAAACGATCGACCATCCGATCATCGACACTGGCGATTGGCAATGCTGTCTGACCCCCTTCGGGTTCCTCTTCTCTACTTCGGGTGGCGACTACCTGTCGCTGCCGATCGCCAACTTCGATCCCGCTACGCCAGTGAACTTCCTGTTGTCTTATGACAGTTCCACGAACACCGTTACGGTGTGGATCCAGGTAGGTCCCACTTCCTACACCGGATCGGTGACGCTCACGACTATCCCGGTGGCGGTCACCAACATCCGGGTGGGCGGATTCCAGACGGAATACCCGGGTACGTCCGACATAGACTTCACCGAACTGCTGCTCAAGGTGGACGACGTTCCCGACACGGCGACAGTCCTTGCCTTCCTCGCCAATCCAGACCCCTACGTCCTCAATGATACCTATCTGGGTAGCCAAGATCCTCGCGTGAACAACGCACTATTGCGTTATCACATCGAGTTCTTCGACGGGATCAACAACCCGGCCGGCTTCATCGGTGGCCCACCCGACCGATACGCCGACCTGTCTTGGACGCCGATCACTCGGGACTACACCCTACAAAAAGGCTTCTGCAACTTCCTGCCGACGGCGGCCAAGTACATCAAGATGGAGTTCTCCGGTCTCGTCCCGGAAGCCTACGAACTCTACGAACCGATCCAACGCACGGTGTTGACCTACCCCACGGCGTTGGGGGGCACTGGCGGCAACTCTCCGGCTCCGGTCGACCAACAACGTCCTGGCACCACCGCGAGCTGGAAAGTCAACCTGATGCTGTCCGCCAATCAGTACACCGGCGGTGTCAATCCCATCATTGGTACGGGCGGACTGCCAGGCAAGAACTACACGGCGACGACCGCTCGGGCCATCACCAATCTCGAACAGCAGGCCCAGCTCGCCCTGAACAACTGGACCTGGCGCTTCTTGCCCAGTTCGTCTCCCACGGTGATGCCGTCCTTCTCCACGACCGGACCGCACAACTACGAAGAGGTCGACATCACGCCGACCACCAAGGTCGGCTACTTCGTGGGCCTGAAGTCGGTGGGTGCTTACCGGCTGGATTATTCGACCACGGCCGACACCGATCAGTACATCGACCTGTTTTATGACACCTCGAACTTGGCTCCAGCAACGAACTTCCTGCTTCCCCAACCCCATGCACTCACCTCCGGCGCCGCAGATTACGCCGAAGCTCAGTCGGTGGTGTTCAACTCTCAACGTGTGGTCTCGGCCATCCAGTTCGCCACCACTCAGTCCGATCCAACCCAGCTGCTACCCGACGACGGCTTCGACGATCCGACTCACACCTCATGGAACGTGGTGGGGGACGCGTCTTTCGCGCCCGGAGTGGAAGTCAACCAGATCGTTGGTTCGACCCTCCAGATCAGTCGTAACGCAACTGGAGTCACCTGGTCACAATTGACGTCCACCTATCAGACCTATCAGGAGATCATTAACCTCTCCACCATCACGTACTCGTCCATCATGCAGGGATTCTCGGTTCCGATGGACTCCGGCGGGGTGTCGAGCGGAGTGATCACATCGCCCCCGGGTGGTCGTGTGTACGCGGCCGGTCGGGTCGTGGCCGGCACAAACCTTTCTTCTCCGCTCTACGTTCAGATCGTTGACAACGATACGGGTGCCCTCCTGTCCGAAGAGGCCGTTACGGTACCGGCCAATTCGGTCGTTGAGTGGTACACCGGTTACCACATCGGAGATGGTGTCGATCCGCGTCCGATGCTGTGGAGTGACTTCTCGACACCCATCACCGCGCTTCCGATGCAGGACAACTTCACTCGTCCCAATGCCACCGTGCTCGGGGCGATGAACACCACCCAGGTCTGGGCCTACGATCTGGACAACAACGGGCTGCCGCTGTCCCTTCATATCGTTTCCGACAACGCCGAAGTCACGCTCCAGGGGCAAAAGAACTACGTCAACACCGGAAGTTTGTGGGGGTCCGTCGAGTTCAGCGTCCCCAACGCGATCAGTAACACCGCCGTCACCGGACCGAACATTTTGGCCAACGGAACCTTCGAGAACGCGACTATCGCCCCCTGGTCCGTCTCCGGCGGCACTCTATCGGCGTCGGCCTCTGGTACCGCGCATACCGGCTCCTACTCGCTGAAGGTGACGCCTGGTGGGGGAGCGAACGTCAGCATCGCTGCCGAGCAGTACATCAGCGTCACCGTGGGCGCGTCCTACTCCCTGGGTATGTGGAGCTGGTTTACCAACGCCGTCACGAGCAGCCACTTCGTCATCGGCATTTTCTGGTTCGACGCCAACCACAACGCGTTGACCAATCCCACCACGTCACTGAATGCCTCCGCTACGACGTGGACCAACAGCACCCTGACGGCGGTTGCTCCGTCAGGAGCCGCTTACGCATCCGTCGGCGCCTCTCTTATCGGCACTCCGCCCACATCCGACATCTGGTACCTCGATGACGTCACGTTCACCACCAACGCCGAGGCGTACCTGATCAAGCTCGGTCCGACCGCGATGGACATGGCGGGCGAGCTGATGATGACTTCCGGTGCCGCTTTCGAGGCCCCCAACGCCTCGGTGCTCGTTCCCGGCGGCTCCGGTACCCAGTCGGTGGTCGGGGGCGATGACATCCGCATCGACTCGATGCCGACCATCCTGGTGCCGAGTGCTCAACGGGATGTCACTCAAGCCAGCGTTGATCCAGTAGCCACGCCGTACTCCCTGGTGATCTACCGCAACGGTAGTTGGGTTCGTACCGTCTCCCACGACCGAGGCGCCCAGCCACTCGTCGGCATCAAGGGCAACCAGGGCCAGGAGTGGGCCAGTTATGCCTACACCCCCCTGAAATACGGTTCACCCCCCACCGAGACCATCTCTGGCATCCCCAGCGGCACCAATGGCGGTTGGGCCGCCGGCCAGAGCGGCAACTCTCTCTGGGTCACCAAGAGCGACCAGGACTGGCTCGCCACCGGCACCTGGAACACCTCCGCAGCGCCTCGGCTTCCCGGTCGGGATGACTGCGGCTACCCCCTGATCGCCACCAGCAACGAATCAACCTTCGTCACCGACGTCGAGTCCTATTACGGGGCGATGACCACCCACGTATCCACGCTGGCCGGTGCCGCCACCGGTACCAGCCCGCACGGCAATGTCCTGGTGCTCGACTACGACCACGACATGTACATCGACGTCAACGGCAACATTCTGGTCAACGGCACCAGCTACGGGAACCTGTTTCCCGGCGGTATCCCTACTGGCAAGTCCATCACGGTGCAGTGGGCCCAAACCTCCCGGCTGTCTTCGGCCACGCTGGGCGGTATCAGTCCGGCCCAGTTCCCTGACATGCTCATCGGCAAGGTGGCCGGCGTCATCGTCGGCCGCTTCGCCCACGGCAATCTCTCCATCTGGCGAGGCACTAAACGCGGAGTTGCTGGAGATGCCTACGCCGGCACGCCACCGAGTTGGTACGGCCCCATCCAATCCGGCACCTGTTTCCGGGCCTGGGTGTGGGCGCCGGACGCCTCCAACATCGCACTCGACCCGACCATGCCGACCTGGAATACCGTCACCCAAGACGGCTCGCTGACCTATGACCAGGTGGAGGGAGAGCAGCAGCTCACCTTCCCCAACCTGCGGGCCCAGTTGGTGCAGTACGGACCCTCACAGGACGTGTGGGAGGTCGACGCGCTCTCGATGTTCGTCGATCCGATCGTCTGGAACTTCTCCACTGACGGCGGCTACACCTTCTACCCGGCCTATGAGATCCGCAACAACCCGCAGGGCGTCCTGGCCTTCCCGACCTCCATCGACGTCACGGAGCTGGGCCAGCTACCCGGCACGGGCCTGGTGTGGAGAGTTGTCAGTTACGCTCCTGATTCGGTGATTTCCTCACTGGTGATTCGCCCGTGGTACGCGGGCCTGCTCTCCGGTAACAGTCAGCGGGTAGGGCTGGCCACCCAAGGTCCCAATGTGATGCCCTACGATCATTTTGGCGACATCAATGCCGACGCTTCATTCCAGTTGTGGGACAAGCCCATTCCTCGCGAATGGTTCTTCGCGTATCGACCTTTGGCGACCACGACGACTTTGGGCACAGCGACGGGAGGGACCTTCCCCAGCAGTACGACCTACCCCGGACCCAGCCTCTACCCCGGTAACAGCTAGCCATACCGGCGAGAAGGCTTTGCTCCTCCTCAGCGGCACATGCAATAATGCACATGTGCCGGATTTTGTGGTGTCTACCCATCGGGAGATCTCACCATCGTGAGGAAGGAGAGGCCCGTGTTGGAACAGGCCGTCTCTTCCGCTTTGTATCGACTCACCCTCCTGGAAAAGGCCCTTCACTCCACCGAATCGTGGTCCCTGTCCGTCGGTGCCGAGCGGGTACCGGCCACCCGCATCGTCACCGATGACGGCGTGACCTTTCGGGCCACGCTCTCCTCGCTGTGCGCGGCCGACCTGCCGATCGTGTCGTTGTGGTGCGGTGACGAACTCAGCGGCACTCGGGCACTCCCCTACGCGGATCACGGCGACGGCCTGGATGTCGAGTGGGGCATCAGCATGGGGAAAGGCGCGGTAGCGGCATGACAACTCTGGAGCAAGCCCCGCCCACGACGGCGGGGCTTTTCCATACTCCCTGGTCGGGACTCCTCGACTTCCAGGCTGAAGGGGTCGCCCAGTGCTTCTACGGCACCGACCCCGAGAGCGGCGCCGACGGTGGCATGTTCTTGCTATTCGACACCGGCTGCCTCTATGGTGACGCCGAGATCATGGTCAATCGAGGTGGGAAGGGGTTCCGGGTAGCGATCCGAGACGTTGTTCGCAAGTTCAACGGCGGCAAGACGCATGGCCCAAAGTGGGATCTGTCCATCCCCACCTTCGTCACACGAGAAGTTGATGGCGTTGTACGCCTGGGCCGTCTCACGGGCGCCTGGGAGAGCGGCGTCAAAATCACCTACACCGTCACTACTGACACGGGTCGGACTATCCGTGCTACCGACGAACACCCCTTCCTGACCGAGCGCGGGTGGCTCCGTCTGGACCAACTCGTCGTGGGTGATGAAGTGCATGTCCGAGGCTCTCAAGCAACCGGACACGCACGGAAGCCCAAGCCGCGTTATCGATCAACAGCTGGGCTTGTCCATCACCCTTACGCGACCCACCGCAGGGCGAAAAACAGTCCTTATCGCGTGGTAGAGCACCGCCTGGTGGCTGAGGCTGCGATGAATCACCTCGCCTATGAGAGGTACGTCGAGCGGCTCCGAATTGGACAAATTGACGGCCTGTGCTTCCTTGATCCTGACATTTACGCCGTACACCATATTGATCACAATCATCTCAACAACGAGCTGGTCAACCTCAAGATCATGACACACTCGGAGCATCAAGCGCTCCATGCTGACGAGGGCAAGACCAACAGCGTCCTATACAAGATCGTGACGGAAAAGATCACTTCTGTGGAGCTCTTCGGAGAAGAGTCCACTTACGACCTTGCTGTTGAGGATGATCCACACAACTTCCTGGCCAACGGCTTCGTCGTACACAACACCGGTAAGACCGTCTGCTCGATCGCGCTGGCCTGTCTCCTCATTGAGGACCAGAAGATCGACCGGGTCATTGTGGCCTGCGAGAAGAGCAAGCTCACCGACTGGGTGAGCGACTTTCAGAGCTTCTCCGAGTTGAGCGTCCGGAAGTACCACGGATCCAGTCGCAAGACGATGCTGACCAAGCACGACCCCCTGGTGGTGGTCAGCACCTACGAGACGTTGCGGGCCGACCTGATGGCCTTCCAGAAGAACCCCGGCAAGCGCGGTCGAGGTTCCCGCGTCGACGGGCCGCTGATGGACGATCTGGGGCTGCGATCCAGTCGCACCCTCTGGATCTTCGATGAGGTCACGAAGCTGAAGGGCCGTGGCAGCCAGATCCATCGGGCGTTCGACTACGCGCTGGGGCAGGCCCGCAAGCACACCCATCAGCGCGTGATCGGTCTGACCGCGACGCCGGTCGAGCGGGACTTCGAGGACTTCTACAACCTCGGCCGCCTTGTCGTACCCAGCCGGATGCCTACCGTCGAGGAGTTTGAGAAGCGCTACACGCGGGGCAAGGACATCCTCGGCCGCTACGTCTTCGTTCAGTACCGGGCCCGTGAGTTCGCCGCCCTGTTCTCTCCGGTGCTGATCCGTAAACGCAAGACTGATCCGGATGTGATCGAGCAGTTCCCGAAGATGGTCGAGCAGACCATCGGGGTCGACCTGCATCCGCAGCATCGCCAGTTCTACGACGCGACGCTGAGCCTGTTCGACGACCCGGAGGATCTTCGCGCGTTCGGTATCGCCCGGATGACCGCCGGCCACCCGTGCTCACACCTGCACGCCGACAACCCGGTCTCGCGCTCCATCGTGGAGACCGTCGGTGAGGAGTTTCTCCGTTCGGTGCCCTCCTCGAAGTCGATCGAGCTGATCAATCGGCTGACCCCCCTGGTCAAGGGACAGGGGGCGCAGGTGATCGTGTTCACCTTCTACGGCCGCTCCGTGCTCGTCGAGCTGGCCAAGGATCTGCGGGCAGCCGGGTTCACCGTGTCGACCTTCGCCGGAGGTATGACCACCGCCGAGCAGGACAAGGCCAAGACGGAGTTCACTTCCGGCGCCACCGAGGTGTTCCTGGCTTCTGACGCGGGCGCCCGGGGCCTGAACCTCGGCAACGCCTCCTACGTGATCGAGTTCGAGTCGGCGATGAACTACGCCATGCGCACCCAGCGGTTCAACCGGGCTAGCCGACTCTCTTCTACCGCGACCTCGGTGACCTGCTGGACGATGATCTGCCAGGCCACCATCGAGGTGCCCCTGTTCGAGCTGTGCATGCGTCGCAACGCCGATCATGACATCGCGGTGGGGGACGAGGCTGACGACACCGCGTTCATCCCGGCCAGTGAGCGTCGCCGGATGCTGACGATTGGGCGCGGATGAACGCCACCAGGTCGTCTTCGGTCACTTTGCCTCCAGCGCGGTCGTGATGGCCCGCGCGGTCGGGCATGGCCACGGCTCGTCGCAGGTCGGACAGAACTCGCCTTCCCGTTCCTCGCCGTCGGCGTCGCGACCTTCCACATGCTCAGGCGAGTGCAGGTCGAGCACGGCGCGGAGCGCGGCGAATGCCGCCGAGGCGCATTCCTCGCGCAGGTACGCCTGGCCTTCGTAGCCGTAGGCGCCCGCGCCGTAGGCGTAGTCGTCGAGCAACTTCAGTGGATCACTCATCGGCTGCACCGTCCTTGTTGGCGAGGTAGGCGACGCGCGCCTCTGGAGTGTCGTCGATCCAGCCGCCGTTCGGGAGTGGACGAACGTAGTCGGGGTCGGTCACGTGGTCTCCTCAGTGGCGGGGAAGGGTGGTACCTCGATCTTCGTGACGCGGTACCCAAGGTTGACCAGGACGTTCAGGAAGGTACCCACACCATGCGCCTGCGTTGAGTGGCGCATGAACTCGCGGTGCTCCCCCAGGGCGGTGTGGACGGCTTCGTACAGCTCGTCGAACTCACCGAGTTCCTGCCAGGGGATGTCATCGATATCGGGATCTGGGGCCTCGACGGGATCGGTCATGACGACACCTTCTCCGCAGAGACGCCGAAGCCACGATCCACCTTGACCACGTAGCCACGCTTCTTCGCGCAGCACCCGCACAGCCGGATCTCTTCCTCGTCATCCTGCTCCCAGTTCACCCAGGCCAAGCCCTCGTTGTAGAACAGCACTCCGCAGTCGTCGCATCCTTGCTGGGAAACCAGGTCGGAGACTCCCCCGAAGCGCCCGAGCCAGAACCACTCCAACGACTCACAGTGCTCGTCGTGCTCGTCCCACTCCTTGCGGATGTGTGGGAACAGCGTGTCGTAGCACCACGGTTCGACCTTCACGTAGTGCTTCGGCGCGATGCTCGGTCCAGGCCACCAGCCGAAGTAGTGGGCCCAGCGTTTGAACCACACCACCGAGAGGTCATGTGGATTGGGACAGAAGTGGCAGTGACGTTCCTTCACGACCCCTCCACCAAGGCCCGTAGGGCGGTTACGTACTTCTCCAGGCCCTCAGCGATCTCAGCGAGGGTCAGGGCCTCCTCCGGGGGATGGGGTACTCCCACCCGCGTTCGGGTCTTGGAGGCCAACTGGTGCCGCAAGGGGACAGCCTTCTGAGGTCGATCTCCTTCCTTCGGTGCCAGGTCGGGCATTTCGTTGGAGTAGGAGTTGATGTAGAAGGTCTTGCGGAAGATGGCGCCAGCCTCCGTCCCGACGTAGATCGTGTCGTTCTGGCTCAACCAGACGTGCATCGGCTCGTTCTGGCGACCCCACCGGACCATGACCAGTTCCTGGTCGGGCTTCATGATCTTCCGCGCCTTCGCGATGACCTCTCGATCATGCGAGACGGACTTGATCATTTCTTCTCGGAAGGTCACCATCTTCTCGCTCGGTTGATAGATCATCATGATGATGTGCTGTAAGCCGGTGGACCCGGCGGGCGACCCGTCAGACATCGGTCTTCTTCATCGGCGTGTCGTTGGAAAATGCGGAGGAGAAGATCTGGAAGGTATCCGAGGAGGTCCTGGGCGCGATCGTGTCGAGGACCAGCACTACGGGTTCGCCGGGGGCGAAGCAGTCGGGCATGACGTCCCGAAGGATGCCGTCGCTGGTCTCGTCCCAATCCGGGGCAAGTAGCACCACCTCGTAGTCCAACCAGTCCGGATGGGCTTGCAGTTGAGCGAGCAGTTCATGGCCGTTCACGCGGAAGACTCCGTTCCGACCCCCTGAGGGGTCCACTGGGCAGTGTTCGGAAGAGTGGGGGGATCACTTTCTCGGGTCGCGCGCAGATCGTTCAGGAGATCTCTGACGAGCTGTTCGACCTGCTCGCGAAGAGCGAACGGCGGGAGAAGTCCCCGGGTAGAGACGACCGTGGGGTTGGTCTGCCCGTCCTTGCCGGTGAGCGGCTTACCGTCGATCATCAACTCGATGGCCATGAACCCGACGAATTGCCCGTCACCGGCCGGTTCTGGCAAGACTCCCAGGGTGACATCCCATGAGGTGTCCTCAGGCTCGGCCATCAGGATCTCTTCGACCCACTGGCTCCACTGTGCGGAGATACGTTGCATGGATGTCAGTCTGGCACGACGTCGTAGAACTCATCGGGCGTGTTGGCGGTATCGGCGATGGCCTGAGCCATCACTCGGTTCATGACAGCACCGGGGAAGCCCGGTATGGGAATCAGCTCGTCAAGGACGACGGCGAGCTTCTTCTTCCGGTGCTGACGACGGACCTGTTTCGCCTGACGGTTACTCATTGTGTCTCCAGGGAGATGAGGGCACGACGGTAGGAGATCATGGGAGGATTCGGACGAAGTAGCATGCGGTTGAACCACCGAGCATGCATCCTCTTGCGGAAGTAGATGTCAGCGCAATGGGTGACGTTCCCGTAGGTACGGATGAGCTGCCGAACAGCCTTGCGCAGGAGATACCAGCGTTGAGGCACTGGTGGTGGCGCTGTGTCCAGGATGGCTTTACGCAGGACGGCGTTAGGCGTGATCCGGACACCCAGTTCGCCCTGAGGCGTGGACGGTACCTGCATGGCTAGGTGGAATAGCCGTAATGCCAGCTCCGAGGAGGGAATCAGGACCGCGTGTTCGGCAGCACTGCTTCGGGGGGACTGATAGGTCGTGACCAGGCTGGAAGGGGCATCGTCGGCAGTCCCGGTGGGGAATGCCACCGCTGTCTCACCGAGCTTGGCGTGGTAGTTGCTCTGATTACCCGCCTTGAGCTTGGTCGTCGAGATCAGATACACCGGTCGATCTGCCGCGATGAACCCGCGTAGCTGCTCCTCCGCGATCTTGGCAGCATGGAACGGCTTGCCGTGTTCACATGTTCCCCGGATGCAGGTGGCGTGACGGGTTTGCGCATGTCCAGTTCGTGACGTTAGTGAGGTCAAGGTGATGGGATTCTCGCACTTGGCTCCAGTTTTCCTGACCAAGGCACTAGCTGCGCTATGGATGATCCTTATGTCTCTTGCCCAGGAGTTCTGCTGTTCAGGAGTGAGAGAGTACTGGAATTCCGCATGCTCCCCCGAAGTCCTGCCAGCAAGATTGGAGGCTTCCCTCGCTCGGTCCACCCTCGCTGCGCTCGGGATTCCTCGCTCGGTCATCCTCCAATGACGACGAGCTGCGCTCGTGGGAGGGTTGGTCGACGAGCTGGATTTGCCATGAAGGCGCTGGTACGGCACAATCAGTCCTTAGTCCGATGTCGTTTTGGGAATTGATGACCTTCAGCTCTGATCAGCTGGAGGTCATTCCCCTTTTTGGGGACAAACCGGAACGGTAGCGGATCAGGGTGTCCCTACGCCAGCCAGGGCTTGCTGGTAGGCCGCGACCCAGCGGTACGCGTTGGCCTCGGTGGTCCGACCCAGTACCCACTCCCGGGCTTCCTTGCCGAGCTTCTGCCGCGTCTCGGGTTCCTTGATCAGATGCGTGAGACACTCCGTCCACTCCCGGGGATTACCGGCCAACCAGTAGCCCCGGTGCCCCTCGTCGAAGGCCCGAAGATAGGGCCCCACCGGGGAGGCGATCACGGGGATACCCAGGGCGCCGAGTTCCAGCAGCCTGATGTCCGATTTGCTCTCGTTGAACGGGAACGGGTAGAGCGGGGCCAGCCCGATGTCGAAGTTGATCGCCCGGTAGTAGTTCTCCACCCCGTTCACCCAGGCCGTGTGGTGGGTCCGCCCTCGGATCGAGGCCACTCGCTCGGTGTAGTCGACCGGACAGATGCAGTGGAAGATCGTCTGCGGGTGGGCCTGGATGACCCGCTTCACCGAACGAGCGCACTCACCGAAGTCCCGGTTGTGGGTGGAGCTACCCGCCCAGCCGATCACCAGGTCGTCCTCTCCGATGACCTGTCGGCCTTCGGCGTCGGCTACGGCGTGGGAAGGAACCAGCTCCGTCAGGAACTGCGGGACGGTGTTGGGTAGCACCACCACCGGGACCGAGGCGTGCTCGGTCACCACGTTGGCCAGGTGCTCGGTGGACACCGTGATCAGGTCGGCGACCGCTACGTTCTCCTTCAGTCGTCGGAGCCGCTCCGGGTCGAAGAAGGCGTGGGCGTCGTTGGACCGGTCGATGTTCCACAGATCGTCGTCGAGATCCATGACCAGGGCGAAGTCTCGCCGGCCATGGCGAGCCAGGGCTTGCCACAGGGCGGTCGGGGACGGTTCGACGAGTCGCTGCCCGACCAGGACATTCAGACCCTGCTCCTGGCAATTCTCCAGGGTGGGCATTGAGGTGCCGTGCGTGCAGGCGTGGCCGATCAGGGACATCCGGGACAGGGGAAGATAGCCCCGGTAGTACCCAGGACCGTGCATGTCGGCCAGACAGAAGTGAACGCGCATGGTTCGCAGCGTCTCACGCGAACATGCCACTCACCATCTTGGTCGACTCAGGGCAATGACGGACACTGGTCAGCAGAGAGATCACTACCCATCCTGGAGCGCGTCATGTACGACCTCGACCAATTCGACGACGGGGACAACCCCGAGTTCAGATACCCCCTGTTCACCCACGAGCAGCTCATGTCGGTGCCGACCGAGCCGATCCCCACGCAGTCCCTTCCGACTGTGCGAATGTCACCACCTCTCGCCCCGGCGATGGAGGTTTACACCGGTCAGGACGCTCAGCTTTCCACTCGTGAGCTGATGTGGGGCCTGATGGTGCTGGGGACGATTGCGCCACTCGTGGGGGTGCTCGCCGATGGCTTCCTGGGCTTCCTCGTCGGCACCCTCGTGGGCTTCGCGCTGGGGAGCGGTGCCACCATCGCCCGTTACCTGCGGATCAAAGCCATCCGGGCCGGCCGTACCGACCTGGAGTTCAGTCAGGCCGAGGTCAAGACGGAGACCGTCCTGGGGGTTCTCGTGCTCGTCTTCAGCATCCTGTCCGTGGCCAGTTATGTCGAACGCCGCCATGTCCGCCTGATCGCTCGTGAGATCCAGCGTGGTGGCCGGTGACCGCGCGCATGAGGTTCGTGCTGTGTACCGGTGGAATATTCCTGCTGGTACTGGCGGCGGTCGTACTCGCTCTGTTGCTGCCGATCCCTGCTGCCACCCCGAGCACGCCCCCGCTGGCTCAGACCGCGACACCCACACCGACCCCGACCAGCACTTGGGGGCTCATCGAAGATCTCGACACGGCGGGGCTTCCGCTGTTGAGTACGAAGGCCACCGTGACCGAGTATCAGCGGGAGACCTACACCGAGGCCGCCGTGGCCAAGGCGCCGTGCACGGTGGCCGCCGAGGGCGGTTCATGGTCGATCATTCTCAGTCTGGACGAAGAGCTGCCGGTGGGGCCTACTCAATACGGTCAGATGGTGGCGATCGGCATCCGGGACGAGTGTCCGCGCTATCTGGCCGTGGTCCCGCCGGACTGGCTACCGTCTCCGACGTCGTGACCCCTTGGTGGTGTCAGGGTGGGTTGGTAGTCTCTGGTGTGTCACCAACTCCTCATCCCCAAACCAAGGAGTGATCCCCGTGTCCTGGACCGACGCGCAAGAGGCATTCCGGACCAGCCTCCCGGGTTACGAAAACCGGGTCGAGCAGACGCGGCTCGCGCAAACCATCGAGAAGGCCCTGGCCAACGGCAAGCACCTGACCGCGCAGGCCGGCACTGGTGTCGGCAAGAGCTACGCCTGTCTCGTTCCGGCCATCGACCATGCTCAGGTCACTGGCTTGCCGGTCATGGTGGCCACCGAGACGAAGGCATTGCAGGCGCAATACGCCAAAAAGGATGTTCCGTGGCTCCAGGAGCACCTGGGTGTGCCGTTCACCGCCGCGCTACTCAAGGGCCGCAGTAACTACCTGTGCCGTGCTCGCCTGGCCGAGGCCACCCCTGCTGAGGTGTTCAACATCGAGGCGCTCCGGGAAGAGGTCGCCTCGGTGCCGGACATGAATGGCGACATGGAAGACCTGATCACCGAGGTTGACCTGGCCCAGCGCCGGGCGTTGACCATGAGTTCCGAAGAATGCCCCGGCAAGTCCGACTGCCCCTTCGGCGGTACGTGTTTCGCTGAGCAGGCCAAGGCGCGAGCCAAGACCGCCGATGTCGTGATCATCAACCATCACCTGCTCGCCACCGAGGCCGCCCTGCGCGAGGCAACCCACACCGATGAGATGCCCGACGGCATCAGTTTCCTCCCCGATTTCAGTGGACTGATCATCGACGAGGCGCACGGGTTCCAGGACGTGGCCACCGACATGCTCGGCGGCGAGTTCGTCGAGCGTCAGCTCCTGCGCTTCGCCTCCGACGCCGGGTCGCTGCTGGGAGACCGGCAGCTCACCAAGGGTCTGGAAGCCTGCGCGCACAGCCTGTTCCTGAACCTGGGGAACTGGATGACGCAGGAGAACCGTCGCAACCGCAGCCGGGACACCTCGATGGCATTGCCGCACTCGGTGATCGAGGAGTATGCCGACGAGTTCGTCATGGTCACCGATGAAGTGCGGTTGATCAGGCAGCACATCAAAAAGATGGACACCTTCGGTAACGACCAGGCTGCCGCCCGCAAGAAGCGCATGATCAAGCGGGCCGAGAACCTGTTCAATCGCATGGCCAGGTTCGTCACCGCGTCCTCCGATGACCTGGTTCGCTGGATCGAGCTGGCTTCTGATCGCCGTGGCGACACTCTGAAGTTGCACTTCGCGCCCCTGGACGTGTCTCCGGTCCTGGAGCAGTGGTTGTGGTCTCGGCACACCACCGTGCTGATGTCCGCCACCCTGGCCGTCGGCAGCGACTTCGGCTTCATCACCAAGCAGCTCGGCGTGCCCGACCCGATCACCTTCGACGCCGGTACCCCGTTCGACTACCCGAATCAGGCCGCGTTCTTCTGCCCGCAGACCAAGTGCGACCCCACTTCCGGTAGCGAATGGCAGGCTCGGGTGGCCATGGTCATTCGCAAGCTGGTCGCGGCGGCCGATGGCCGGGCACTGATCCTGTTCACCTCGCGCCGGGAACTGGAGGCCGCCTGGGTGGCCTGTGCCGAGACGATCGAAGACCTGGGCATCACCGTGCACAAGCAGATCGAGGGTGGCAACAACCGGGCGTTGGGCGAGGAGTTCAAGACCGATGAGCGGTCCGTCCTGTTCGCGTTGAAGTCGTTCATGACCGGCTTCGACGTGCAGGGCAGCGCCCTGGAGCTGGTCATCCTGAACAAGCTGCCCTTCGCCAACCCCGGTGACATCATCCTCAAGGCCCGCTGTGACGCCCTGGACCGCGAGGTGGAGCGCACCCGCCAGAACAAGTGGGCGAACGGCTCTTTCTCGAAGATCACCGTCCCGTCGATGACCCTGGTCCTGCTCCAGGCGTTCGGGCGCCTGATCCGCACCAAGAACGATCGTGGCGTCGTGGTGCTCCTGGATGACCGGATCTACACCAAGAACTACGGCAAGAAGATTCGGGCCGCGATGCCTCCGGCGCAGGTACTGACCACCCTGGCCGATACCGAGGACTACCTGAGCGCCTTGCGCACTACGGTAGGGTGAAGCACGGTGAACACAGTTTGACCCCCTGACGACGACCTCGCCTACCCGCGAGGTCGTCGTTTTTGCGCTGTGTCCGTACCGGCGTCGCCCCCGTAATCAGCGACATCACACTTTTCCTGGAGGAATGATGACCGACCCCACCCCCGTCGAGGCCACCCCCATCGACTCTGACGAGGCCCGGAGTGCACTGCACACTGCCCTGGAGGATGTGGAGGCCGCGTTCCAGAACCTCTACGGCAAGGTCAGCAGCAAGGTAGCCGCGCTCCTTTCGCACCTGCACGGCCAGGCCGAAAGCCTGACCGATGAGGCCGAGACTGACGCCAAGGAAGATGCCTCGGAGGTCGCGGCCGACGTCAAGACCATCACCGTGACCGGCCAGAGCGCCCTAGGTGGCGGTGTCAACCCCAACGCGGTGCACCCCACCTCGCCGCCGGCCAACGTCCCGGTGCAGACGGAGACTCAGCAGGTCGTTCCGCCGGTGCAGGGATGACCACCTCGGTGCCGGCCACACCGACTTCGTCTTTCGTGCAGCGCGAACCCGCCCTGACTTACGGAGGGGGCCTCACTGGCGCATCGCTGATCATTGATGCGATCGTGGGGGTGGGGATTCCCCTCACGGACACCACCAGAATCGTGATCATGCTGGTGGTGTCCGTGGTGGGGCCGCTCATCGGTACTCTGCTGACGCGACAGAAGGTCTTCAGCGCCGCCACCGTCGCCACGCTGAAGAAAGACGCCGAAACCATCCTGGGCGACGTAGCACATCCCGAGGTCACCCCCACCCCCGACGACACGGGGAAGCACTCCGCGCCCTGACCGTGAAGGTGACCTCTTGGTGTTGTCAGAGTGACTCGCTACACTGAGCCAGTCACCAGCTCCACCCCCATCACGGAGGTCATCGTGCCCGGCACCTTCATCGAAAAATCCCAGGTCGCGTCCATCGCGGGCGGTCTGCTCCGCAAAACCGGCGCCACCGCGTCCCAGCTGGTCAAGGCCATTGCCGTGTTCAAGAGCGACCTGGCCACGCGGCCCGTCACCCCGTTGCCGGACCGCAAGATCCTGGAGCTGCCCGCAGAGCAGGCCAAGGCCCTGGGGATGCTGGCCCGGATCAGCGCGTCTCTGCCGGTGCCGCTCAAGCGCCGGGCGCTGAACGAGACCGAGATGGCCCAGTACATCGAAGCTCGGGAGGCGTTCCTTCTGGCCAAGAAGGCTCTGGAGCGTTTCGACGAGAACACCAAGGCCGTCTTGCACAACCACTTCGACGCCAAGGTCGAGGCCAACGGCTCGATCGACGACTCCACGCCCTTCCACGCGAAGAACGGCTGGTTGTGTGTCGAGGACAAGAGCAGCGGCGCGGCCGGCGGCGAGAAGAACAAGATCACCCGCGAGCTGTCCGGGGGCGGCCCGTCCTTCGGTGAATCGCACCTCGCCGCCATGCGCGACGACGGTGTCATCACCGAGCGGGAGTACCAGTCGCTTACCCGCATCCCGCGCTACCGCGAGCTGAACGACGACGCGGTGATCGCCAAGGTCGCTGCCGACTCGGAGTTTGCCGCGCGGGTCCTGGAGTACTCCACCGAGATCGCGCCGACCCCCTCGATCCAGCTCCGGCCGGCGAAGTGAGCGAGTCCTACGGTCGCCGCACACTCTCGCGGGAGGCCCGCGTCATCCTGTTGGATGACGCGGCGCCCGTTGAGGGGCAGTACTGGACCGCGCCTGACGACGCACCCCCGTGGTACTCGATCGGTGAGGTCAGCTCGTTCTTCCTCGGCTACCACAAGCGCTGGCTGACCGACATCCTTGACGAGGACCCGTCCATGGCCCTGTACGGGTCGCTGATCAACGGTCAGCGCCGGTACCGCCTCTACGACGTCGAACGCACCGTGCACGCGCTCACGGCCGCTCAGCGCCTCTCTCCGCACCGTGCTCGGCTGGCACTCCTGCATGTCCGCCTAGCTGCTGTGCAGTACGGCTACCTCGATCTCTGACTAAGGACGCCCCATGACCAGTCCCCCATCCGGTAGCGACGGAGTGCCCGTCAATGGTGGTCCGTTCATCGAAGGGTCTTCCATGCCGATGCCCAGCAACTCTATGTGGAACGATCTCTCTCGCTTCGTCGACAAGAACGCCGTCGAGACGGAATCCCGGCTCGGTGAGATCAGCGATGTTCTCCTCGATGCTCGCGAAAAGATCTCTGAGGCTCAGAAGTACATCGCTGAGGCGCAACAGAATCTGGCGCAGCTCAGGAAGTTCGTCATTGGACAGGTGTTGGTGATACTCGTCCTCCTAGGACTGTTGATGATCATTTTTCTTGCGTTTCGACTCTGAGAGGACCTCTTCATGGCACTGAACCCGGAGCAGATCCGCTCTCTGGCACGAGAGGACTTCGTCGAGGCTGTCTACCTGTCGTTGGGCGCCGCACAGGAGCAGGGGCTCCTCAGCTTCCCCACTTCGATCGAACGGCGTGCGGCGGCGACTCTGGTGTTCGACCAACTGACCATGCATGTCATGATCAAAATGTTGGTCGGCATGGCCCCCTCCATGAATCGGTCAGCGGAAAGCCAGGAGCGTTTCGGATGAGCAAGGTCCTCTACATCGACGGGCCAAACTTGACCATGCGTGCTCTGCATGCCGGCTTGCACGGTCCGATGTTTTCCAACGGCGCCGACACCGCAGCTCTCACGATCTTCATCAACTCGCTGGGCAAGCTCGTTCGTGAAGAAGGTCCGAGTTACCTGGGTATTGCGTGGGATTCCCCCCATAAGGGTTTCCGTCATACCCTCTACGAGGGCTACAAGGCCAATCGGGCTGAGGCTCCAGTATTGGACGCCAAGGCATCCACCTTCGCGCTGGTGCGCGAGTTCTGCGACCTCGCTGGCATCCGTAGCCTGTCGTGCCCCACCATGGAGGCCGACGACATCATTGCGCGGCTGTGGTATGTCGCGGTGCAGGGACCGATCGTTATCGCCAGCTCCGACCACGATTTTCTCCAACTGGCCGGGCCCAATCCCAGCGGTGTCTCCACCGAGGTCCTGCGTTTCGGCAAGGAGAATGACCGATGGGATGCGGCCAAGGTCAGTGAGTACCACGACTCACCTGAGCACTATCCCCTGATCGCCGCCCTGGCCGGTGATCCCAGCGACAATATTCCCGGCATCAAGGGGATCGGCCCGAAGAAGGCCGTCAAGCTCCTGGAGAAACACGATTGGGACCTGGAGTCCGCTCTGGATGAGTACCCCGAGGAGCGGGAGCGGGTACGGACCTTCTTCCAGATGATCGATCTTCGGAACTCGAACTTCTTTCCGCTTCTGGCCGATGCCGCGCCGGTACCAGTTGGTGAACAGGCGCGTACTGCGTCACCTGAGCTGATGACATTCCTGGAGGACTACGAGCTGAAGGGAGCTTTGGCCAAGTTCCGCGCGGGCACTTTCTGGCGCGCAATCCCTTACAGACGCTGATATTTCGATAGGTGACCCGTCTTGTAGTGGATCATCCGAGGGGTTTAGAGTCTCCCCTCGACGGTCCGTCCGTCATCGGTTCGCTCCTCCGCTCGCCTAGGCCCTCATGGCCCACGGGAAGGTCGGGCGGAGGGCGTACCTCATCCCCGTCTCGGAGGTTTCTTCCGTGTCCCAGCAAGAACTGTCTCGCCCCTCCGCTCCGTCGTCCGGAAGCCGACGTCAGCCCTATCGACCCCCGACCCCGGAAGAGGAGGTCAGGCGAGATCTGGCCTTTTCGATCTCTCTCCAGCGCCTCGGCGAGTCCATCGAGCACGGTTGGAAGATCAGTTTCAAAGAGTTCGACGGCGAGATCACCACGGGCTATCTCGCTGGCATGGACAGTGAGTACTTCTTGGTCTACGTCCCCGACCCGGACTACACCGTGGTGACCGATGACCCCCATGACGGGTTCTTCGAGAAGGGCATCGCGCGAGGTCTGAACCCCACCTTCGAGCTGCACCATCACAACACCTTCGAGGACGAGCTGTCGCATCCGAAGATGGTCGGTCAGGTCGAGGACTGGCGTCAGTGGTACGCCCAAGCCCGATCGGAAGAGGCCGCCGTCCCCGCTCAGGTTGAACGGGGGCGTACCGACATCGCGTCCGTCGGCGATATGCCCCGCAACGGGAAGTCGCAGCCCAGCATCACCGCGAAGCCACCCCACCCTCAGTTCAAGGGAGCTTGATCATGTTCACCATGTTGCCAGACTCCGATGTGGCTCTGATCGAAGATGTCATCCCTCGGGTCACCGAAACGGTCACCGTACGTCCGACCTCACGTGTCACGAAGGTCGAGAAGGGGCGCACCTTCGTCGGCACCGCGTCGAGCACCTGGAGTGCCGAGCAACTGCTGAGCTACGTCGCCACCCAGATCCAGCAGCTGCATGGCCCCTTCCCGCGTGACCCGAAGAAGGAGGTCGCGATCATGCGATCTTTCGCTGGCCGTTGGGCCGAACAGGCAGGCCCGATCGCTCAGTACGCCTTTGAGGTGGCCGGCGGGATGTGGCGCAAGGCTCCCATCAGCATCACCCGCTTCTGTCTCAAATCCGATCCCTACTTCGCCGAGATCATCGCGAAGGAACTCTGAACCCTCTTTGGACGGTGCCATGTTGTCCCTCGCGGACCACTACCCCGTCCCACACTTCATCCCCACGCTGACCAATGACGAATTTCGACGATTCACCCCCACCGCCGTATGTCCGACGTGTCGTGGGGAGGGGAGCTTCCTGTGGGACTACGACGAGAATGGGCCAGTCGCCGCGCCAATACGGTGGCAATGCGACTGCCTGAGCCAAATCATCCTGAACAACTATCTGATGCGCTGCGGCTTGAACCCTCATCTATATTGGCGCACCGCCAAAGATCTGCTCGCCTTCGAGCGGGGTGAGGCCGAGCTGGGTGAGTACGTATCCAGTCCCAACGAGTATGCCCAGGCCGGCATCGGGTTGAGCCTTACCGGCGATCCGGTCAACGGGAAGTCGACCTGGGCGACGTTCCTGATGAAGGTCTTCATCGCCGAACAGTGGGACGTGCAGTGCATGAGTCTGGATACCCTGGCTGACTCCTACACTGCCACTTGGGCCCGCAAGGGCAAGACCGAACAGCATCAACAGACCAGTACGGATTGGTTCACCGACCGCATCCTCAAGGTGCCCGTTCTGCTGATCGACAATATTGGCCGCAATGACAAACGCAATGATTTCAGTACGGTGCAGCAAGCGTTTCTTCGTATCACCAGCGAACGCCTGGAAACTGGTCGCGTCACTCTCATGACTTTCTCGGGCAAATCCGAGACCTCTCCGGTCCCGCTCGATCACCTCACGGCCACCACGTTGACCGTGAACCTGCGCGGACCTGATCTTTCCACCGCTTCCCGGCAACGCGTCATTGCCGACATCCAAGCTGGCATCCATCGCCCATTGAGACTGATCTGAGAGGGAGGGGCCATGCGAGAATCCGAACGCGTCCTACTCTCCCACCTCACCGAGACGGCGTCGTTGGAGCTGCTCTCCGCCGAGGGCTTCGCGACCGAGCAGGGCTGCGAGGTGCTCTCCTCGGAGATCGTTCGGTCGATCGTGCGTTGGGCGATCGCGTTGTACTTCGAGTCCGGCCGCGACGTGCCGATCACTCGACGCATGATCGAGGAGACCTGGGAGCACGAGCTGGAGCAGCTCGACGTCCAGATCGACGACGAGCATGAGTTGGAGCCGGTCGAGTGGGTGATCGATGACCTACGGGCCGCCTACGCCGGCAAGATCGCTCATGACTTCGCCACGAAGCTCGCCGTGGCCGTCGGCGAGGAAGCCCATGCCCCCGATCGCGTGAAGGTGCTGTTGGAATACAGCCACGAGTTGTTCGCTATCACCCGCACGCTGGTGTCTCGTCGGCAGGAGGCAGACCTGGGGCAGGGCGTGGACATGGCCCTCACGAGCTACTTCCAGCGGGTTGAGGCCAACACCCATCTGGAGGGACTGACCTTCGGCCTGCCCTCCATCGACAACCACACCAAAGGTATCCACCCTGGCGAGGTGGCCGTGTTCGCGGCCCCCTCGGGTGAGGGCAAATCCTGGGTGGGACTCAAGGCCACCTTCGAGGAATGGCGCCGGCACCGTAAGTCAATCCTGTTCACCCTGGAGAACTCTCTGCCCATGACGTTCGACCGGCTCGTCTGCGTGGGTGCGGGAGTGCGGTATGAGGCATGGCAGGAAGGGTCTTGTACCGAGCCGGAGATCTTGCGGGTTAAGCAACTCCTGGAAGAAATGCGCGACACTGACTGGTGCCCGCTGGTCATCATGCCCGGCCGGAACGAGCGCACCATGACCGCGATGGTGCGCAAGACGTTCACCGAAAACGCTGTCTCGCTGATCATCGACCAGCTCTCCTTCGTTGAAGAGACCATCAAGGGTGCCAAGCAGCGCAACAGGTGGGGCGCTTTTGGCGACATGATGCACGAGTTGCATGACGAGGTGGCCGAGGGCAAGGAAAAGCTCTCGGCTTTCGTTTTGCATCAGATCAACCGCAAGGGCATCGAGGAGGCAGCCAAGACCGGCCGCTTCCACATGGAGCATTTGGCCGAGGCCAGTGAGATCGAACGCACTGCCGACTTCATTTATGCGGCCTACCGCTCCGATTTCGACAAGCAGAACAATCTCGCCACCTGGCAGCAACTCAAAGGTCGTCGGGTACGACCACATGATGACTGGCCGATGGTGTGGGACCTTGCGCGCGGTCACATCGCCGTACGTGGCGACGAACCTTCTCGGAGGGCGGCATGAGCACCTTCATTCAGGGGCGCCTGCCGACCACGCAGAAGAAGATGCTTTGTCGCGATCTGCTCGCCGAGTTCGGGGCCCGCAACATCACCGAGCACTCCAACGGCGAACTGATCCACTCTTGCTGTCTGCCGTTCGGTCAGCATCGCAACGGCGACAGCAACCCCTCGGCTTCGTTGAACTATCAGAAGCTCACCTACTCATGTCTCGGATGTGGAAACTCGGGCGGCCTGTTGTGGTTCCTGGCCGTATGCCGGGGCGAGGAACCCCTGGAGGTGCGCAAGTGGCTGGAGAACGCCACCGGCACCGAGGGTGGGGTGCTCGACCTCCAGAATCTGCTTCGACTTATCGACGAAATCTTCGAGCCCAAAACTTCGGTCTACCAACCGATGCCAAAGTACGACCCGTCGATATTGGACGCATGGCGGCAACCCAACTTCCATCCTCTCCTCACTGAGGGCGCGCCCGATCTCGATATCGAAGGATGGCACATGCCCGAAGAGACATTGCGTCACTTTGATATTGGTTACGATCTCACCACCGACCGCATCACCATCCCAGTGTGGTGGAAGGGGAAACTGGTCGGTTGGCAGGCCCGTGCGGTCTGTGACGATGAGGAGAACAAGTACAAGTCCTCTCCTGAGCTACCGCGTCGGTCCATTATGTACAACTACAGCCAACGTGACCACTACATCGTCGTGGAGAGCCCAAAGTCCGTGCTGCGCCATTATCATCACCAGCCGACCATCGCGGCTACCTTCGGCGCCAAGGTGGAGCAGGCACAGCAGGCTCTCCTGCACAGTGCCGGCCGGGTCGTGTTGTGGTTCGACAACGACCCGGCGGGCTGGTCGGCCACCCGCAAGGTTGGTAATCGGCTGACCGCCTACACCTCGGTCTACGCCGTGCTCAGCCCCTGGAAAGGAGGACCGGAGAATCTTCCCGATGGCGTCATGGATCAGCTCGTCGAGCAGGCAGTGCCCTACGCTGTGTGGCACTTACCAGATCAACTGCGACGTTGGAGACCCTGATGGCTATCCGCAAGTTCGGCATCCAGGAAGCGATCCTCACCACCGAGGACGCCGACGACGACCTCATTCGGAAGGAGGCAGCCCGCGCATGGACCCCCGAGGACGCGGCCCAGTTGGCTCAGGAGAACTCGGACTCGTCATTCGGGGACTCGGACCGCTCCTAGCTTCCACGTGCCGTCAGTTGGCCACCTGGACCGTTTGGGATGTCAACGGCTACTACGGGAGCTTGGGTTTTCGCTTCGGTGATCGGCCGAGTAAGCGTCAACTGCGGCATGCCTTCGAGCGTCTACGCGGGCACGACAATGCACGCCTGACCGAGATCCTGCACGTCCTGTTGCGCCAACGGGCTGAGTACGACCGCTGCGCGTTCGGAGAGCCTTTCTACGACCGAATGTTCACCGAGTTCATCAAACGGGTCGCCGAGCGTCTGGCTGGGGCAGCAGGCCGTGCCCAGCGTGACGTCCTGGACGACTGGGGTTTCCGCGACCTGCCAGAGGACTTCGACGAACTGGAACGAGAGTTCCTGGCTGACCCCTCTTCCCCTCGCCGATCCTCATGGGCTACCGTGGTCTGGCCGTGGTCCTGGTACGCGGACCGAACCGAGAGTGTCGACTTGGTTCGGCTATCTGTTTGGCAACAAGCCCTGGTCCGTCATCTTCGCGTCGCTCGTTTTTCTGTCGGCCTCTCCGGCTACGGTGATCCCGTCAGTGCCCGCGTGATCGGTGGGGACTGGGTGGTCTTCCTCCGGGACGACCAAATACCTGACGAAGGTCGGGCACGACAAGCCGCACGACAAGTACATACGAGCGCCACTTATGCGCTCCAGGACAATAACCGTACAAGGAGAACCATGAAGTACATTGGTGGGTCTGCCGCAGTCAAGATTGTTGAGGCGGAGACCAATTCCGGTTTTGGCGGTGGCCGTAAGCACCCCTACATCTCGTCAGTCCTGAAGAACAAGGACGACTCGGTGATCCTGCGCTTCCTCGACAACCCGGAGATGGGCGTCGACGAAGAGAACTTCTGGATTACGTTGGCAACGCACGACTACGTGCCCGTCAAGCCGGCACCCGCCTCCATGGACGCAGACAAGAAGAAGAAGTGGCCGGAGACCATGACGGCCATCTGCCGGACGCAGCAGCAGCTCCAGGGTGAGTACGACAACTGCTACATCTGCGAGAACCTCACCAAGGACGATAAGAACGGCAAGCCGCGTCCCTGGAGCAAGTCGGGTACCACCTTCGCGCGAGCGATTCACCGCGAACGAGTCAAGATCACCCAGGCCGATGTGGATGCCGGCAACGCTCCCGCCGAGGCGTTGGGCAAGTGGGCCATGCGTGACGTGATGGTCGAGATGGATGAGCTTGATGACAAGGGCGACCCTACTGGCCGGAAGGTATCGGTACCGGAGATCTTCCTGGTGCAGCAGAAGTGGTCGAACTTCTTCCAGCAGATCTCGATCATGTCCGAAGAGTACGACGGGACGATTCTGGATCGGGACATCAAGATGACCCGGACTGGCGTGAAGCTGGAGACTGCCTACACGCCGACGCCGCTGAACCAAACTCCGAACTTCGACCTGAGCGACCCGGAAACTCGCGCTCCGTTCGACAAGGTGTTCCCGTGGAGTGATCTGATCGAGTTCATCGACAACCTGCACTCCGACCGGTACTTCGGCCGCTTCTTCGACCCGAGCTACATCGACCCCGACGAGGAGAAGAAGTCGAGTCGTCCCGCGAGTTCCACCAGCGTCGTCTACGAGGATGTCGACGAGGCGGCTCCGGCCCGGCCGACGAGCAACGGCATCTCCCAGGAGAAGATGGACGCGCTGAAGGCGCGCATGGGTGGCGCGAAGAAGTCTGAACCGTCGGTCGAGACTGACGACGGGGCTCTCGCGAACGCGTAAGCTCCCCTCCACCACCGGGTCGACGAATCCCCGGCGGAGGCACCCTCAGCGCCTCCATCGTCGGCCCGGTGGCCACGCATCTCACCCCCTGGATACCGCGTGCATACTCTCATCGAGTCCTACAGCCCCTCCGCGACCGTCACCATCGCGGATCAAACCTTCCCCGAGCGGTGTCTGCTCGAAGACGAGGACGGCCAACGGCTGATGCTCGTCCGCGACACCATCAAGGTCGCCGACTACACTCACGCCGTTTCTCATGGCGCCGGCATGATCGTGCGCACCGAGCCCCGCCTTGCGTTCGTACTCAATGAGACGTTCAGCGAGAGCGTCCATCCCGATACGGGCGATGACACCTACTTCCTCGACTCCCGATACTGGACGGCGCACGAGAACTTGCCGACCTTCTTTGAGGCATTCCAGGCCCGCTATGCCCCAAAATCCGAAAACTCGAACTTCGTTCACCTCCATGCACACTCGGAGTACAGCCCACTGGATGGCCTCAGTACTCCCGAGGAGATGGTCAACGCGGCCGTCCGCATGGGGCAGAAGGCCATGGCCATTACTGATCATGGAACTTGTGCAGGCCAGCCCGCGTTCCAGATCGCCTGTGACAAGGGTGGCATCAAGCCCATCCTGGGTATCGAGGCGTACTTCGTCGACGACCGGTCCGTACGCGAGAATCGCTACGACTACTGGCACCTGATCTTGTTGGCCCAGGATCAGGAAGGACTGCGCAACCTGTGGGCGATGTCCACCGAGAGCTTCCGGGACGGCTACTACGACCGCAAGCCTCGCTTGGACTGGGAGACCCTGGAACGCTACGCCGAGGGCGTCCTGTGTTCCACGGCGTGCCTGCGAGGCCCGGTGGTTGACCCATACCTCAAGGGCGACACTGAGCGCGCGGTGAGCAACCTGGGGCGTCTGAAGGCCATCTTCGGTGACCGGCTCTACGCCGAGATCCACGCCAACCAGATCCCCGATCAGATCAAGGCCAACCGCTGGCTCACCGAGACCGCCCGCACCTACGACGTACCTCTGGTCGCCGTGTGCGATTCGCACTACCCCACGTCAGCTGACGCTGACGCCCATCGTGTCTGGCTGTCGATCACCACGAACAAGGACGTCACTGACGATTCCAGTCTGTTTCAGGGGCAGCAGGACTACTCCCTGCGGGATGAGGTTGATGTCCGGGTGGCCCTGAGCTACCTCGCCCCTGACGAGGTCGACGAAGCGGTAGCCAACACCTCGGTTATCGCTGAGCGGTGCACCGCCCGTATCGAGAAGCGCCTGCACATGCCGGTCTACTCGCGTCGCAGTGCCGAGTACCCCGATCCGGTAGCTCGTGACAAGGAGCGCCTGTTCGAGCTGTGTATGCAACGGTGGGAGGAGCGCACCACCGGCAAGACCAAGAGTCAGGACGTCTACCTGGCTCGGTTCGAGCGCGAGTTCAACCTCATCGTGGAGAAGGGGTTCCCGGGCTACTTCTTGATCGTGTGGGACATCATCTCCCACGCGAAGCGCAATCGAGTCATGGTCAGTCCCGGCCGTGGCTCAGGTGGTGGATGCCTCTTGGCCTACCTATTGGGCATCACTGAACTGGATTCCGTCGAAGACGATATTCTGTTCGAACGCTTCATGACCAAAGGCCGTACCGAGCTGCCCGACTTCGACCTGGACTTCCCCTCCAGCAAGAAGCAGTTCATGTTCGACTACATCGCTGGTCGGTGGGGCCGAGACAATATGGCCATTGTCGGGACTCACATGCGATTGAAGAACAAGAGCGTCTTCAAGGACGTCTCGCGCGCGCTGAAGTCGCAGCTGCCTGAGGGCTACTACCTCGATATCGAGAACATCTGCAAGATCGTCGACAACGCCGAGGCAGACACCGCCGGCCTGGGCCTGTCCTACGAGCAACTCTTCGCCAAGGTGGGCGAGGAGCTGGAACCCTATCGTGAGAAGTACCCCGAGGTCTTCCGCTGGGCCGACTTGCTCAACCACCGGCTGAAGACTTACGGCACCCATCCGGCCGGCATCGTCATCGACACTGAAGCGCCGCTGACCGAGAACCTGCCGTTGCGGGCCGGCGACAACGGGATGGTCACCCAGTTCGCCCTGGAGGCTCTGGAGTCCCTGGGTTACGTCAAGTTCGACCTGCTCAACCTGCGCAACCTCGACACCCTCCAGATCTGTTGTGATCTGATCAAGGAACACACCGGGCGCGACATCGACCCCTACTCCTTCACCAGGGAAGAGCTGTCCGACCCGATGGTGTTCGAGCGCATCGGGGCGGGCTGGACGCTGGGCATGTTCCAGATCAACACCCACCAGGGCACGCGCCTATGTACGCGGTACAAGCCGCAAACGCTCGTCGAGCTGGCACACGTACTCACCCTCGTTCGGCCGGGTCCTTCCCGCTCAGGACTGACTGACCTCTACCTGCGGCGCCGAGAGACCGGTGAGGAGATCACCTATCCCGACGAGCGGCTGCGCTCCATCCTGGGCCACACCGAGGGCATCATGCTGTTCCAGGAACAGCTCATGCAGATCTGCCTGGTGATCGCCAACTACACCGACGTGGAAGCGGACAAGGTCCGCAAGATCCTCGGCAAGAAGAAGGTCGAGCTGGCCAAAGAGGAAGGTCGGAAGTTCATTGCGGCAGCTGTCGACAATGACACCGACGAGAAGGTAGCCATCCAGCTATGGGAGCAGATGGAGGAGTTCGCCAAGTACTCCTTTGGCTACGCCCACGCAATGGGCTATGGCACCTTCACCTATTGGACCGGCTGGCTGATGTGCCATTACCCGCTGTACATGTTGTGTGCCGCGCTCTCCTCAGTCAAGGCGGAAGAGATTCCCACTTTCGTGGAAGAGGCGCGACGCATGGGGTATGCCGTCCTGCCTCCGGACATCAATCTGTCCCGGCGAGGCTTCACCGTGGATCCGGCCAACATGGCCGTCCGATATGGCCTGGAGTCCGTAGATGGTGTCGGCCCGGTTGCGGTGGATGCGCTTCTGGCGGCGCAGCCCTTCGCTGACTGGGAGGACTTCGTCGAGCGGAAGACCTCCAAGTGCAACTCCGGGCACGTCGCCGTCCTCAACAAGATCGGTGCGTTCGAGTCCATCACCGGGCACCGGCGCTGGCTGGAGCTGAAGCTGGAGTTGGAGGCCGTCCCCTCTTCGGGTGCCTGCGTGAACCACTCCGAGGACCTCGACGAGCACGAACTGCCCTGCTCGTTCGACTGGAGTTCACTGCCCCCGGCGCTGGGCAAGACCGGCAAGTTGCTCGCGAAGCAGCCTGGCCCTCCGAAGAAGTGTTCGCGCGCCTGCAAGCAGTTCCAAGCCCGACAGCCCGAACCCATCGACCTGGTGGCGCCTTACACCGCCGAGGACATTCGCCGGATCGAGGACGACGTGCTCGGTGTGTTCCTCTCCTCGACCCCGTTCGACCGATTGGACCCTGCTGACCGCGAAGAGTGTCTCACCGCCGAGGAGGTACTCACCGCCGAGCCAGGCCGCTACCTGGTGGCCGCGATCATCAAGAAGATCAAGAACCACTGGGACAGCTCCGGTTCGGCGATGTGCTTCCTGGAGGTGGCCACCGAGCGAGGCCAACTGCCGGTGACGGTGTTCGGCTCCGCCTACGCGGAGATCCGCGATCAACTCGTCCGGGGCTCTCTGTGCCTGCTGCTGGTCAAGCACGACAGCCGAGGTCAGATCCTGGACGAGATCATCAACCTGGACATGATGGAGAGCACTGATGCCTAAGAACGCGGTCGAGAGCGCCCTGGAGAAGTTTCAGGCCCAGTTCGACAAGAGCTTCGGCGAGGGGGTCATGCGTCGAGCCACGCAGATGCCCGGCTACGACGTGATCCCCACCGGCTCGCCCTCTCTGGACTATGCCATGGGCAGCGGTGGTTACATCCGGGGGCGTTTGACGGAATTGTGGGGGATGCCCGGTTCTGGCAAGACCACCATGTCGTTGATCGGGATGGCTGAGGCGCAGAAGGCGGTGCCGGATCGCATGGTGGCCCTGGTGGACGTCGAAAAGACCTATGACCAGGACTGGGCGGTCGCGCATGGCATTGACACCACTCGTCTCATGGTCATCACCCCCACTACGGCCGAGGACGCCGCCGACCAGATGAAGAGCCTCATTGAGTCCAACTTGTTCTCGGCGATCACTCTCGACTCCATCGGTGCCATGCTGCCGGCCAAGGAGGCTGAGAAGGATGCTGGAGACGCGGTGGTGGGAATGGGGGCCAAAGTGGTGACGCGCATGGTCAAGACTGCCACCAACAAGGCCACCGAAAACCATGTCGCGATCATCCTGATCAATCAGGTCCGCGCCGCCATCGGGTCGTTCGTCGGTCCCGACACCACTACGCCCGGAGGTTTCGCTCTTCGACACTGCACCACGCATGTCCTGAAGCACCGACGTACGCGGGAGACCCCGAAGTTCATCGGAACGAAGGAGTACCAGGTACAGGTCGGCCATCAGATCGCGATCAACGTAGAGAAGAACAAGGTCGCCCCGCCCAAGCGCACGGCCTACCTATGGATGTTCAACCAGGCCACCCCCGAATACGGGCCCGTCGGCATCGACAAGGTCACCGACGTGTTCAACCTGGCCAAGCAGCTGGACCTCATGCACCGATCCGGCGCTATGTACACGCTGCCTGACGCATCCAAGCACAACGGGGAACCAGCCGTCATACCGTACCTGCGGGCCCACCCCGAGGTCTGCGACATGCTCCGCACCAAGGCTCTGTCGTTGGCTGCTGACACCCTCGCCGACGAGCCTCTCCAGGAGGGATGATGCTCGGCATTGGCATCGTGATCGGGGCAGTCTTCCTGATCCTGATCGGCATCGTCTTCTTCGCTACCCGTCGAGACCACCCCCCGACCCCTCAACGGGTCCCTGAGCCGCCGAGCCCGGCAGAGCTGACCGATGTCATCGCTCCGCTCCCGTGGCTCTACGGGCGCCCGATCAGGCACCGTTATGACCCCGAGGAGTTCACGGAGTCGCTGAGCTGTCTCACCTGCGCACAGCCGATCCTGCCGCAGGCCGAGTTCTGGGAGGTTCCTCTCCTCAATCAAGGCCCCGACGTGCTGATCGCGATCTGTCTTCAGTGCGACAGCCGCAGTCCTTACGACAAGCTGGAGATTTGATGGTCAAGCCACTGACGACTCGGGCTATGAGCGACAAGCATGAAATCTTCCTGGCGGACCTGTTCGATGGCCGGCGTTCAGTCGGTAGTGGGAACCAGTTCAACGATGCTGCCGACGGTCGCAACGACGTGTTCACTCCTCACGCAGCAGCCTGGGACGGCAAGGCCACCCTTGGCAAATCCCACTCCGTCTCGTTGGACACTTGGGACAAGCTCGTCGAGCAGTCCCACGGCTTGATCCCGGTGCTCGCCCTGCGCTGGTACGCCAACGAGCGACTGCATATCACTCGTGACCTCGTGGTGCTGGACGTGCACGACTTCGTCACGATCCTGGAAGCCGCCCGCAATGTCCACCAGTAGCGCGGTGCTTCGCGGCATCCTACGAGAGCATCGCGACAAGAAGGTGCTCTCGCCGATCATCCGGGCCGCACTGCACGACCCGAACTTCAAGGGCTTCCCGCTACAGGTGGAGGGCTGGACGGCGCGTCCATACGACGGCTGGTTTCATCCGTCCACTCACGCCACCAAGACGGTTGACGAGTTGATCGACTACCTCACGCACCCCGAGAACCACCAGCCTGAGGAACACCCGCCGCTCGTCTTCGTACTCGCGGTGACCCAGGGCAAGTTCTGGCATACGTTCATCCAGCGTCTCCTTCTGGACCATGGCATCCTGCTCCAGGATGAGGTTCCCCTGATCGATCCCACCCGACGACGCAGAGGGCACACCGACGGTCTTCTGGCCAATGGTGAACTGCTGGAAATCAAAACTTCCTCCTCTCGCTCCTTCCGGAAGTTCACCAACTGCGCCGATCTCATCGCCAATGAGCCCGGCTACTACGCTCAAACTCAGGACTACCTCGACATGGCCGAGGCCGAATACATGCGTTACCTCGTGATGTGCATGGAGAGCCCTTACGAGTTCTCCGAGTTCCTCGTGCCGGCTGATGGGCTCTTCCAGACCGCTCAGCGCCGCAAGTACCGGGAGGCCGTCGAGACCGCCGCTCAAGGACAGATCTATCACATTCCCATCCCCACGCCCGAGCAGTCTTCCGCGCTGCTCTACGGCACTCCACTGCATTGAGGAACCATGAACACTGACGCTCTCACCGCGCTGCGCATCAACGCACGGACGAAAGCTGCCGCGCTTCCCGTCTGGCGCGCGCCTCTTCTGATCGACCTGCATCCTGGTCGTGTGTTGGCCTTCGACCAGTCCCTGGCCGCCTGTGGAGTGGCCGTGTTGACCTTCGACGGTCAGACGCTATTTCTGCGTGATGCTCATGTCATGCAGGTCCCCGCAACTGATGCCAAACGCAGCCGTGAACACGGCCTACGACGAGCTGAGCTATTGGTTGATGCGATCATCAACTGGTATCAACGTAGTGTGCCAGACGATCAATGGTCGGTCGTCTACGAAGCGGTACCTGAGGGTGGATCTATCCATGCACCCGAGTCATCACTGCTGGGGGCTATGGCGGTTCGCATGGCCACTCGGACCTTCCGGGGTGCACCGCCCCTACTAGATCCAGTTCCTGCCCAAAGCCACAAGAAGTTCGTTTGTGGCAATCGTAATGCCACCAAGAAAGAACACCACGCCGCGCTGATGGAGTTGACGCGCGCCTTGGGTGTCCGTGGCGCCGAACTCTTGACCAATGAAGGCAAGCGTGACGCTTTCTCAGTTGGGCTCTACGCATTGGCCCAAAGTCATGGCTGACCCGCAGAACATCCGCAAGTCAGGGAAGACCACCGCCGAAGAGGTGACCAAAGAGGAGTGCACCGAGGAGAAGCTCACCGAGCCTTTGGGCACTGTCGGTATGGAGGTCGAACCTCATCGAGATCGTCTTGTTCGGCCGTACTTCCAACGGATGCGCACCGAGTGGAACTCCGATCAGAAGATGGTTCTCCAACGTGTCCATCATCGTGTCGAGAAGCAGATCCAGGAGGTTTTCGCTGAAGCCTTCGACATCATGATCGAGCTTTACGACGTGGTTCGCACTCGGGTGGTTGACGTTGACGCTGACGACGTCTGGGAGAAGACCTCTTCGGGTGCCTACCGCGAGGACTGGGGCAAGCTCACCCACAAGCAGCGGGAGCGGTTCCTGTTCCTGATCACGACGCGCCTGTTCACCTGGGAGCAGCAGGCGGCCGGCCTGAACTTCGAGGCGGTGTTCGCCAAGGCCGAGTGGGAACAGAGCTTCGCCACCGGTTACGAATCACTTCCCGGTACCCGACCGACCATCGAGGACCGCACCTCCCGGGCCCGGCTCACGTCGCAGGACGACTACTACTTTGCCTTGATGCGAACGTATTTCTCTCGCCGAGCTGACGCGGTGGTCCGCAGCATGAGTGGTTTAGCTCAGCGGTTAAAAGACGTACACACCGTCTAGCTGCTCAAATGACGTCTAGGTCGTGACTTGCCAACATCGACAAGTTCGACGCATCATGTGCACATCAGCCTCAACGCTCACTCCGGGGTGTGGGATCGGAGGTGAGTTCCTGGTGTGCACATGATGGGACGCTGCCTGTGAGAAGAACCGCATCTCGTGCTGGCGTGGCGGAATTGAGAAGCCTCTTCCGTCATCTTGAAGAGTTGCGGTCGCTCTATGAGGCCAAAGGTACTGACGAGATCATCACTCCAGATGGAAATCATTGGTCTCTCTGGGATCTCGAATACCTTTATCGGGAATCGCAGAAGCTGGATAATCTCACTCTTCGCCAATCTCAAGCCATTCAACTGTGCTTAGTCGACGGTCTGTCCGAACGAGAAGCATCTCATGTCATCGGTACTCGTCCGACCAATCCCGTAGCGATCTATGCAAACCAGGGCTTGGCTCGACTGTTGGAGTTGATCGACAATGGTCGTCTTGCTCGTTTCCGCCCGCTGCCCAATGAAGATGAGTTGCTCCGTCAGCGTCGTCAGGTCACTTTGGAGCGTCTAGCTGGCCAGATCAAGTCCAGCGTCACCATCGAGACGAACGGCTGTTGGATCTACCCACTCTTTCATCCCCGGATCAATCCGGTTATTGCATTGCGTGCATCTCACTCTCCGAATGGTGTCGTTTACGTTCATCCTCTCTGGGTCATGTATGAGGCCCTCGTCGCCCCGGTTCCTATTGGGCAGCGAGTTACCCATCATGACCTTTTTCAGTTCTACTATCGAGGCTGTGCCAATCCGGAGCACGCCATTCTTGTTGAGGAGTCGCAATGAGGGTGAGGTATGGAGTTCACGGTCCATTGGAAGAAGCAGCCAACGAATTCATACGTCAGTCCCTACTCACGGTGAAGAGTCGTGAGGAGAAGTCAGACATCCTCACGCCGTGGAAAGAGCATCATCGTCGATCCGTCGAGGTCTATTCCTCGATGGGGGTCCCCGACTCGGCTTTCCGGCAAGGCATCTTCAGGCGGGCCCGCAACAGGACCAAAAGCTATCTGAACTCCTGTGATGGAGTCATACAAGGTCGACGTGGTGAACATGAGGGCTTCGCTGACTTCGCCGCCGACGAGGAGTACTGATGGGTGGACGTGGCCTGATCGCTCCGATACGCAATTCGTTGGTACAGATCCGGATCGGCAATCAGATCTACGATGCCGTTCGCGAGCCCCGCTGCAAGACCTGCATGCATCCGGCTCGCATGGACATCGAGACCATGATCGTTGAGAACACAGCCTTCACGACCATCGCCGAGCGGTGGTCGGACGTGGAGTACACATCCTCCTCGGGCGGCCTCGTCGTACTGCCTACGATCAGCGCCTCGTCCATTCGCAACCACTACAAGGCGCATCACATCCCCCTCCAGGCCGCCGTGCAACGCCAACTCGCCGAGAAGCGCATGCAGGAGATCGGCTACCAGCTGGAGGAGGTCGGCGGTACGTTCGTCGATCACGTCACGTTCAACCAGGTGGTTCTTCAGCAGGCTCAGCAGCGGCTGGTGCGGGGTGAGATCCGGGTCGAGGTCAAGGATGGTATCGCCGCCGCGAAGTTCCTTGCCGACGCCGAGGCGGCCACCGGTAGCGACATCAACGCCGAGGCGTGGTCGCAGGCCATGGAGGTCTACTTCGCGGCAGCTCAGAGCATCATGAATCCGGCTCAATGGACCCAGTTCGTGCGCTCTCTGCGCAACAACCCCATCCTCAAGGCGCTGGAGGCTCGAATCAGTGGCCAACAGCCCCCACCCGAGGCCATTCCTGCTGGCCGCGACCCCTATACGGAGGGATGAGCATGCTGGTGTGGGTGGTGGGTGTGAACGTCGTGGAGGATTGGGCCATCTGTGGCGCCTTCTCCACCAGGGAGAAGGCGGTGGCATGTTGCACCACGGAATATCACTACGTGTTCCCCTTGATGCTTGACGACTGGCTGGGTGATAAGCACACCCCCGCACCGGCCGAGTATCCGCTACTGGAGAGGAACTCCGAGACATGATCGACGTCAACGATGAGGAAATCCTACGCATCGAGAGAGGACCTTTTGCCTGGATGCGCGCGAAGCAGGCCACCTCGATGTCTCTGGAGGACTTCCGGCGCACAGCTGAGAACAAGTTCGCTGATGTCGGGTTCCGAGCCAAGGTGACCGCCTACACGACCACTCAGGAGGGCGTCTACGCCTTCGACGTCGAGATCCAGGGGCGCATGGCCGGCGCCGGCCAGTTCGACCCTGACCAGCTCGCTCACGAGGTCCAACACAACCTCCTGGAGCTGCCCGGCAAGCACGAGGGCGCGATCAAGACCGACAAGGGGGCGGTCCGCGCTCTGCTCTCTGGTGATCGCCCGGGTCCAGGTGGTCATCACCACTGACCATGAGCCTGCTACTTCCTACTGACTTCACGGCATTCACCGGCGTCGACATCCCCGACCCGGTGACTTTCGTCGTGGGAGAACACTGGCTGAACCGGCCGATGCTCTATCCCCGCCAGGCCACCGTGGTCAAGCTGGTGTTTCTGCGTACGGACTTACTCACCGACTATGACCACCAGGTCATCGACGAGTGGGAGGAGTCCTTCCGGCGTACGGGCAACCGAGGCATCGTTCCGGACATCCGACAGCGGGCCGACCAGCTCCGGGAGATGGGCTACCAGCACTTCCGTGAGGTGCTGCTCGTTCTCGGACGTCGAGCCGGTAAAGGCTATCTCTGCGCCCTGCTCATGGCCTACGTCATCTGGCAGTACATGGCCCTGGGTGATCCGCAGGGCTACTACGGCATCGACCGGGACAAGCAACTCGCCGCGTTCCTCTACGCCGGCAAGAAGCAGCAGGCACGCGTCAACCTCTGGCAAGACCTCGTTCACATCATCCAGGGCAGCGAGTGTTTCCAGCCCTATATCTCGCGCTCCCAGGGCGAGTCTCTGACTATCTACGCACCCTACGACCTGGTGCGAATGAACAAGCTGGCCCATCGAGGATTCCAGACCACGATGGATCAGGCGACGTTCCTCATCGAGCCCAAAGAAGCCACGATGATGTCCGGTCGTGGACCGGCTTCCTGCATCCAGGGCTACGACGAGATGGCGCACATGGTCACCGCCGGGGGTGCGTCCCGGTCAGCCGAGGAAGTATGGAACGCGGCTACTCCGTCATTGGACCAGTTCCGCAAGGATGCCTTCATCGTGGAGCCGTCTTCACCCTGGCAGATGATTGGTCAGTTCTATCAGAACTGGCTCAACTCGTTGCTCCTCGATGAGGACGGCGTGCCCGCGTATCCGAACATCTTCATGCTTCAGCTGGAGTCGTGGGACATCTATCAGGACTGGGAGTTGGCCCATGTACTACCACTGTTTCCGCACGACTTCGAAGGAGACCTGAAGGAGTACCAGGGGAATCCTCATCCGAAGCTGGAGAAGCTCAAGGGCGCCGTGCAGACGTACGACTCCGAGATGCAGAAGCTGGAGATGGCCAACCCCGAAACCTTCGCTGTAGAGCGTCGCTCTCATTGGCAGTCGGTTGTTGATGCCTACCTCGACCCGAAGAAGATCGAGGCGATGTTCAACCCCGCATTGGAGATGAAGACCGAAGGTACCCTCAGCATGTTCTACAAAGGACATGCTGACCCGTCGACCGTCAACGCCAACTACGGCGTAGTCATTGGGCACCCAGAGACGCGGGACGGCATCATCCACGCCGTCATCGATCATGTGCACTTCTGGCGCCCCAGCGACTTTCCCGACAACATTATCGATTACATCATGGTCGATGAGTCACTCTGGAAACTCATCTATGGATTCAAGTGTGATGAGTTCACGTTCGACCAATACAACTCGGCCGGTTCGATTCAGCGTCTCCAACAACATGTGCGCGAGTCGCAAGTCCCCAAGCGCATGCAGATCTACGAACTGACGGCCACCGCCGCCCATAACTGGGAGCGGGCCGAGAACTTCAAGGTGGCGCTCAACCAGGGGTGGATCGAGTGTCCGCCGCATGAGCAACTTCAGCTTGAGCTGAAGTTTCTCCAGCGCAAGGACACCGCAACCACCCATAGAGTGGACAAGCAGGACACGGGACCCGTAACAACCAAAGATATTGCTGACTGCATCATGGAGGTGGTCTGGACGCTGCTCGGTGACCAGGTGCATTCCTACACCCACGGCGCCCTGAGCAATTTCCAGCTGCAAGTGGGCCTTCAGGGTGGCATCAATCCGCATGCCCGGGAGATGAGTGCCGCCGACAGCCACACCTTTGACCAGCTCGGAGGACTGTCCGGCCGGCAACGCAACGCGGTCATGCGGGGTGGGGGCCTTAACGCCGCTCGCAACGCCTATCGTCGCCGGTCATGACTTCGTCGACTCAGGGATTTCTTCTACCCTGATCGCCATGACTACCCACAGTCCACCCACCCCGCTGGCTGACTACGCCTACGTGCCGGTCGCCCACTATCTGTCCCAGCCACTGCGCATCCATGTGCTGGGCTCTCACGGCCCTGATCACTCCGACGTCCTGGTATATCACCCGGACGCACCTCCGGAGACAAAGATGCTGGCCAACGTCCTCATCACTGACGAGTGGTTCGCCCGTCCCGGGCACGCCATGTGGCCCGGATATCAGGGGGAGCGCAGCTGGGCCCAGATCGCTGAGCAGACCTACCAGCAGGTGCAAGAGGAACGCGATCTGGCTCGACGCCTGACTGACCTCGGCATCTCTCGTCGGCTTCGTCATTATGCTGGCGTGGGTGGCACCTCCCACGAGGCCGGCGAGGCCGATACCCAGCTGACCTTCAGCCATGACGAACTGGACTACCTCCTGACCCTGGCCGAACGCGGTAAGGAGGGAGGCACCTCGGCGACTCAGGAGAGCACATGAACCACCTTCGGCAAGCATGGGCAGCCAAGACTGCCGCACACCGCTTTCAGCACGTATGGCTCCCCGAGAACCCCGATGAGGCGCATGATCTCCTCCAGGGCCTCGCTGGGGGCCATCTCGCCCATCTGCGGGTGGTCGGTGAGCAGGCCGCTCCATACGACAAGGAGCGCCTGCACGATCTGATCAACAACGGTGGCTTCTCTCACCACCCAGGTCACGGCGCGGCCCCCTCGACTGGCTACATGGCCAGCTACGAACTCTCCTCGCCGAGCCAGGCCGCCGTGCACGACATGTCCACGCTGACGCCCGAGCACATCGCGGAGCATCGTTCGGCCATCGGTGAGCACCTGGCCAAGCCAGACAGCTACCAGGGCGGCTGGCTCGACCGAGGCGAGAACAAGGTATACCTGGATGCCTCCCGCCACTTCCACGACGAGGGGAAGGTCCGGGACTTCTCCCTGAAGAACAAGCAGCTCGCCTACTACGACCTCGGCAAGGGCAACGAGTACTACCTCGATCCGCATCGCGACGAGCTGGCCCACACCGACCCCTCGGCGCACCACGAGAAGTACTCCGGCATCACCAAGAAGTTCGGTCCCGGCACCCCGCTGGAGTACGAGAGCTACCGACACCTCTACGAGGGTGGTGGCGAGAAGACCGCGTCCCTTCAGTACGCGGTGACCGAGCAGCCGCCGGCCAGTGGGTTGCCCTACCTGATCCGCGTGGCCAGGGGCAACCAGGTCATCGCGCACATCGGGGTGCGTCCGGATGGCACCTGGCGCTACCTTCGGGCCGAGGCCGGCCGGACCGCCACCCAGTCCTCGGTCGACGAGATCCGGGACGGAATCAACGCCATCGTGGGCGCCTTGTTCGAGGGCACCCAGGCTCGCCCCGAGTGGCTCGACGGCCGGCCGATCGGCCCGTGGCTCAACGACCACGTGGACGAGATCGAGCGCCGGAAGCGGCAGCCGTGACGTGGCCCCCGAGTGCTACTCATGAGGAGCTGAAGGATCTGATTCCTGGCTTCGATCAGGATCGTCATGTGGGGCACGAGCATGAGGTGTACGACTACCACCCCGCCTATCCCATCAAGGGCGGCATAGTCGGGCTACACAAGGGCAAGTCGCCCTGGGGTTTCTACTCCGAAGACAGTCGTGCTCGTGATGACGACCTCGATCGTTGGAGTGATCTCCAGGACCGCATCAAGAGAACTCCCGGTGACGTACACCCTCTCGTTATTTCCGGTGGGCACCTCCTCGACGGATTCCATCGCGCAAGCTTGGCTCTCAATGCCCGGAAAAATACCTTCCATGCCTACGTTGCTCGCTCGGAGAGCGCACAGAAGGAAGGTCGATCTCAAGGGTCACGCGACTCTGCCACGAAGAACTTTGGTGAACTGGCCCCGTACGAGCAGGCTGCCGCTGCCAAGTATCACGAGCAGATGATTGAGGAGGGTAACGCCGAGCCCAATACGATGCCGCGCGATTACCGCTATGAGATGCACCAGGAACCCATGAAGCAATTCATCAAGCGGTACATGGATGCCGACGACGAGTTCAGGGCCGAGTACCCCCATGGTTCGGCTGACTTCCAAGCGCACCACGACGAGATGCTGCGGAATCATCCGATTCCGAGCCATTCGGCCAAGAATCGCTGGCCCCTCATCGTGCGCGACACCAACCCGAACTACGTCGATGACGGCTACCACCGGATGCACTCCTACATCCGCGATGGTGCCACCTCTCTGCCAACCATGCGCATGTGGCCGAAGGACGAAGCGCTCGTCAAGCAGGCAGCCACGGTGCTGCCTCATGAGCGCCTCTTCGGACCCACCTACGGGCTCGACCACCGGCTGTTCGAGGGGGATGTGCTGCGGCCGGAGATCCGGCGGGACATCGTCGAGAAGTTCAGCGGCTTCTGTTCGGCACACGACTACCCGAACTGGCACGACTGGGCCAAGATCGTCTTCTTCGGCAGTGAAGCGTCAACATGGACGTCACCCACCCTGGTAGGAAATAACGACTTCGATCTGAGTATCGGAGTCGAGTATGAGCGCTTCCGGGCGGCCGTACCGACCATGCGGGGGCTTGCCGCCGATCTCATCGCCAGCGGTCTCACCGAGCAGATGCACGCCGAGCTGAACGATCCCGCCACCTACTTCGAGCTGGCCGACGGCAGCCGGGTGGGTCCGATGGATCAAACCTGGTTCGCCAACCTGCTGGGGTGGGACATCCGCCAGATCCGCCCCTACGCCGCTTACGACGTGGTGGCCAATCACTGGATCGTCAAGCCTCCTGATTTGCCCGACTGGGACATCAACCAGTTCCCGCAGGGCCACGGCCTGGTCCGGGAGATCCAGGGCATCATCGAGATGGCGCGAGGGATCCTGGCTATGCCCGAGCCCTACCGTACCCAGCAGGGTGCTCAACTCTGGGAGTACGTGCATGCCAATCGCTCGGGAGCGTTCGGGCCTCAGGGCGAGGGCTGGTGGGATGTCCGTAATGTGGTAGAAAAGGCACTAGATCAAAAAGGTCTGATTCAGCCCCTCTTCGAGTGCCACCAGCGGGCCGTCGAGACCCCACACAGTCTCGATGCGCCGGCAGGCTGGTCCAACGACCCCAGCACCGTCTGATCTCCCCTGCGCCCTCCCTAATAGCTGACGCACCGCGCTCAGTGGGAGGGCACCGTGACATACGCAACCCAGACGTGGATCGACGGCCCAGCCGGGGGCACGCCGATCAACGCCGCGCGGCTGACACACATCGAAAACGGCATCAAGACCGCCACCGATCTCGCCACCTCCATCATCGGCCCGTCCGGCACCATCCTGGGCACTCAGGCGTCACTGACCACTCCCGCTCTGCAAACCGGCAACTATGCCGCGTCGGCCAACCAGGTCATCCCCTGTGACGCGACTGCCGGCAGCTTCACCGTCACGCTGCCTGCCGCTGCGGTCATGGGCACCATCATCACCGTCAAGCTGATCAACACCGTCGTGACGCACACCGTTACCGTGCAGTCCTCCGGTGGCGACTCGATCAACTCCGCCGGCACCACCCAGGCCGTCCTTCAACTCGTTGGTGAGTCCTTCGAGTTCGTCGCCACCGGTTCGGGCCTGTGGTACCTCTATGGCGGCCAGAAGAGCCTCTCTTCGCTGGACACGCGCTACATGGCGGCGTCCGGCTCCCCGAACTTCGTCACCCAGTTCGTGAAGGTCGGGCCGACCCCCTACTCCTTCACGCCGGTAGGTTCGGGATCGGCCTACTACATCATCGACAAGACCGGTTCGGGCAACGACGCGTCCCTGCTGATCCGGGACACCGGGGTCGCCATCTTCGAAGTCGGCGCCGCCGCCGATGATCAGTTCCACATCAAGGCCGTCACCAGTTCCGGAACCGTGTTCACCGATGCGATCATCGTCGAGAACGCGACGGCCTATGTCTACATCCCCAAGCAGCTCGGCGTGGGCACGATCCCCGTCTATCCGTTCCACCTGGCCTCGGCCGCCGGCAGTGGTGCCCGCACCGTTGCCCGGTTCGAGAACACCAGTGGGGCCGGCGCGGGTCTGGAGTTCAAGGGCGATGCCGGCTCAGGTACGCCTGACTGGTTCATGGGCACTGATATCGGCCTGACCGGTGCCAACAACTTCGGGATCTCCGACCTGGTGGCGGGCTATCCGCCCAGGCTCGCGATCGATACCTCCGGCAATGTAGCGATCGGCAGCGACGCCCCCGGCGCGAAGCTCGACATCAACGGCGCGCTCACCATCCGGGGCGACAACAGCCTCAGCCCGTTCAAACTGCGCGGGCTGAAAACCACCACCGGCGCCCCGACCACCGGCACCTGGGCCTTGGATGACCTTGTCATCGACTCTTCCGGCGCCTCCTGGCTGTGCACCACGGCCGGCACTCCCGGTACCTGGTCGGCCGGCGGGGGCGGGGCGCTGTGGTGGTTCGGCACCGGCGCTCCGGTTACCGTGGCCGGATCCAAGGTAGGCGACGTCTACATGGACACCAACACCGGGAATACCTATCAATTGAGTTGATCTCCGAAGAGAAACGGGAACCTCATGGGCTGGAACCAAGTGGCCTCGTTGGCTCGGAAGAGCTTGACGAACGCCGCCTCCCAATCGCTGGTCGCCTGGACCGGCGACCCCACGATGATGAACACCAGCTACACCTCGCCAGGCACCGGCAAGTGCCTGGCGGTGCGCGCCTACGTCGACAATCCGGTCACTATCGCCACCTTCTACTGCTACACGCTGGTGAGTGGTTCGGGGCTGTCCAACTGCTACATCGGCCTCTACAACGCCACCGGTACCTTGCTCGGCCACACCAACGACATCTCTGCCTCACTGGACGGGACTGCCGGCCAGATCACCGCCTCGGCCGCGTCCCCCATCACCGGCTTGACCTTCAACCAAGAGGTCAGGCTGGTCATCCTGTTCGGCGCCGGCACCACTCCCACCTTGCTGTCCAGTCGCGCCTATGGGGCGAACATGGGCCTTTCCAGCGATCTGCGATGGGAGTCCGGAGGTAGTGGGCTCACCTCGCTGCCCTCCAGCCTGCCGACTATGAGTTCGGCAGGCGCCGAACCGCCCTTCCTCGCGGTAGGTCCCTGATGACGTGGACCCTGACCGGCAACGCCCAGTACCAGCCGCTGTCGTTGCGTACTTCACTCAACAACAACCTGGTCGCCTGGAACGGTGACCCCGCCTTCGTGCCCGGATCGCCCGGCCTCTCGGCGGGATTCATCTACATGACCCGCGCCTACGTGGATCAGAGCCTCGCCGCGAACACCGCCTACATGGGCATCCTGACGGCCGGCACCGGCTGCACCAACTGCTTCATCGGGATCTATGACCCCGCCACCGGTAACCGGCTGGCCCAGACCGCCGACGTGTCCACCCAGATGATGACGGTGGCACTCCTCCAGGTCGCCCTGACGTCCACGCTGGCTGCCCAGGCTCTCAACCAGGAATTGTGGCTCGCGGTGCTCATGGGGGCCACCACCGGCACACCGACGATCGTGGGGCGCTCTCCCTACGGCAACAACATCGGCCAGTCCTCCGACTATCGCTTCCAGCTCTCCAGTACCGGCAGCCATACCTCACTGCCCTCCACGGTCCCCACCTTGGTTCCGGCCACGGCCAGCCAGGCCATGCCGTTCATTGGCATCGGGCCCTGACATGCATCACCTGATCAGCACCGTCGGGCTGTGGTTCGAGTGGTGGACCGGCATCATTAACATCTTTTGGTATAATCTTTGGTCGGGATTTGTTGGTGACTTGACCGAATGGGTTACCGTCGGCGCCGGGTTCGGGCTCCTTTACCGACACTTCAACTGCCACACGGACGGGTGCAAGCACCTTGCGTTCCGCCACATCGTGGATCCGGACTCCGGCGAACACCTGCGGCTCTGTCGCCAACACCACCCACGTAAGAGCATCACTCCCGAGCACATCGCGGATGTTGCCCACCGGATCCACTTGCGTAGTCAACCGCCTCCGGAAACTCCCTGAACGACCTCTTGGTGGAGTCAGGGCCTCACGCTAGTGTTCTGCCGTCACACGCTCTCTGGATGTCAGGAAGCTCCTGACACATTCCCATCCCCCGTGGAGAGGTCCATTCATGAAGAAGTACGTCGTCGCCGTCATGGCGATCGTCGCCATGCTGCTGGCGGGTGGTTACGTCGCCGCCAATGCCGGCCCCAGTGACGTGCCCAGTTCGCCTGCCGGCAACTACCACAGTCTCGCCACCCCGCAGCGGCTCCTGGACACCCGCACTCCGGCTGCCCAGACGCTCAGCAGTGGTGCCTCCCTGAACGTCACGGTCGCGGGCAAGGTGGGAGTCCCCGTCGATGCCACTGCGGTGGTCCTGAACGTCACCGTCGCCGACTCCACCATCGGCGGCTATCTGTCCGTGGTGCCCTCCGGTGTGGATCCGACCGGCACCTCCACGGTGAACTGGCCCAGCGCCGGAGCCTTGCTCTCCAACCAGGCCACCGTGGACCTGCCGGCCAACGGCAACGTCACGGTGTACAACCGGGCCGGCGACACCGATGTCGTTCTGGACGTGGTTGGCTACTTCACCCCTGCCGAAGCTGCCGGTACGGGTCCTGCGGGTCCTGCGGGGCCACAAGGAGCCAAGGGTGATACCGGCCCGGCCGGACCCCAGGGGGCGCCAGCCGTCAACACGTTCGGCGTAGGCCAGCTCTGGATCAACACGAAGTTCGGATTGACCCAGTGGGCCCAGTACGAAACCACCGAGGCCGGTGCGCCGGGTGGCGATCAGGCCAGTGGTGAGTTCCGGTTCACCTGCACCCTGACGGATGGCTGTGACCTGTCGCTGAAGGCGTACTCCACCGGCGACGGCTACACCGTGTACCCGCGCATCGTGCTGGAGAAGGAAGACAACACCACCGGTGCGAAGCTGACCTGCGAATATGCGGACGGCACCAACAACGAGGGTGGCACGCAGGATCTGACCGATACGGCCGCCACGGTGCTGATGGGCATCGGATCCACCGCTGACTGTGGGAGCACCGTGCAGACCGGCACCCCCGCCGACGGCGTGGATCACATCAACGTCCCCGGTTCGACGGGACAGGGCATCCACTACGACGCGAACATCACGCTGACCTTCGCGAAAGCTGCTGCCTGATAGTTCCCGAGGGGGAGCATTCGATGAGGGTGCTCCCCCTCGGGGTCACTTCCGAGGAGCCCTAAGATGATCATAATGACGACTCGCCAGTTTCTACTCCGGGCGGCCTTGGTCGCCCTGTCCTTGTCCACGCTGCTGGGGGTCGGGGCCATGTGGGCCCAGGCCAACCACCTGATTCCTTGACCTCTTGGTGGACTCGGGGCATCGAGCTATCCTGGTTTTTGTCACCAGCTCCACTGCCCCGGAGGCACCCATGTCGAATCTCACTCTCGACCTGATCCGCAACTCCATGGTCGGCACTCCCGGCTACATCCCCTCCACCGAGGCTCTCCCCACCACGTCGCGTCCCGCCCCGGCCCGCCGGCAGCTTGACCACGGCGCTTATTCCCCGAGGATCGCCATGAGCCGCCCCTCCGAACCTCAGATGGACCTGCTGAAGGGGCTGCTCGCCCAGATCGCTGAATTGGATCAGGAGGTGGCTGATGTCGAGCGTGACCTCCTCAACGCCCTGTACTTCGACAACAAGCTCACCCCCGGCTGGGGCAATGGCGCTTCCCAGCGCATCGATCATCTGAAGAGCATCAAGACGACCCTGACCAACTCTCGCAAGACTCACTCCGCCCAGCTCGATCGTCCCATCGTTCCTGTGGGTAGATATGCCGTCACCGCCATCGAAGGCCACACCGCGTTCTACTCGGTCGAGGTCAACGACGGCGGCTTCTACACCGTCTACCTTCAGGTCTCCGACGACTTCCAGAAGCTGTCCTGGGCCACCTCGCTGACCGTACTTCGCCAGGTCGAGAGCGACGGCCCTCTGGATGCCGCTAAACGTTACGGCCGTGAGTTGGGCGAGTGCCCGAGGTGTCACCACACTTTGACCAACCCAGCGTCGATCGCCGCCGGGATTGGCCCAAAGTGCGCTACCAAATACGGCGCGTAGTTATCCACAGGTGGGGATGAGGGTGTGGATAACACTCTACTCAGAGTGGGTGCCGAACTATTTTGGTACCCACTCTGCCGCCGATCTCTTTGGATGGTAAGAAGGCGCATGTTCATCATGGTGGATCACGCCCCGGACCCCGGCGTGTCACTTGGTCGCATTGGCCTGATCATCACATCATGAAGCATTCATTTCATATCGTCCCCCGTACCTGAAAGGACACTCCGTGGTTGACCAAATCACAACGCGCCGCTTGGACGACTTGCACGCGCTCAACAACGAGAATGTCGAGGCCGACCAGCGGTATAGCTTCACTTTCGACGGCGCACCGCTCCAACTCGACCTGACGTCAGAGAACGCGACCGAGTTCGAGCGTGTGCTACGGCCTTACCTGGATGCGGCCACTCCCGTGCAGAAGGCCGCCACCGCGACGATCACGCCCAAGTCCAAGATCTCCTCCACGCGGCCCGCCGGCACGGGCGCCCGGAAGATCTCCAAGGCCACGGCGGCACAGATCCGTCAGTGGGCACTGGACAACGGCATGGTCTTGAAGCAGCAAGGTCCGCTGCCTCGGGACGTCAAGGAGAAGTACGCGGCAGCTCAGGGCATCAGCGTCGACGAGCTGCACTGATGGAGAGGCCCCGGAGCGCGTCATCCCCATGCGCGGCTCCGGGGCCCTGCATCTCATTCCCACACGCTTTCCCGACAGACGCTCCCGTCGGTACTCGCCTCGCGAGACACCCCTCACGAGGAAAGGATCACGCAGCGCGGACTGTACCCGAGGACAAGATCTGCTCGCAAACGACCCACCCTCATCCCCCAAGGACACCCATGGCCACGATTGTTTCCGTCCCCCGCAGCTCCACCTTGACGGTCGACGACGAATGTCCACATGGCATGTCCGATCCCAGCTGGTGCCACCAGTGTCGGAATGCTCGCTCTGGTGGTGTACGAGTCCAAGTGCAGACCGATGGGGGCCGTTGCTGGAATTGCGGTGGCTACCTCCACAAAGGTGACATCATCACCCATGTGGAAGGCCATATCGAATGCAGTGACTGCCGTTAGGAAGATCAACTCATACTTGCACCGGGGCAATTCCTACGGAATACCCCACTGGCAATTGGAGGGCGAACCCATGCGACGTTGCTCTGTGTGTGGCGGTCTTCACGCGCGAGGGCTCAAGCAGCCTTACTGCATGAAGTGTCACGCCGCTTACATGCGCGAATGGCGCAAGACCCACCCTCCGTCAGCGGCTGAGCGATTCAGGTCGAATTGTCGGAGCTACACCCGGGTACTGATCAAGCGGGGGCACCTCAAGGTCGAGCCATGTGAGGAGTGTGGTGGGCCCTTGGTTCAGGCGCATCATTCGGATTACACCAACCCGAGGCTCGTTACCTGGCTGTGCACGAGACACCACATCGCTCTTCACCAGCGCCTACGCGCTCAACAACAGCTCATCGAGGAGATGTAGTGGATCCAAATTCGATCAATGCCTATCCTGGGACGTCAGGGCAGATCGACACCAATGCCCTGGACACGCCTGAGGTGCCGCTGCCAGTGCTGCCCTGCGCCCGTACCGGCTGTACGGAGGACGGCACACTCATGGCCAAGGTCTCCGGTGCCCCGGAGTACACCTTCTGGTGTGTCGCTCACGTGCCGGCACCGCCTATCCTCACCCCTCCGGCCAGCCAGTCATGAGCGGCAACGTCTATGTCTGCCTCGGCCACAGCGACTTCGTCCTGAGCGCCCGGCAGCGCACCATCGAGGCCCTCAACGCGACCGTGGTGCTCGACTTCGGCCCGGATGACGAGCTGATCGGCGTTGAGGTGCTCGACGCGGTACGGGTCGCCTGGAACGGCAAGACGATGCCACTGCCGGGAGGTGAGGAATGCTCGACGACCGAGACCGACTCATCGCCATCCTGATCCGCAAGCTCGGTGGCCGGGTCGAAGTCGGCGACAAAGAGCTGCTCGACGTTGACCACTACACCATGGTTACCCGGGAAGATATCTTCACCAACGTCACCGTCTACACCGTCCAGTACCCCGACGACGACCAGCAGCCGACCTCGCCCGTGCATGTCGAGCCTAAGCAGCTGATCGCCGCACTCATGGACTATGCCCGCGAGGTCGACCTCACCTTCTCGCGCGACTATCTCGAAACGCAGATGGAGCGCTATGCGGTCGAGGTCACCGATAACCATGTTGCCACTGGTATCCCACATCGCCCTGGGCGGATGGCCCCGGCCGTCCGGATCCGCATGTGGGAAAAGCGTGGCAAACAGCCACCCAGCAAGTTCAACACTCCGCCACCACCTATCTCCCCTGTCCAGGCCCAGGCCACCCGTCTGTCCCCTCTTGAACTCGAAGGATCGACCGATGACTGAGCGCCGCGCCTTCCGTGAGAAGTACCAAAACCAGGTCGCTGAGCTGGGAGAAGGTGAAGATCCCCCCGCTGACGAAGGGGAGATCGAGCAGGCCCGGCGCCTGATCCAGGACGATGCCCAAGGCTTCACCGTCAACGAGCACGACCTCATGAAGGCTCGGGTCCTCGTGGAGCGTTACGAGACCCAACTTGCTCTCATTCGCCGGGTGCAGTTGCGGGTCTGTGAGTACTCCACCTCAGTGGTCGACGCGGTGGAGGTGATGGAATGCCTCGGCATCGCCCCGAAGCAGGCAGTACTGCCCACCAAGGTCTTCTTCTCGCCGGCCACGATGCTCGACTCGTCCGTGGCGAAGCATCATGTCTGAACGAAGAACCGTGGTCCTCACCGGAGGACCCATCCTCGTCTTGGTGCCGCACCTCGTGCTGGCCGAGCAGATCGCCCGCCATGACGAACTCGGCGACTGCTCGATCTGTCGGGGCACCGGCACCGTCGTGATCCTCATGTGCCTCGCCGGAGAGCCCCACACTCCGGTCAAGGCATGCCCGCCCTGCGCCGGCACCGGCTGGCTCGATCAGGTCGAACGCACACCCCACGTCCCACCCGTTCAGCATCACCTCCCCACCCTGATAGAAGGTGCATCCCCATGCTTCTCTCGCTCGCCCTGACCCTGACCATCCTGGCTCTCGTCGTGCTGCTCCTCGGTAGCTGCGGGTATTGGACCCCCGATACCCTGCGTCACATGAAGATCTCCCTTGCCCACCTGGGCACCCGCGTCACCGCCCTGTTTCGGCGTCTCTCGGCGACCACTGACGAAGCCCCCTGTGCCTGCCTGGCCTGCCACCACTTCGTAGGTGTCGACCTGTCAGTGCGCTCCAAGCACAAACTGCTCCCGCGCCTGGCTGGTGAGGCCGCTGAAGGGCTGGCCGCTGAGATCGAAGAGTTCCTGGGGGCTGCCACGTGAGCAAGCGCAAAAACAACGAGATCATGAAGTTGTATGGAGTCGACATTCCGGCGTGGAGAGATCCCGTGGATGAAGAAGAGCACCCGCTGCCTGACGTGCTCACCACGCTCCTGCGCCTGCATGCTGCCCTGACCAATCAGGTGTGCGCCCTGCCGGCGCTCAACCGGGCTGTGGAGGCCGTCAGTGACTAACGAGCCGCCTGCACTTCGTCCCATCGATTCCGCTGACCTCGTTGACCTCATTGACGTCCTTGCCGCCATGAAGGTGGACATGGACCAAGCAGAGCACGAGGCGCAACGCAGCTTCCTGCTCGATGTGCTCGCCGCTGACCCTGACTGTCCGGTCTGCGGGCGTAAGGGCATCCCTGTCGCCGATGACCGAGGTATCTCCTACCACCACGACGGACGCGCCTTCCACTGTCGTGTCACCCCGAAGCTTCTGGAGCGCCCATGAGTATTTTGTACCGCCCCTACACGATCACCATGCATCTTTCAGGGATGGATAGCGTCACCACCCAGACCGCCGACGACAGCGCTCAGGCCGCCAAGGCCGTTGCCCTGATCCAGCAGGCCATGTCTCGGTCAGGCAATGCGATGTTGGCGAACTACATGAAGAACATGAACGTCATCATCCGAGCCGAGAACATCATCATGGTGATATGCGAGCCCGCGCTCACCCTCGCCGATGTCGAGGCCGCTGAGAGGGAGTTGGCGCATGAGCTACGTGACTGATCTGACCATGATCTTCCCGAACAGGGAGGACGCCAAGCGGTTTGAAGCCCTCTACCGCGACGAGACCAGTTATGGTCTCGTACCGTTGGCGTCTGAAGGCAGCAACACGCCCGGCAATTACGTCTATACCTTCGGATTGAACTACATCACTCGTTTCCCGGAGCTGATGGAAGCCCTGGAGCGTGGGCCCTGGGCACGCGGCACCGTCCTTTACATCTGTCACGCGGGAAGCGATCCGGAGATCACCGTCTTCGGCCCGGTCGTCGGTATGCCTGAACCGAACGGCGGTGAGAATGACCTATCCGTCTGAGTAAGCTGACATGCGTGTCCCCCCTCCCCGACGTGTCAGCCGCGCACTGCCTTGACGAGGTCGAAGCTAGCCACGACGAGCTGCTGCTGGCCCGCAGGAGCGTCGAGAGCGCCGAGTATGCCCTTGTCAAGGCAATCACCCTTGCGGTCAACCATCACTCCTCCTGGGCAGCGATAGCGACCGCCATGGGCATCCGCCGGCAGACCGCCTGGGATTGGTATCAGCGTCACCACAACCCCACATCTTGAGGAGCGTCACCACCATGAAGATCTTCGACGAGGACGACTTCGTCCAGCAGATCAGCAATGCCGGCGAAGCGTTCGCCAACGACCTCAACGACGAGATAGAGGGCAAGTTCGGCTTCTCCGTCGGCGACTACGACGAGGACGTGGACGCCTACTCGGTCACCGCGTCCTGGGAGCCGTGTCTGGACGAGGACGAAGAGGTCGAAGGTCGGGATGGCGACTACGGGCCTGTGCAGAAGCAGCGCTTCTGGCTGGTACCGATGTCCCCCGACCAGGTCAACAAGCCGTCGGTCGACGTCTCTGAGGGTGCTCAGGTATGAAGATCACCCTGACCATCCAGGACGACGTGGACAACAAGAACCGGGCCGCCTGGTTTGTCGAAGAGACGCGCGCGAGTGCCACGTTCTCGTTCATGTCCGAGGACGGCGACGATGTCGAGGTACAGATCGACGACGTGAGCATCCAGTGGTGGTAGGAGATGCCTTGGTCGGCTCGGGGTTCACCGGTAGTCTCCGGGGTGTCACCAACCACCGCACACCCCGGAGGCCACCGTGCCGATGCTCACCCTCTCGCGCTATGCCCACCACGACGACGACGAGCATGATGCTCGCCTGAACGGCTTCGAGGCTGGCTGGTCTCACGCCAACTACGTCGAGGCGTATGGCTGGAGTGCGGACTCCCAGATGCCTGACCGCTACCGCAGGGTGTCCGGTGTGTGGCGCGACGCCTACCAGGAGGGCAAGGACGAGTTCGAGGCTCAGACCGAGAACGAGGAGATCTACGGGCACGACTGGCGTGGCTGAGTGTGTCCCCTCGCAAGAAGCTCGCCGGCCGCCCACGGTGCACTCCGTGTGGCGGCCTTGCGATATTCCCTGACCGGATCGCCGCCGAGTTCCAGGGTGTCTTCTGGGGCCTCCGGGCCTACCCGTGCCCGCACCGTCGCAATCGCTGGCACCTGACCAGCGTCCCCGAGGAGGACCAGCAGTGACGATCCGACAGAGCCTTCAGAACAGCCCGATGCGAGCGAGTCTGCGTGAGCGAGACGCCATCCTGCGCATGATCGTGGGCGCGATCGAACCCATCACCGATCGACGAGTGTTCGACCCGATCATCGACCTGATCCAGAACCACCCTGGCCACCCGTTCCTCGAAGACGACGGGGTGGCGCTCATCCTGCGCTGCCAGAACCCCGACTGCTACCCCACCACGTGGCCCTGTCGTCCCCTGCGGGACTTGGCCGGCCGTTTGCGCGTGAGGTTGCCGTGACAAGCAGTGACACCCTCGAACGAAAGGGTTGATCCCGTGACCGCAGCGCTGACCCATTCACCGTTCTGGCGTCGTCCCGAGCGCGATGCACACCGCGAAGCACATCCACGCACCCTCATGCCGCGCGAGGAGGCCCTGGAGCGACTGGAGGGCCTCCGGCAGGCCGTCCGGTTCTTCGTACCCTGCCAGTACCGGGCCGGGTATACAGACGTGATCGGCGCTCCCTGTTCGCACTGCGGTCACACCGACTTTGCGCATGGAGGAGTTCACCAGCCCGACGTGCCGGCCTTCTGCATGGCCTGCGCCCTGCTGATCACCTGGCTGGAGATGAACTCATGATCAGTACTGATAAGCAGGACGCACAGTACGCTCGGGGCTCTGACCAGCGTCAGGCCACCGAGACGGGTCTGACCTCACCCGAGGAGCGACCATGACGGATGTCGAGGGCCGGACTCTGACCTTGCATCTTCCCACCGGCCCCACGCTGGTGTTCGACACCGACGAGCGCACGCTGACCGTGACCTCCCGCACCCCCGTTTCCTCGCAGGAGATCCGCGTCAACCTCACCGACAGCGCGCTGCGGTCGCTGACCAGTGCACTGACCGAGGGTGTGCGTTTGGCGGATGAGCATCGTGACCAGCTGCGGTGGGCCATGCAGGAGAAGCGAGCCGATGAGCACGCAACCAGGTACGAGAGGGAGGCCTTCATGGTCTTCACCCACGCTCGGCCGCTCGGCGACGACATCCCCCAGCGGATGGAGACGATCATTCACCGGCGCACCTGTCTGGCCGCTCCTGCCATCTCTGAAGCCGTCACCGCGCAGGACGTGAGTGACTTGGTCCGTCGGCATGCTGGCACGGTCACGCATCTGGTCGAGTTCCATATCGGCTGCTTCATGAACCCTGATGAAGGCACCACCGTCACCGTGTTCGACGCCGGTATGACGTCGTCGGCCCTGCTCCATGAACACCTGGCGCGCATAGAGCAAGAGCACATTGCCCAAGTACGTGCCGCCAGGGGACGCAAGATCACCAGCGTGCCCAACGTCAACGGCCTGGATGACTCTCTCGACGAGACCGTGGTCGGGCACGACGGTAAGTACCTGCCCACTACCCCCGACGGCAAGAGGTCGAAGGTGCAAGCCTCGGCGTTCGACACTCTCGGCGACGATGTGCCTGAAGCGATGGACGCCCGGCTCGACGACTCCGTCACGCTGTCGTAACCCCCGCCTTCCTACCCCTTGGTGGTGTCAGGGCTTCGCGATAGTCTCTGAGGTGTCACCAGCTCTACTTCCTCGGGAGTCATCATGACCATTGCTCAACGTCGCGGCATCGCCCACTACGCCGGCAGGGACATCCCCGCTCCCCGCGCGAACACCGTGGCCTTCCTCGCCCGGCTCGATTACATCCGCAAGAACCGCACCACCGGCGCATACGCACTGACGACCCTGGGCCGTGAGCTGTCCCTGCTCGCCGGCTTCTTCGAGGAAATCTGATCATGGCGACCATTCCTCGTGCTCGGCTGGTGCAGATCACTACCGCTGAACTGATCGAACAGTACAACTTCGCGATCAGTAGCCATGCGGGTCGGAACACCAATTTTTCTCCTCGACAGCAGCGGATCAACTACATCGTTGACTTGCTCTCGGCTCGTGCCGACAACGATGACGCAGCGGCCGTCCAGTGGTTTGAGGAGACGTGATCATGAAAGACAATGAGTCCGTGCGTGGAGGAGACCGGTTTCACTCTTGGATTCGTACCGAAAGAACTGTTCTATTCCGCCAGCAATGCGATGAAGGACTGATCATGAATTTCTTCGAGCACCGGTATGTCAACATCGACGTAGCGGCCAACCAGATCACCCTCGCCCCGAAGCCGGGCACGATCCGCAAGCGTGTGCTGCCGCTGGTGGTGGCCGATCCTCTCCAGTACGCCACCGCCACCCTGGACGACCCAGGCGCCGTCAAGCGCGGTTTCACCCTCACCACGGGCATGATCGGTCGCAACAAGGACAAGGGCAGCGTGTTCCTCACCGTCATGATCGGGCAACGCGCCGAGGTGGTGGAGATCCCCCGCAAGTACGGTGCGCAAGCCCGCGAGGCCGTGGCCACCATCAACGCAGTGGGAAGGTAGATCATGAGCAACGAGCCGCATCTGTACGTCTCGCCTGAGGTGCGCACAAGTCAGCGTGTCTGTGCTGAGTGCGGGCTTCCTGAGGACACTCCCCTCCATCACGTCGTGTCTGCGGGTTGGTGCCAGTGGGACGACGAGGATCACGACTGGACCCCGGGCGATATGGAGTGCCGGCGCTGCGGTGCTGACCTGTCCGAGTGGAACGAGGAGTCCTGATGGGTGGTCGGATCGTTTATCACGCACCCCGGTGGATTCCTGCTGAGCTACGAGTGGATGCCGAGGGCAACACCAAGCCTGGCTTCATCTGCATGCATGAGTTGGAGAATGGCAGTGGTCCATGCGGTAGCAATGTTTTCGCCCCCGAAGATGGGATTGACGATCATTCCTGCTTTTGTGAGACGTTCTGGCCGTATCTCGCCGAGGACCACCGATACCTTCCCCACGATGATCTGCTGAGGTTCAACAGTCTTCGGGGGCATCTGACCATCCCCTATGCCGAGCTGCTCGCCGTCCTCGGCCAACCTCACCACGTTCTGGAGGGCGACAAGGTTCGGGTCAGGTGGGCGTTCGACACTCCGTTCGGGCCCGTCACGATCTACGACTGGAAGAGCAACCTGCCCGTCGAGAGGGTTGTTGACTGGAGCTTCGGTGGCCGTGACTACGACGCGGTTCAGACGTTTGGTGCGTACTACGGCTGGAAAGTGTATGACTCTGACTCTTCTCTCAGCTGGTGAAAGGTATTTCGATGAGCAAGCCAAGCAAGCCACGCAAGCTGTGGGCAACCAAGTACGTCATCCCGGGCGCCCCCTATCTCCGACACCCTTCCGAGGCGGCCGTGTGGCGCTCCGTGAATGACGAGCGCGCCCGCTGGAAGAGCGGCATCCTGCGCACTCGGCACCTGACCGTGTACGTGGACGAGCGGGACGGCCAAGGCTGGCAGATCTACGCCATGGTCGACCTGAATGAGGAGATCGGATGAGCGACGTGGCAGATGACAAGGAGTTCCAACAGCGGGTAGTGCGCTACCTGCTGCCAGGTGACGTGCAGGCCCTCCTGCGCTTCGCCGAGTTGATGGAATCGATCAATGGCGCGGCAACCCGTTCCAAGGAGGGCCGCTTCCTCTCTCGGTTGGTCGCCGGCACCGGTACGGGGATAGCTGGACGGCTCGCCACCGACGCGGCCAGGATCCTGAACAGCTCGGCGCAGCGGCCATGACCCCCGAAGATCGCGCACGAGCAGACATCGTCGACTACTGCTTGACCAAACGTGACCGCTGGCACGGGTATGACGCGATACCCGGACAGATCGATCACGATCTCGCGAACGCGTACGCATCTGTCGCGGAGGCCCTGACCGAGCAGCAGCCCGAACCGGTGAGCGAAGACCACGTGCGCATGTTCATTCAGGACTGCGCAGAGGACGCAGACCTCAACACGGATGGCGACGACGCGGAAGCGCTCGCGGTCGCTTTCACGAACCGCTACATCATCACCCGCAAGCCGCAGGGAGACGCCTGATGTCTGAACCGACCGACGACTGGGACACCCCCGAATGCGGTGGTGAACCCGTCGAGCAGCAGCTCGAATCGGTGAGCGAAGACGATCTCACTGCCCAGATCACTTACGAGATTGCCGGATGGATCGACATCGACACGGCGCAGCGGCTCGCGCGTGGGCTTCAGCGGTGCTTCCACATCACTGCTCGCCCTGTGGCTTCCCCGACCGAGGAGACGAAGTGAAGGAGCACCGGTCAATGGGCGCAGCAGTCGGTTCCGCAATGGAGGCCAACGCGCGACGCGCCGCCGAAGTTCCCGTCCCGTCTGTCCCTGTGGAGTCCGGAGACACCACCAGCTACCGGGCGCGGCTCACGTCGAAGCTGTCCGTCGAGTTCTTGCTGCGGCACATCGATGATGTCACCCAGCTCGTAGACGCCGTGCTCGCTGTCCGAGACACCGAGCTGGAATACCACCTGAGCGGTGAGTTCGATGAGTGATTACCGGGAGCAGGTCGCGCGAGCGCTGGCCGAGAAGTTCACCCCCGACTACCAGAGCAACCCGAAGTTCGACCGCAAGCGAGAGCGCGCGTGGTTCGACGCAGGCAATGCAGACGAGGAGCCCGCGAACTCCGAGTACATGCCGATGCCTATGTCCGAGCGGGTTCGGCTCGATCTGATGGTGACATTCACCGCCGCAGATGGTCACCTTTCCATCCGTCCGGCCAGGATTCGCGAAGCCGTTGAGGTGATCGCAGCCGTCCGGGACGCCGAGCTGGAACGGCTACGGGCGATCATGAGTCTGTCGTCGACCGACCAGCAGTACTACCCCGGAACACCGGCACACGCCGTAATGACTGAGCTGGAACAGCTACGGGCCGAGTACGCCGTGGCACATGAGGCAGTTTGCACTATCCCCGGCTATCAGCGGGACATTGAGCGGTTGCGTGCTGAGCTGACCGGCCTGCGGGCTGAGCATGCGCAGATGCTTGCCGACGCCCAGGGCAACGACGAGGCCCACCTCGCCGACGCGACGGCTGTGGCCGAGGAGAACGGGCGCCTGCGTGCCGAGTTGGCCACGATCGATCGAGGCAAGGTGGATGCGATCACTGATGCCGTAGCCAGCTGGCAGCAGCGTGTGGTGTCACTGAAGGCCGAGTTGGCTGGGCTGCGGGAGCGAGCCGTGTTGCTGCCCGAGGACTGGTCCGGCTGTATCCGGGACTGCGTGAACCAGCCGACCGCGAACCGGTTGGTGGCGCTGATCGAGTCGTGGCGTCCTTCCGAGTCTGCACCCTCCGGCTGGCCGTGCAAGTGCGGCACCGACGAAGAGGGCCGGATCGTTGGCGGACGCAACGGCTACGACGAGCTGGCTGACCGTATCGAGCAGGGAGACGGCAAATGAGCGACACCGTGATGCTCCACTGGTCGGCCAACAGCATCAGTCAGGCCGACGAGGAAGAGGACTCCGGCATCCCGGTCGCCGAGTGGAAACAGATGACCGACGACGAGAAGGAAGCGGTCCTGATGGATTGGGTACACGAGCGCGTCAGCATGTGGACGGAACCGGAATGAGCGACGAGGAGACGTCCCCCGCGACCTGGGAGGGCGGCCACGCTCTCGTCATCGAGTACGGCGACTGCGATTTTTTCGCCCGCTGCCAGTGCAACGTCGACTTCGGTTCGGCTCGACCAGACCAGGGCTGGGACGCGTTCGGTACGGCCTGGGAGAAGCACGTCATGACGGAGGTACAACCATGAGCGACCGAGACGAACTGGACGAGTTGCGCGGCCTGCTCTGGATAGAGTTGCAGGATATCGCAGCCAAGCAGGAAGACATCCCTGACGACGTGTACTGGCTGAACCTCGCGGCCGCTGCTGCGAACGCGGTCCGCAAAGCTGGTTGGCGTCGGTCCGCCGTGACCCCAGAACAGCTACTAGCAGTGGTGCAGATCCTCGACGACGTGCCCGCCGTGCGCTTTCCTGAGACGTGGATGCGAAAGGCACGGGACATCGCTCGCGCGTTCAGGTTGGAGGTTCCCAGTGAGTGATCGAGACGACCTTGAGCGATCGCTATCACGCATGGTCAAGGCAGCCCGCGAGGAGGAGTGGACCGACAACCGCATCATGCTTGCCTCAGCGGCGTTCATGACGCGCGTCGACGTGTTGCGGCCCACCGTGACCCCAGAACAGGTCGAGGCGGCAGCGCAGGCATTGGCCAATCTCGACGGCGACCACTTCGAAGACTGCGGCGACATGTGGCAGCAGGCATACCGACGGAACGCCCGCGCCGTGTTCACTGCCGCTGGCCTGTCCGAGAACAAGAAGGAGAACTGATGGGTGTCATCCGTAAGACCGCATCCCTGTTCACCCTGGGCATCATCCGGCCCTCCAGCAAGAAGCAGCGGGTGGCCAAGAAGACCCTCCAGGCGCAACGCCGCACGGCAAACGCCACGGAGCGTCTGGCCAGCCATTACGAGCACGACTCGAATCTACGAGGCCGTCCCCATGAATGATCGAGCAGACCTGGAAAGGCTGATCTGGGAGGCGAGCAACCGCAATCCGTTCCCCGAGGCCGCAGACATCGCCGAGGTGCTGTGGGAGGACGGCTGGCGTCGACGTGAGGAAGGGAGAAGCGATGTGTCGGAGATCGAACGCCTGAGGGGGCAAGAGGCGCCCACTCAGCGGAAACCAACACCCTCTCAGGTGTGTTCATGTGGGGACTCACGTTGGGCGGCCATCGGTACCTGCCCACCTCGTGGCCATTCGGAGTACGCGCTGTGTCCTCAGCGGCGAACAATCGCAAGCTGATCAAGTCATGGGAGATGTCATGAACCACGTAGAGATCGAAACGCTCGTCGACGACCTGCGCGAAGCCAATGGTCAGGAGGTCGTGCTTGACATCCAGATCGGCGAACTGACCTACGAGCTGGGCCGCATAGTCAGGGTGAACCCACCCGAGGTCGAGCTGGTCGAGCTGCTGCGCTACCTCGCCGACGGCATTGAGGAGGTCGGAGCGGGATGAGCTTGGCGGTGTCAGGGCCTATCGCTACGATGGGTCCTGTCACCAGCTCCTGCTTCTCCCGGAGGTTCCCCATGTCGGACATCACCACTCGCCTCGTCCAGTCGGTCTATGACCACGCATTGGCCCACTACGAAGAGGGCTGGGACATGGTCGTGGAGACCATGGGCGAGGTGTGGATCGCCGAGATCGTCAAGGGGTGCCGCTCGGTCGACGGCGCGATCAAGCGCGTGTCGTATCACACCAACCTGTGGGTTGAGCGTCAGGCCAACGCCGGGGTTCCCGAGGCCATGCGCGAGCTGGAGCTGGGTCGCCAGGACATGCTGCGCGACCTGTCCGACGAGAGCGAATTCTCCCTGAACCTGCCGGCCGAGACTGATGACGGCGTCGTGTGTGGCGCTTGCACCTCGGACTCTCGTCGGTCCGGTAGCCGCTCCCAGGCCCGTCACGCCACTGTTGCGGCCGTTCGGCTCTGTGCCCAGCGCCGCGAAGAGTGTGCCGCCCAGGAGCAGGACGTCAACGCCGAGTACCAGATCGAGCTTGCCCACGAGCGTTACCTGGAGAACGGTGGCCGGCACGCCGAAGCCATCTCCGCCGACCTGGAGGACGAGCGTCGCCGCGAACAGGGCGCCTGGTAGTTCTCTCGTCAACAGCCCGAACCCCTTGGTCGACCAAGGGGTTCGGGCTAGTCTTCTTCTTGTCACCAGCTCTTCCCTCCCCCCTCAGGAGATCACCATGATCGGCACCTCCCTCGCGGCGATCAGCGGAGTCACCTACGACCACGGTCAGCCCCGGCCCGTCGCCGGCTTCCCGATTCGTCGCGGTGCCACCACCAGCACGGTCGTGTTCGTCGACCTCCTGGCCACCGACGGCACTATCGTCTACGGCGCGCAGGTTGACCCGTCCGAACTGAACGGCATCCAGGTCGTCCCGCTTCGCAGCAGCGCCACCGACGCACTTCTCTGGAAGGTTGCGATCGAGAACATCGGTGGCTGGGGGAACCGCAGCCTGGCCGAGCTGGCATACCGCGAGGCCGGCAAGTTGGTCCAACGGGAGATCGCCGAGCAGGTGGTCCGTTCCCGCCGTGCCCCGTCTACCAGCCTGATCGCCGAGGCAGCCCTGCGGAGCGATTCCTGAGCTGCTCTCTGATTGTGGGGACGGGGTCGAGCCAAGTGCTCGACCCCGTCCCGCTGTCTGTTCCGGCTGACAAGTGGGATGCTGCCCCCATGACTGATCCCGATCCAGATTCCGCCGCTCTGGCCGAGTCGGACATCGTCCTGACCGAAGACGGCGAAGAGGCACTGTCCGCTCGTGCCGCGCTCGACCTGGTCAAGTCCTTGGTTGAGCTGCTCCCGCTGGAGCGACAGGTCATCACCCTGACCCCGGTGCCGCCCATCCCCGACCCGGGCACCGGCTCGAACTATCGGGCCAGCCGACGACTGCTCATCCACCCCGATGAGAAGCCTCACGTGTTCAAGAGCCCCAAGGGCAAGTGGACCGTCGACTATCAAGCCAGGACCGACGCGCCTGTACCGCTCGCGGAGGGCGTCACGCTCACCTACATCAACAGCAAGCGGCACGGTCGGTCTCTCGTGCCTTACGACACCTGGGACTTGGCCTTGGGCGCCGCGAACAAGGATGTGGAAAGCCGCTTATGTGACTGGGTGGCCGTCAACGACGGGTTGATGGACTGACTGCTCCGGGGGCTTGGTGAAGACGGGGTTCTGGGGGACACTGAGTGCGTCACCAACACCGCATCGAGCACCTGGAGCACCGATGTATTCCGACCAGTTCGAGGGTGTGCACGAGCACACCAGCATCGCCTATGACGTGACATTCCCCGCTACCCCCGGACCCGGTGGCGAGTGGGTCGCACACTGGAAGACCTACCGCGCGCAGGCTGAGGATGCTCCCGAGACCTCGGTGGTCTACGACACCGCGATGTACAACACCTACACCTTCGTCACCCCGCAGGAGCGGCAGCGCTGGTGGCAGGTGGTGCGCAAGAACATCATCTGGTCTCGCGTGCCCCAGCCCGTGTCGGCCCGACACGGCTATCACGTCAAGGTGGCCAAGAGTTGGCTCGACTTGGCCGAGGTGACCACCTTCCCGGAAGGTAGTGCGGCATGATCGCAGGATTGAACACCCCCCTTGACTGGCTGGGGGCTTACAACATCACCGTCGTGTTGGCGCTTCCCGTGATGGTGTTCGTCATGCCTTCGAACCCCAAAGCATTGGCGTGGTTTCTCACCGCCTACTTCTGGCCGATGGTCCTGTTGTGGAGTGCGCTTCGTGTGCCGATCAGGGCCATTCGGCTGCGGAGGAAGTTCGTCCCCCGCCGGCAGGGAGTCAGTCATCTCGCTCGGCAACACCACGAGGACGACAGAGAAGGGATCGAGCGGCAGGAGTCGATCCGGTTCTGGCGGCTGTTGGTCATGACGGGCACGATCGTCGAGCAGAACCTGGCCAAGGACATGCTCACCCAGTTCTTCGAAGTGCCGATCGAGACGACGGCGTCACATGCCAGACCCCTCGATCGTGTAGACGCGGGTCGGTACCTACGCCTTTGTCCAGCTTGTAACGGTAGTGGCTCGTACGGAAGACGTCTCGGTCCACTTCTGTGCCCGGCCTGCAACGGTAGTGGTTCGTACGGGCTCGTACTGGAGTCCACCGTGCGGGAGGCCCGGGCCCCTTGGTGATGTCAGGGGCCCGCGATAGTCTCGTGGAGTCACCAACGTCCCACCTTCTCAAGGAGATCATGATGAGCGCTCCCGATCATCCGATGAGCAGCAGCTACGTCACCACCGGTGCCGGCCCCGAGGACATCGCCTGGGAAGAGACCGAAGAGGCGGCTGAATGTCGCACCGCCATGGCCGTAGGGAATGACCTCATGGCGCGCATGGCCCGGCAGGCACGCTCTCCGGGTGTCGCTCGGATGCTGGCCGACGGCATTTTCGTGGGTGAGCACCGGGCTTACCTCATCGCGGCCGACCCGTCCCTGCCTGACTCGGATGCCCTGCCCTCCGCAGCCATGCTCAACGGCGCCGTCGCCGACACCAGCCAGCCCTATCCCTGGGATGCGATCAAGGCCGAGAACGAGGCCCGGGCGGCTTTCCTGGTCGATCGCATCACCGACCTGATCGGAGAATGACGGTGACCCACTGGCACGTCCAGCGCCATGCCGAGGACGACGACGTCTTCGTGACTGAGGACTTCGTGGAGATCTTCCAGTACGCGGCCGAAGCGCTGGCCCTGCGGGCCGAGCATGAGTATGAGGGGGTCTCTGCTCACGGTGAGGCGGGCGCCTTCGAGCAGGCGTACCACGACTACCAGGCAGGTGAGCGTTACGCCCTCCTGTCCGACAATGCGGGGAATATTTACCGGCAGGGCGCCTCGCCGATCTTTGGACGTGCTCCGCTTTACCGAAATGAGAAACAGCAGGGGCCGCTCTGGCGTCAGGCCGCCGACGACTGCCTCAACGAGATCATCGAGCAGGGCCCGAAGGGCTTCGACATCTGGGACTGCGACGACCGTGATTGTGGAGGTGCGACGTCATGAGCGGACAGATTCAGATCGGAAACCTGCCCCCGGTGGGCATCATGGTGTCTATCGCGAACGGAAAGGTCGTCGCACAGGTCGGCCTGCACGATCTGGCCCTGTCCCTGCGGGACCTCGCGGCCGACTGTGACCGGCAGGAGGACGGCGGTGGTTTTACGGCCGAAGCGCTGGCCCTGCGGTCCGTGGCCGACGTCCTGGAGGATTGGCGACGGGTTGCCATCGGCGAGTGGATGGACAGGAACAAATCGTGATGCTTCCACTCGACTTTCCGAGCAATTGCCCAGGAGGCACTGCATGACCAAGCGCAAGCAGTCCGTCATGATCGCCGAATGCGATGGGTGCGGCAAGCGCTCCTACTTCGAGACGGCCGAGGACGAGCCGAGCGGCTACTACGGCAGCGCGCGGGCGGTCTATGAGAATGGCGGAAGTGGCACGCACACGTTCTATGCCTGCGCGTCGGCCTGTATCGAAGCGGCGATCGAGCACGTCACCAAGGTCATCGCCAGTGACTGAGAAGGGTAGTGAAGGATGACCACGGAGGCTGACCGAGCGTGTCCGCACGGCTTCGTCGAACGAACCAAATCGGGCCCCAGGGGCACATGGCAATACAAGTGCCCGTGCTGCCACAACCGTGTGGATCGCCTGACCAGAAAGTCATTGGCGCCGAAATGTCCGAACGGATGCGGAAGAACAGAACTGGTGCCGCCGCCAGAGATGCGCTGGTGACCGCCAGATGACCCTCGACCTTCACGCCTACTCGAACCTGCACTACGTCGGGCGGCACACCACCACGTTCTGTCGTGACGAGGACGCGGGTGGTGACCTCGTGCACCTCTTCGCGTTCACCAGTACGTCATCCCCGGACTCCGCCGACGGGCTGCCCGTGGAGAAGGGGGAACTGGACACGATCAACGGCCCTCACCCCTACCTGATCGCGGGCTGTTACGAGCGCACCAAGCCGCAATTCAGTACGGAATTCACCTACAGCGGCTACAGCTTGTGGCGCCACGACTTGGCTGATGTGTTCAACCCCTACCCGCCAGTGGAGGGCGAGAACATGATCGGGCGCGGTGACCCGGACAAGCCCTTCTTCGAGCTGCTCTGGTTCGCCGACAACGAGGGCTGTATCGGGCCTGTGGCGGCCGGAAGACTCGCCGAGGACTTCCGGGCCCACCGAGAGGAATACGTCGCCACCCAGGCGGCTAGGCCAGCGTCTGAGTGGCGAGCCGCGTGCGTGTCCTACTACGACGATTACACCCGACTCTGTGAGATCGCCACCGACGGTGGACTGATCGACTTCT